TTAGCTAATATACAATTTCTTATTCTCATTATCCCAAGTAACCCTATGACCCAATTCCTTTAGGACACTTACAGGAATATAGTTAGCATTATCCTTCATGAATCCTTCAACTACACTATTGTCCTTGGTCAGAATCATCTTTACTGTTTGCACTTCTTCATCATCCTTTATTGTTGATTGTGTTGTTTTCGTATCATCTTTTTTAACAGTATCGAAGATCCAATACTGTTTACACTCAGCACTAAATACTGATTCTTTAGATTTAACTTTTCCATCATCTTTGACTCCTTGGTCAACAAGGCCATCTGAACCATATCTTCTATTACTATGGTTGGGATCATAAACATCAATCCAGGCACCGTTGATGCCAACAAGAAGGATATAGTGTCCACCACCTGTAAAGTGACCTTTTTTCATGGAGGCGATAACCAATTTTCCTTTAGAAAGAGCAGTTTTGACCTCATTAAGCCCAGATGTTTGGGAACAGGTCAATCCGTGCTTTTCAGCGATGCTAGAGAAGAATCCCCAGGATGTTCCCTCATTACTTGTACGAAACCCATTTTCAATAGCGTATTTTGCTGCCATAGTAGGAAGAAGAACATTGTTGGTCAATGTACTAATAACCATTGCAGCGCTTGTGGGGCCACAAGCAGAAGCTCCTATAGTTTGTGTTGTGTCACCGCGACTGGAGTACATCGTATTTTTCCATTTTGGATTTTTTTGACTGTAATAAACTATTTCCTTCATTTAGACTATCTCCTTTTACAATTTATATGATATAATTTCTTTGGGACAACTTTACTGTGGATGCTCAAGCAGGGCGATACAATAATGTTGTCTTTTATTGTTCTGGTTTATCTTCATCTTTTGTTGCTGCTTCAGCCCTGTCCTTGAAAATTGTAAATATCTTTTTATAAATCGGAGGGATGTTAATTTTCATCCTTCCATAATTTTCAAATATACTGACTAATTCATTTGATATCCAAAAAACAATTGTGCCATTCATGACCAGATTCATATTTAGGGCTAAATCAATTCTATGGCCCAATAGAACCATTAACAGCATCATGCCTTTCTTTATCAATCCCCAAAATCCAATACTGCTTTTTAATCCTTTCCCAGATTTTAAACTTGCAACACAACCTGAAATATAATCAATCGCAAACATCAATAGTAATATTTCCAATAGTCCACTCCAACCTCCAAACGAATAGGACAAAATTGATCCTCCAGCACCTGATAACGCATAGAGAAAAGAGTAGTCTTTGTTCGCCAATAGTTTAAAATTAAAATCTTTCAATTTAGTTCCCCCAAAATAAAAGAGAGATGCCAAATGACACCTCTCTAGTTCCTTTAAAACATGATTACAAAATTTCTATTTCCCTTACCTCGAACACTAATATAGCTATTCAAGTCTGCAACGTTCCTTTTCTTAATCAGCATCTGTCCGACCAAATCGCTGTCTCCGGTAACTCTGGGTATCAAATACCCAAACAACTCAGGATTATTAACGGTCATTTCTCCATCAATCTGATTGACAGCTTTGATCATGAGTACACCAGACATTTCACTAATGTTCTTAACATCAATCATTGAATTTAAGTATTCTTTATCCTTAACATATATCTCACTCTCAACCTCTGAAGTATATGTAACGGTCAACATAGCATTCAAATCAGGACGAGAGTATCCAAAAGTAGAATCCATGTCCTCATAATATGGAACCTCAATAAGACCATCTAATCCACTATCACCTATGGCTCTAATTGTTAAAGTGGCATTCATATCTGGATGAGAATAGCCCAGTGTACTATCTACATCGTATCTGTCTGGAACTTGTAGAATCCCATCCATCTCTGTTTCAGCAATCCCTCTAATACTTATGAGACCAGCCAAATCTCTGACAGATACATCTATAGTTGAGTCTATAATGGACTCATATTCGGTTCTAACGGTTAGTACAGAATCCATATAACTATTTACCCTTGTATGGTCTGAGACTGTCAGCGTAGCGTTTAAGTCGGGCTGTGATACGGCTATGTATGAATCTAGATACTCATGCGCTGGAACATTAATAATACTTGCCAATGACATATTGGGATCAACAGTCAACCAAGAGTCTATATCTGGAATACTAATACCAATGCTTGAATCAATTTCAGTCATACTTCGAACGCCAACCGTTATCACTGATTCTAAATCAGTAAACTCTCGTCTCTGTACAGTCATCCTAGAGAATAAGTCTGGTTTAGAAATTGGCATATTACTTACGACATCACTATGCATAAAATCAGCAGAACGATGGACATATAAATAGGATTCCATATTATTGATCCCTACATCGCTATCTACAGTCAATCTAGCAGACAAATCACTATCGCCTTTACCATAAACAAATATTCCACACTCAAGTTCACTGCGTCCTATGCTAAATACCTGTGACGTAATGTAGTCAACAATTAATTGAGGAGGATAATCTGACTCCCGAGTAAATAATGTGTATCGAACATCATCACTAGTTGAGATAATAAACCCATAATTATCTAAAGTACCATCCTGCCATCTTTTAGCGATATCTTTAACATCAAATTCAACATATCGCTGAACAGTATTGATCGTGAATGTATCACTAAGCTTTTCAACTGATTGAGGTTTATTGGCATCGGTGATACCTAATTCTCGCCATATAGTATTGGGCTGATGTAATTCAATATTTGCTTCAGAATGTACATTTGTATAATATAATCTTAGCTTGGCTGATTCAATAAACTTTAAATCAGGAATAGATTCTACAAAATCAGCAAATTGTACAAATGCTCCAAATTCTTCATCTATGGTTTTACCAGTCAACATACTTCTAGTATCACCATAGTTTATTGTCCGTAAATCCTCACGACTTCTTGTAGTTGCATCAGCAATAGGAGGGAGAGTCACACTGACTTTGGGAGCGCCCATTAATTCAAACTTACCAAACATACGATTATGTGGTCTTACTTCAATTAACCCATCTATGTAGTTTGCAGCAATGGCTTCTATTTCTCCCTCAGCATCGCTATTGCCTCGATACATAATATCCATTGTTGCGTTAACATCGGCATATTTTTCAACTCTGACTTCGATGATACTTCTTAGGTCGTCACCAGTACTCTTTTTAACAATGAATTCAGCCTCTATATCATCTGTCATCGGACGATATAGTTTAAAACTCCCTGCCATTTGGTTAGAGAGTCTGTTTTTAATAGTGATAATACTACTTATTTCATCGATTTCATCCACTTACACACTTCCTTATCTCATTGTATTGAGATCATAAATCATACTGGATCTGCTTTAGCTCTTACTTCAAACTCACCATTGGCTGCTGGAGGAGCTTGAATGTCGGTTAAGATCCTAGTATAAAATTCAAATTCTTCATTCTCGTCAAAAAACATGTTAAACAGCAATGGGTCCTCTGGAGTGAACGGGAAGTTTGAACGAGACAATTCAATTTTAACTCCTTCAGGCAGTTTCTCCTTTTGGACTTCCAGGATTAGATTCTGAACCTGGATTCCTAGTTGGTTCTTCACAATCACCTTTTGCTCTAATGTGGTTTGACCAGCAATAACCACACCGAAATCCAGGTGTTTCAAGATTTCTCCAAATGAGTTTGATAGAAATTGACCTGTCTCATCCTTGAACATTATCCCAGAATACGTTCCAACAAAAGTTGTTTGCCAGAAATCGGTTTGACCCCAATAATCCTGGAACTCAACCTTTAATGTATTATCTTGTCCAAACACTACGTCCTTTTCAGAGATATTCAACCGAATATTTAAAGGGGAAGGCATCAACGGTGAGAAATCACCAGAGGCAGGATAGTAGGGATTACCATTTAAAATAACTCTGTATTGGACCCTACCTGTATCAGTATCATCTAAGGTTCCGACAATCTTATTACCCTGTAGAGCTATTTGAATCGTAGCCGTAGTGTTGAGCAAATAAAATGCCACATCGCTAAACTTAACATCCTGAGTAGGAGCTAACGAACTAACTTTGACATAATCCAGCTGCACATTTTCAGCACTATTATGAATGCTGTTATCCAGATAATAACCTAACCTATTTGCTCCAATTAAATCCTTTTCGGGTATCACATTTAATTCATCAACGCTCATTCCTTTTTTTCTGACAATAAGCAAATCAGCTTTATTAATTAATCTCCATTTGCCAAAACGATAAATTTTCCAAGTTGTACCTGAATCAAAACTTGTGATAAATCTCAATCTTGCATCGCCAATTTTGCTTGCCACAAATGACTTAACCGTACCATATGACGAAAAATCTGAAGGCTGAATAATAAGTTGTTCAAATGGTAATGCGCCATATTCCAAAGTTGGCTCATTACCCACAGCAATATCCTCATCATCTGTCCAGGTGACAACATCAAAATCTCCCACAATCTCATCGAGAGGGGAGTAGTTGGCTGTAACATTTAGATTAGCTGATGTTTTGGATGGATCGTCAGTGTAGTATAAAACATCTACAGTATCACCAAGTTCATCATATAGTGAGAATGGTTCGGTTTCTAAAGTTATAGTCGATTCTGATTGATTGGGATCATCGGTGTATTCAATTATTTTTATTTCTTTATCCTCCCATTCTTCTGCTAAAGTGAAGGGAGTGGTTTCAATATTAAATTGTGCTTCTGTTTTGGTTGAATCATCGGTGTAATAACACAGTTCAACGTTTCCTGTTAGTTGTGACCATGCGGATTCGGGTATAAGGCTTAATTGTTCGAGCGTATTCCCACTAATATAGTCGCTTTCTATGGGGTTAGTTGATATATTTTCCCAAGTATTTGTATACTTTTTGTATTGATTTTTATTAAAAACTAATACCTTTCTATTGTAGCTTACACCATCAAATCCAATAGAAATTAAATTCCCACCACCTTGCCTTATTGGTACAACATCAACACCACTTCCTCCATTACTCCAATATAGTCCATCTGATAAGGTCATGGATAAATCTCCACCAATGTCATAAGTGTAATTACCAACAGCAAGATTTGAATATCCAATAGGAGCGCCAATACTGAAAAAACAACCTATTAAATAATCTGTGTTTGCAATCAACTCTACAGGCGTCGTTAGAGGTAATCTATACCATCCCAATAGGAAACTTGATTCTATAGTTCCATTCCCTGTACCAATAACCTTTCCACTTAATTCGTATATTCTAGGCGTGACAATCGGGGCGTATGTGGTGTTACCCCTATACCAATATAAAGCTGAGATAGTGGTGTTTTTTGAAAAACGAAGTCTGTGTGCCACCGTTGTAGAGGAGTTCCCAGAAAACGGAGCGGAAGTATTAATAGGGAACTTAAATGTGTTAATCATATAAATCACCTTCTTTTATTTTTTCTAAATTCTAAATAGAACAATCATTCTAATGAGAAATAACTATGTGATTGTCGCTTTTTTAATTGGTATTTTTGATGTATCGATTGTTTTTCTGAATACTTTTCCTGAGCCAATTTGAGCAAAAGAAAATAAGAGAAAGGATTTCTCATAAAAAAATGAATTAAGATCAATGAAGTCGTTATTATTCATACCATTCCCCAAAAAAGTATCTTCAGTAATATCGCCTCCTATATTTATTAATTTATCACCTTGATTTGGTCGTCCCAATTTCAGTTCTTTGACCAACAATCTTTCTGCCCTATTATTACTTTCTCCTTTTAGTCTGTACATTTTAAATTTTTTTGTATTACTGAATGCGAAAACTTTAATCTGTTCAACATTCCAGTTTGTTATGTTTTCTTGTTTATCCAATACCATCCAAGTTGTCCCATCATTTGAACCTTCAAATGTCCAATTTTTCGGACAAACGTTGTAATACGCATCTGATCTACCTGTGATAGTATATTTATCGATTACAATTGGAATCAAAAAATCATAACCAATCCAGCCCTCAGATAAGGTTTCAGATACCCATGAATTCGTGGCATCTGGCGTTATTGGAGACTTGTCAAATGCATTCCAGGCTAAATATCCGGCATATTCACCACTAGAAATAGCCATACCATAAGGTGAATTGTTGCTAGTCATTGCAGGTATAACATCATTAGACTCTGAATAAGAAGTACAATGAAAATACTCATCACCTGATGAAATCAAGAATTTATTAGAATGTGAAACAAATGTCTGTTCAGTAAACTCATTTGCTATTATTTTTTTTGATAAAATTACAGTACCGCTATCTTTTGTGGATAGAACTCCATCTTGAAACAGCGTTACATACTTCGCAACACCACCAACTGTAGAATTTCTGCCAGTGAAATTCAAAATAACAATAGTAGGAGCTTCTGTACACGTTACACTAATTCTAACAAAATTCCCATCTGATGGAGTGACAGTTGGAGCGCTAGAACTATATAAAAGAACCATTGCAGTTGCAGCAGCATATGTCTTATTTCCATCGTTCAATCCTGCTTTCCCGAAGGTCGTACCTTGATTCCAATAATAAGGTACAGCGCCAACTCTAGAATCAAAGGCATCAATAATAGTGTAATTAATTTTACCAATCTTATTATAAAGCTCTAACTCATTCAGCCTTATGCAATTCCCACTATAGCAGCCTTCGAGTTGAATCGTATAAGTTACCATAAATTCATACACATCCCTTCTTTTTAAACTAAATAAAACACATCTTCAATTGGGATCAGAAGATGTGTTTTGATATTATATTATTTAACTATCCCAGCGTAATTTTATCAACTCGTCGTTTCGACATATCAATTGTATGTTCAAATGTTTTTCCTGAACCTAATAATGAAGTACCTGATTTGACATATTTTTTTGTAAAAATATTTTTTGTTAAGTTTAATCCATTTGATGAGCCATCCAGCCCGTACCTCAAGAATGTATTCTCAGTTGAACTATCAAGATTTAAAAAAGTAAATTTTGAATCTGTTTTTGTGTGCATCGTCAATTCACATATAGCTGGGGGAGCCGCAGCACCTGTTGCAGTTATATTTAATCTATAGTAGATATATGTGCTGTCATTAGTTATCGCAAACTCTTTAAACATTCCAGTTATCCAATCCAAAACATTTGTTTTAGTGTCAAGGACATTCCAATTTGATCCGTTATTACTTCCTTCAAATGTCCAATTTTTAATATTATTACCTGGGTACGACGCACCTAAAGATAATACTTTATATTTTTCGATTTTGATTGGTATATTGAATTTAAACTGTAACCACCCTCCGGTTCCAGAGTTTGTATACCAATAAGTCGAACTGCTACCATCAAATGCTTTCCATGCATCAAGTTCGACAGTTGATATTAAATTTGCACTTGAAATCCCCGCCAATGAAGTATTCGAACTCATGATTGGGATAACATTTTCAGAATATAATCCCGACCCTATTGAAACTGATTGTATTTTTTCACCACTTGAAAGTAAGATTTTATGGTTGCCATTGTAAACCTTAAACCCATTTGGAATAGCATACTTGAATAGTGTCGCACCAAAATTTGCCGTTACACTAGAAGAGGTAGTGTCGCTTCCGCTTGTGTGTGAGGGATATACTGTGCCAAGGGGTTTAATATCTGTAAATGCAACGCCTTGAGTTACGCCATTTTTCCAGAACTCTAATATTCCATTATCCATATCAAGGAGAATACTAATTGTATCTCCTAAAGTAAATGTTGAACCGTAAATACTACCAGCTGAACCAGACCATTTTTTACCATCAGGAAAATATCCTCTATGGCTTACGCTATCATATATCCGTCCTCCGCTTTGGATATTGGTTATCCCAACCATAGATCGTGTATCAGCAATTACTTCCCAATACCATTTTCCTGAACTTCTTCCATTGCTGGCAATAGTTGAATAAGATAAACTGGTTGCACTTGCAGTTAGGTTGCTATTTGAAAGAGTAACATTGGGGTAAGACCTCCAAGTTGTAGTTGCCAAAAAATCATCTCCTTTCTAATTATTAGCATTATTTAATCCAAAAAAGAGTAGAGGTAATTAATCTCTACTCTTACTCAATTTTAATATTCGTTATCTCAAACAATTTCTTCAAGTCAACTGATTTCTTAAACACTTCGCCAGCACCCAATACACCATTATCGCTCATGGTTTCCACAAAATTAGTAGGCTTACGATCTAACACCGATAGATCATCCATACCTTCACTAATAAAAGTATCTTTGGAAGGTAAAGTTGTTGAAATGGTGTTCCATGAGGAAGGTGTTGCTGGAGACGAGATATTATAAAATTCAATCTCACCAACATTCGTGAAATTGCTATTACCATTGTTTATGATTATATCAAGCTTGTAATAACGATAAGGAATAGTATTGAAAACAATAAACTCTCGTCTCTGCAAATCTATCCATGTTATACCAGTTTGACTGTCTAATTGCACCCAAGTAGCATTGTCAGTAGAAGCCAAAAGTTTAAAATCTTTCGGAGAACGAATTGCTGAATCATTATTTGATGCCGTAATTGCATACATGGTTACTAATTTTTCTACACCCATATCCAACATAATCCAACCTTTGTTATTTCCAGATGCATTAGCAGTCTGCCAACCAGCATCTTTTACTTTGTTAAACGCCCTATAGGCTTCATAACCAGCAACCTCACTGCTTGCAAACGCAGAGTACGGAGCCATGTTGTTACCTGATAAAGCAGTGGTTAAATCAACATAAGTTGCTGGCGTACCACCCTCAACCCACTTTTTATATTTATTATCATATTTGATTATTGATTTATATTGCGCTTTAGATTCAATGATAAGAACTGGACGAAAACCAACGCCTTGCCCCACACCACCTGCACCTGACTGTCCTGATGCATGTGTTGCTACGGTTGTAGTTCCTCTTCTTACTCTGTTCGTGTTTGTTCCAGATATAGTTGTACTCGTCCAACTAAATATCCCTTGCCAATTCCAAACATTATTATCTCCCGCCACTCCATTTAGAGTAAAGTTAGCAATATATTTTTCCCACTCATTGTCCTTGTCTGAGACTGAGACACCACCTGTCAACAATCGTAGTGTGGCAAATATACTATTTTGCACCCCTTCAATTTTAATTGGAAGACCACTACCCGAGGCCACTCCAACAGTATTAAGAGCATCCCAAGATATTGAGTGCTGCACATTTCTATCTGCAACTAATATTTTATTCTTATTCCAATCCTCAACCATTATCCAATAGAAATCTCCGTTTGGAGTTGCAGAACTTGCGGCAGGAATAAAATCTGATGTTTCTTTCCCTAGTCCACTAAATGTTCCTACAGAGCCTGAAGATGCTTGATAATGACATCTGATACGTTTTCCAACAGCTAAGTCTTTAATTTCTGTGACTTCGTCAGGATGATATAGGCGACCAGCAGAGTCAATATCGATTGCGTCCAAATAAATAACAATTTCTTTATTGTTAATAATTTCAACAGAATGAAAATCGTTCTGCAAACCTGCCTTTTCATACAATAAAGTCTGGTAGCCGGACGCGCCATAACTTGTTGAAAAAGTCTCTGAAACTCCATCGACTATTACATTAACAGAATCAGAATATCCGTTATTAGCTACACCTAATAGTCTTATTTTAGTGCCATTAAAACTAAATTTAAGACTATTCTTTTTATCTGTGAAAATTAGTGTTGCATTGTAGGCGAGTGAATTCGAATTTGATCCCCATACACCATTAGGTTTTAATAGGGCAAAGCTAGCATCATATCTCTTCCACCCTGCATCTGGCGAAGTTACCACAGCACCAATGGGGGCAGATAATCCCCCGATGTCATCAACGTCAATGGCATCAAGACTAAACCCCATATTATCTGTGTCATTGTATATTTCGACAGTGTGCAAACCAAGTATTAATCCTGTCTTTTCGTAGGCTAAGCCCCGATATACCACTGGTGATGCGTCCTGTGAATGGCTTTCAATAATACCGTCAATTTTCACTTTTACAGTTGTGGCAAAACCACCAATCTGTGTAATAAGTCTTATTTTTGTTCCGTAAAACTTAAAGCTAATTTTGGAAGTCCCGATAGCATCAGGATTTGTATAAGTAATGTGACTATCTGTATATACAGAGCTAGTAGATATGCCCGTTTTCCCTAAGTAGGAAATATATGGGTGGGTATCTTCTATTCTCTTCCACCCACTTTCTGGTGTTGTTAATGCTTGCCCTAGTGTTGCCATAATTTACACCTCCTTTTATTCTTTGTACTCAAATGCAGGGCGAAAACCAACGTTAGTAGGAATTCCATTTGATATATTTCGATTAATCGTATTCCTAGTTCTTATTGTCCGCAACGTCGATGCAGCAATTATCGATATAGGTGTATCTTGTGTCCAAGAGAAAGCATCATAGTGATTAAATACATCATATAGAGTTTTTCCTGTTTGAATCAAATTACTAGGAAAGCCAACAATATATCTGTCCCATTCATTATTTGCAGGCCAAGCACCAAATCCCTTATCCGTGGTGGAACTATTGCCATTTTCATCAGCCCAAGCAACTCCACCAGATAAAGAGCGAAGAGTTCCTACGGTCATATCAAAAGTCTGAGGCTTACCTTGGATTGCTTTCTCAGCATTCAGTACATCCCAACTAATGTTGGTTTGGACAACTCTATCTGAAAAAAGCAATCCCTTGTTCGTTTTCACAAAATAGAATATTCCATTAGGAATTGCTGCTCCTGTGACTGGAATTTCAGTTGCAACACTTGTTCCCAATTCGCTAAATGTACCAACTGCACCATTTGTAGCGACATACTTACAAACAATGTAGTCGCCAACTTTCATATCACTCAATCTTTCTCTCAAGACTCCAGCTGTAGCTGGAACTGTCATATAATCACCTCATCTTATTTTAATTTATCTATTTTCTTAAATTGACTCTTTTGCACCAAAGCTTTAATCAACACTCCATCTGTCCAAGCATTGTCGATTGCATAAGGAGAGGTGTATGTTTTTTTTAGCTCCAATACTCCAGAAGATGCGTTGATAAACGGATTGGTATATTTATCGGGAGTTGTGAATTGATCGATGGAAATAGAGACTAGTGTAGAAGAGGGGATGATGAAGATTTTTATTTTAGCGTAATAACCGACAGGAGTATTAATTGATCCATCCGTATTTATCTCAATCCAATCCGTCCATACAAATCCGTCATTGCTTGACTGAGTAAAAATTTTATATGTTCCAGTACCACTCATGGTTTTTGCGATGTATTTAAACAATGCAACCTTGTCAGCAATTCTAATAGATTCAGAGATCCAGTAACCTTCAGGAGCGTAAATGGATGTGCCTAGATCATCTTTACCTAGTTCACGGAGTTGCAATTTTCCATCCTGGAAGACAGTGTTATTGAAAGTCCCTTGACTCAAATCAATCGGGATTCCTATTTCTTGTGTTGCCATTTATTCCACTTCCTTATTATATCGAATCAAAAAAGGCATCAAAAAACGTGCCAGTAATGTTGTCAATTTCGGCACCATCAGTAAGTCGGAATACAATTGAATTGTATTTTACGTCCTTGTGATTACCACCCAAAAATACCTCTATAGGATAGGATTGCGCCTGAACAACAGTCTTTATAGTGTCAACCAATTCTGACATTCCGGTTGCATACATAGAGGCGTATGTGCCTGTGGGAATAGTGAAACTGTAGTCATGAGATCCCGATGAAATGGTAATTTCATTGTTCGAAGTGGTAACAACTGAGACATTGCCAATGGCTTTATTTCCCCAAACTCGACCATAATTATCTGTATAAAAATTTTCCATTATGTATCATTCCTTTCATTTATAAAAGTTCCCAATTGTATATTCCTGAACGATTTTTGAGTAACGGGGCATGTATCCTATTGGCTACAAATCCATTTACTCTAATTACCAATTCACCATCTAAATCCTTATCTGCCGATATTTTCACTTCTAGGTAAGAGGGCTGCTCATTCTGAGGGATGTAAAGAATATTTTGAAAATTGATATTAACTTCATCTAATTCCATTTTCTTTTTGTAGCCAATTAAATGTGCAATAATATGTCCTTTAATTCTTCCGCTTGCTGTTTTAGATAAAAGTTTTCCATCTCCAATAGCAACTTTTTGTTGAATGATATCATTATATAAATATGTTCTACCTGTAAGAGGGTACTCAATACCATTTGCAATGTAGGACATCTGAATTCGATTCTTATTAATATTAAAAATTCCGTTAGCAACATCAAAATAAATTTGAGATCCCATACCGATAAGCCCAAATCTGATGAGCTGATTTCTATCAATTGAGTAATAGTCATTCTTTATTCTGTTATCAAAATTATATTCTGGTAGATGAGATCCATCTGCGTATTCCGCAATCCATACCCAATCTTGAGCTTCTTTGACAGGCGAATACCTGTAATGTTGGTTTCCTAAAATCATAAAATCCCTCCACATTGTATTGTGAGTTTATAAAAACAAAAAAGAGACACAAATAAACGTGCCTCTTTAGTATGTACTTAATACTTTTATCTTTTAAACGTAACGATAACTGCTTATTATGAATACCGTCTCTTTCGAGATATTTACACTCATATTGTCTGAGTCGGAGTAGAGCGCACCATTATCCCACAGGGATATTCCTATTACGCTCGTTGAAGGTCTCTCTTAAACAAGAGATTTCCCTGCTACGATTTCCCATTAGAAGTCCTTAGCACCATCTAAGTAAGTATGGCTTTTATTTCAGCATAGACCATATTTTCATTTTTTTCCGTCTTTCGACCACGTTCACGCTCACCGTTACCAGTCACGTTGTAGTATGAAAATCTTTAGGGGGTTCCAGCAATTTAAAGAATTTACGCCACATCGTTACCGATATAGGGGGCCAGTTTTACAAAGTTAACCCGAATTTTGAACGCTTGTTGTCCACTCTTAGCTTCCAGTGGTACATCTGCCTGAAGAGTGACTGTAACGAAGTTACCAGCAGCATCAAGAGCAATACCATTATTTCTAACTCCTAAAATTTCTTTCGCTCCTGGTTTGAGTGGAGTTGGATATGATGCACCAGTATTATCCTTCTTTGTAGTGCCAGTCGTACCAAGAGGTTTGGTATAATCTTTACCAATACGTGAAGACTCTTGAGCTAGATCGGTCTCGCCCATAGAGTCTACTTGTACATGGAACCAGTTGTTCTTAACTACCTCAATCTCACTTCCCACCGTGTTACCAAGTCCACCGGACATATCACGAGTTGTGATTGTGCAATCTTCCATTTTTGATACATCGGTTGCTCCGCCTTTATTATTCCAAATATTAAAAGTATGTGGATCGGACACATCATCTGCATCGATTACCCCAAAATTGAATGGTGTTGTGACTGGTGCCGAATTTGTTGCGTTCATCCAAATTATCACAGGATTCGCCATATATGTATTTCTCCTTTTTAATTAAGTTGTTTATATTTTTATCTTTAATAAAACCGTTATGTTATAAATCCCCAACCCTTGTTGATTCAGGTTAATCCTAAAAATATCACCTTTCGAGACAATCGAACTCTTAAACGTCACTTTCTTATCATCGAAATTTTGATTGGGTTCAAATTGTAATCTACGGTCTGTTACCTCTGACCAATTCTTCAAGTCCCTTGTGCGCTCAAGAGATAAGGACGTTACCATTTCTCCTGAAGTAGCACAATAACCACTCAACTCAGTTATCTCTCCGCTAAATGGAAAGGGGATGAAGTTTTCAATTACCCCTTGAACAGCATCGGGGAGGGAGAAGGCTATTACTTGTTCTTTGAGATCAACAGGAAATGACTTTAATTTTTGATAATCTAAAACCGACATCAATCCATCCTTGAACTCATTCACAACTTGCAGATTAGAGCCGAAAACATCAATCTCAATCCATCGGCTTCCATCAAATCTGTATCGTTTACCATCTTTATATGTTTGGACTGTCCAACCAACAAGGGGAGAGGGGTACTTTGAAGGAATATTCTGAAGAGTAGCAACGGGTTCTTTGAATACGAGTCTAGTTGTGTCGTAAGCACTTCGAGCCAATTCTGCTGCGGATTGGGCATCCTGAGTTGCTTTATTCGCATTATCTGTAGCTAGAATTGCATTATTAGTGGCTTCAACAGACTGCAATATCGTTTGTTCCAGTCGAGCAATACCATCATACGTTTCATTTAATTTCACTTGAATCTCTTCTATGTAATCTTGCAATGTGACAACAACGTCTGGATTCCTATTTGTCAAAGCATAGATACGGCTCGCAGGATACATAATTAATCCCTTGCCTTTAAATCGACATAATTGCGCTGTTCCCTCTAAAGAGCTATGTACTTGTACAGCACCAATGGAGTAGTTAACGAGGAATTCAGTGGGGGAGAGGTGGGGACGATTTTCAAATACTTCTTGGTCAATTTCAGTCATTCCAGCTATCGTTACCCGATCTGCTTTTGATGGTATTTCCAAGAGTGTTATCATATTATTAATAACAGGCAATGAGTCGGCTCGATCTTTGTAGGGGTCAGTAGGACTGCCTGAGCGAACAATAATTGTGAGTGGATCATTGTATTCTAAATACTTTTGAACATCTGCCAATATATCACCTCCTTATCTAGAGTTATTGAAGTAGTCCAAACTGATATCTGAACTTGATTTTTGCTTTTCCCTCTATCCTTAAGATGTTCTTTCCAGGAGGGAAGTTAAGATAATTGTCATTAAAATCCTTATAACGATATGTAACAGCGTGGCTAGTTTGAATATCTTCACGTTCGTTATTTACATAAACAGTTTCTTGATTCACAAGAGAAACGAACTTGAATACGTCATTACTTCTTGAAGTATTGATTATGCTCAAATCTCCGTTTTCAATTTTCGTAATCCATATCTCGGGTTTACAATGGACGTTACCCTTATTATTGAAGACAATGACAGGCTCAAAATACAGGAGGATGTTATTTTGAATAGTGGGAGGAGAGAGGTGATCTTGTGCGTCAACGATTATGCGTAGGGTTAACCTAGTATTATTCATATATGTATCTTCACTTATTTCAGGAATACTTCCACCATTTACACATTCCCGCCATTCAGACCAATTGTAGCCATCTTGAGAAATTCGTGATTGAACTACGATTCGATCACCTTCACCAACAGTCTGGCTCCATGTAATACGACTCAAAGCACCATCACAGTTAAGAGGAATAGTAATAATGGGAGAGGTGTAATATCCAGTGAGATTGCAAATACTTTTCCAGTTAGTCATTACTTATCACCTCAATCAAACTTTCCAAATGCTTTAAACAAGGCTGCTGGGCCAGATTCTTTCCATTTTGCAATTCGATAACTTCTCCATGCTGCATTTTTATCATAGGTTGTATTACCATCTACTAAAGACCAAACAGGCTCAGAGGCATTAGATTCTCCTGCTTGTACGCAAAGATAGAAACGGCCATTGTCGATACTTGGCAATGCAATGTCATTGACTTTGTATTGATGTGATGCAATCCAAGTATTTGAACCCCTGATATCTTGTACTTGTCCATTTGTTGATACAGGGAAAATAGGCTCTGTGACACCAGAGTTGCCTGCTTGGATACATTCATAAAAATGTCCGTTGTCTCTTTCGGGTACAACTTTTTGTCCAACAACGTATACTTTTGAAGGCCCCCAAATAGGTGCGCTTGTCCCTGTTCGTATATTTGACCATCCAGCATGAGTTTGGGTTAACGAATAATTGTTCCAAAATCGTTCTCCCGCCTGATACAATCCTTCTGTTGGTGGCTTTGAAGCATACTCTTCAGATGAATCATCTAAAGTTTGAAAATTATTTGCTAAATCATTTATAGTAGCTTCAACTTCATCGGTGTATGAAGGAATTTTTAAACCGAGCTTATTCGATGTTGTTGCCAAAATTCATTCTCCTTTCTTAAAGATCACTCCATTTTGTTCCTTTGGGGTAGTCACTCCATTTTGGCTTGATCGGGTTCAGGGTTAGGTGTCCCGAACCATTCACGATGAGTGATTTCTTTTCTCCTTGTGAAAAATCAGTTAGTCCAACCGATTCAGAGGATTTATCCCATATGTATTCACGACTTGTTGTTATAGGTGTGTAGGAGTAAGGGGAATCACATCTAAAGGTTAGTTTTACATATCCTTGCTTTAGACAGTTATGTACAAGAGTTGCATCATCTACGACTACTGCATAAAATATTCGTTCAGGGTTGTTGCCTATTTCATTAGTGAAATACAATTCCTGATAATAGTCAGGCGATGTTAGCCACTGAGCAACTTCACTTATCTTACGAGTATCCCAAGTATCCATAAATGCAAAACTAACCGGGAACTTTAATGGACTGCGTTTTATCCCTTGGAAATATGGCTTATCTCGACCCCTTACCGTTTCCTCGATAATTTCTGCTGATGGAGCAAATATTTCTTCTTGCATGCCACTATCCATGTTCACGTTGTAAATCCCATATTTAGTTGATTTCTCACCAGCAAAAGAGAAGAAGAGGGAGTCACGTATTGTCATTTGTTCACCTTCTTTACATGTTCATTGAATTCTCACCATCAGCAATTGTAGTTGTGCTTCCCAGACAAGTTGTTACCTCAGACCCAACTGCGGCAATAAGTTGTCCATTAAGTTTTGCATTCTTGTTGTTGCCACCTGTAATTGTTCCTTGGCCGCTACCGGAGGTGGAGGAAGTTGCTGTATATCTTGTAGAACTATCGCTTGAGGGGATTGGAGGGTCGGCTTCCCATACCTCATTAGTTTGATCTCCAATGACAGCTACATTTTTACCACCTACTTTTAACTTGCTGTTTTGAGCCACGATTGTACCCGTTATTTTTGCACCTGTGCTGCCTGAGCCACCAGACTGCCAGTAACCTCCATCATAATCAATACAGGCACCGTTTTCGTCATACGCAATACAATATTCTTCTACATAATTTTCAATTGAGTATGTTACATGACCTGACTTAATTGCTTCTGTTATGTTTGATCCATTTACTGCAACTTTAGCGATTTGACTCACATCCTTAAAACGGCATAATAAAAAACCCTTTGTTTATAAGGGTTTTAGAGTTGTTGAATCACTATGAAATTGTTATTTTATCTTGTGAAGAAAGACATCAAAAAAGCCACTCATCTGAGTGACTGTTTCTTTCTTGACTCAAGTATTTTTTGGATAATTGCTTCAAAGTCATCTTCATCAGAAACACCTATGTAACTTTTTAAACGAATTCTTTCAACATTATGCGTATTTTCTGGAGCACATTTAACGTATGATTTTTCATCCAGTCCAGAGTTTTTCCATTGCTCAATGACCTGTTTAAAACCATCGTAATGAATAGGTGGTGTTTTTGGCCCTATACTAGTGATCTCTTGTATAGTGTATAATCCTGTATCTTCACTGAAATTGATTACTAGTACGGGGCGCGGTTTACTTGTTCCACTTGTACCTTTGAAATAAATTCTTGCTGTCCACATTTCGGAAATTTCTGGATCTTTACTCACAACAAACTTCACTCACCTTTATAATGATCTTTTTCAAACCATTCAACATGGTGCTTATTTGATGGATCAAGCTCAATCATTCCCCGTTTGCCTTTGAGCTTAGGTGCGTCTTTACTTATTTCATCAAGTTTGTTTTTGAGGTGGGCATATTTGTTTTTGAGGACAACTGACATATCTTTTTCCTCCTCGTTTTTACTACTCATGTTTTACACCTCCCAAGCTAAATTCGCTTGGTTATAATTATGCCCTCTAAATGATGTTTAAAACCTCTATTAAAAATAGAGTTAAAAAAGAGGGGAGAATTGGCGCTTCTTAATTGTACCATAATTTAACTGCTTTTAGTACTTGAAATTATGGTGCTTTTTGGACTAGATTTTTTCTACTTTTTTACCATCGAAAAATCACACTGAAAAATGTTCCATAAACATATACTAAATGCTACAATAATTTCACTACCAAATATAGGAGATGACTTTTTGAAATGTAAAAAATGTGGCTATGAGATGCCGCGAGATAATAGATATTGTTTTAGTTGCGGAAGTGAAATTGATAGTTCTGCACCCGTAATAGATTTCAATACAAGGCCAAACAAAAGATCAGTGTATGACTATCTTGCATATGCTGGGATCGCTTTTTTGATCCCTTACTTTCTTTTTTCATTGGGTTCATGTAATATATCAAGTCCGAAAGCAAAAGAGGTGAAAGATTGGACGCGAAAAGACTACAACAATTTTATGGAATATAAAGAGAAGGAGTATCAAAAGAGAATGAATGACACTCCGCTGCTTAAGTAAGTGAATGAGAATTAATTGATTTGCAATTGAGATTTAATGGTCCCTAACTTTGACAACTCCTCATCCAGTATTTCTTCAATACGATCAAATTCCCAGTAGGGGATGCGGATGAGGAGTGTTGTTTTTAAACTTTGATAACTTCTTTTGATGAGATAAAAAGTCTACCTAAAAGGTCTAGCCCTTTCGCTGTAACCAATGTTTGAGTAAAGTTTTTTCCATTCTTAGTAACTTCTCTAACGAAAAAATGATTGCTTTCTAAATATTTCTGGTAGGGTAGATTATTCCACATAAGAAATTTTTTATCTCGCAGTATTTTCAACATTTTATTTCTTCCAATTTTCAATGACTTTGCAACCTCGTTAAATGTTTGATTGCTTTCAGCATCAATCATTCTGTGATAGATTTGAACTTTAGGTTTTTGTTCTTGAATTTCTTCCTGAAGTTTATCATTTTCCTCTAATTGTCCTAGCAGTGCGGCTACGGCTTCTTTATAATTTTGAGGGATTGATTTAAATACTTGTATCTTATCTTTTCTTATCTTTTTAATCATTTCTGATACTTGACGCTGAAAAGATATTGCTTGAGGAAGATTTGATGCCATTAAAAATATATATAATCCATTTTCATTAATAATGTTAGTGTCATAACTCTTTCCATCAGTTGACCTCAGTTTACAGCCAACTGAAAAACCCTCAAATCTCTCAAAATTCTTTCTGATTAACTCGTTTGCATATTTTCTTGGGTTCGAAGCGCTAAGTGCTTCTGCAATTTGCTTAGGAATAAACCAAGCATCTCCGCTCCCATCCCATAGACTACCGTCTTCATTTAAAGTATCAACCTCAAAATTCTCGAATTTAATTAAGCTCATTTCCACACTCCCCTTTTATGTAAGAATTTATGAATCTCAATTAAAGTATTACAAGGTCGAAGAGAGGACTCTCTAAAGAACTGAAAAACATCTTCCCGATCCCATCCAATAACCTCCTCATATTCATATGTATCTTGGAGATTCATTTCCTCCATCATGCCTAATATAAGATTTTTGAAATCATATTCTGGAAGACTTTCGCCCATCTTGGCGGTAGTGTATAATTTATAAGTCAGAACATCTTCACCGTGTGTAATATTGTCTTTGGCTTGTTTTGCATCACTTGCTACCGTATTCCATGTGCGTCCAAACTGATCTCTTACATAATAAATGTTTAAATCTGTGTCGGAATCGAGTGGAGCTATTAACTGAACTTTAGTGTTCATTGATTACCATCTCCTAGTAATATTAAATATCTTCTAGGGATATTGTACAACGCTAATAGATATTTGTAAACAGATATTGTTAATTTATTCTTATTAGTATATAATTAAAAGTGTATATGTTTACTTTATAAATAAAGGTGGTCGTATTTTATGATAAAAATTAAGGTGGCAGAAATGCTTGGAAAACACAAGATGAGCAGAAAGGATTTGTCTGACTTAACTGGTATTAGACAAAATACAATAGGGTTATTATATGATGAAAAAATCAAAAGAATTGAAGTGGAGTGGTTAGACAGGATGTGCAAAGTATTCAATTGCTCATTATCTGAATTGATCGAATACGTTGAAGATTAATGCGGGATATCAAAAGAAGCGCCGAAATAAATGGCGCTTTTAATAATATATATTCATTATTGTATGTACATAAAAGTGAATGTTTTATTTATATGTTTACTTCATTAAACTTATCCATCGCTGGTTTGATCTCTAACTTCTCCAATATACTATGTATAAACAATCTTCCTTTTTGAGTCCACTTTGTATTCATTTTCGTTTGATCCACTCCAAGACTATCCTTGTAGTGATGGGTTTCTGATTTAGTATACCCTTGATGTAAATGCTTCTTTAGCAACAACCATTGACCATTTAGTTTATGCTGAACTTTTTCCTCATTTAATATCTTATTTAACTTCTGAGGTGTTAAATCATAATCTGAAGCAATTTGACTAATCAAAATAGCATCTTTAGCATTTAGAATGGTATCAAAGTAAGTTACTTTTGGAGTGTATTCTGCAACGACTTGTTCGAGTATGAGATTATTGGTTTGAAGCAATTCCGTCTCTTCGCGTTCTTGAATCCATCTCTTAGCACGTTCAATAGGATTATCTATCATGTAAGACGGAGCATTAGTAACGATACCATATGTTCCTGTCTTTTGGATAGAAGGCAATACCTCTTCAAACAACCAATCTTGGAATGGCTCCGCGTTTGGCATTTCGGATTTACCCAAAACACGATTTAGAGCTAGATTAGTGAAAAAAGATTCTCCGGTGTTGTTTAATTTCGTTTTCGCCGTATTAGCGAAATCGGAATTTTTAACCTTAAACACTTGATCGCTCTTACATAGCTTAATAACATTCTCAACTCGTTCATAATCTAAGGCAGCAGATACGTCTTTTGCTCTGATTAAAAAATCACCCTTAAACCCAAAGCTCACATCTTCCTTGGTCAAGATCATTACTTCGTTTCCTTCAAACATTTGCAGTTGACCATTTTTCAAATTATCATTCTCCCTGTTATTATATTTACGAATAAGTATCCGCAAATATAATATATCACAAGGAATTTATAAAGTAAACATATATATAATAAATAATGTTAAATGAGAGTTCACATAGTAAAAAGCCAACATTGGTATGCTGGCTTATTTGTGGAGCATTGAGTTAGGATATGGGATGGTGTGTTACATCATATAACCCTGCAACCCATTGTAGGTTGATGTTCCCTTTGTAGCATAATCAATAGCTTGCTTTCCAGCGTTATCTTTGATTGTAGCATCTGATTTATATTGATTTGTTAATTCACCTTGATAAAATATACTCTCGTTAATTACAGCTAACATAAGCGGTGTTTGCCCAGAACTATTTTGAACATTTACATTTAAAGCATTGACCTTAATGATAGAGTATACTGCAAAGTTATCTTCCAGAACTACAAAATGTAAAAGGCTATTACCCGTTTCTTTATCAATGGAGTTTGCTGTTATTTCTCCTGCTGCAATTCCTACTTTAATCTTATTTGCATCCAGTTTGCCCTCTGTTGAGTATTTGTCATGTAGCCCTTGCACATATTCCCCTCCTGTTTTAGTTGTTGCTGTGCTTACATTCTTGGTAGCGTCGCCCGATTTGGCAGTTGTTGTCGCCCCCTCTTTAAAAGTAACTGCCGAAGATGTTACGCCAGCAACAGAATAACCAAATGAATTACCTGCATCACGAACTGGAACGTACAACTTATTATTTACGTTCATCGCTTCCACGGATGACTGATTGTTGCCGACCACTATTTTGACTGTTTTTGGAATCGCTTTTAGGTATGTCGCAGCGCCTACGGCAGTTCCGGCTGTTAAAGTTACACCTACAATTAGACCTAGAGCAAACGTTGAAACTTTCTTCATAAAATATGTACCTCCCGGTTTTGCATATGGTATATATCTAGTTACAGTATATACCATATGTATCGGTATTTTAATACTAAAAGATTAGTATCAAATATTTTCAAAAAGGAATTCCGATCCTTTGAAAACCATTTTATTATCTGGTCTTATTTCAAATAATGCACCAGTTGTGTTCCCAATCTTGATTGTTCCATTATCGGAGGTGACTGTAAAATCTTTAGTGGTAACTTGCGTTTTACTACCATCAGAGTTAACAAAAACTCCATCATCCCTCAAGTCGACACTTCTGTCATGACCATAATTACTATTCCCGTAGTTTATCTTCAAACCACCATTATATTTGCTTATTTTGCCTCTACCACTTGTTGCTGTTGCCCCATCACCAATACCCATTGAAATAAAGGGGTTCGCACTATCGCCTGTTCCGTCAAATGCAAATTCTGCCTTGATTTTCTTATTGGCACTATCAATGGTATATTCATATACAGGCCAAGGGGTGACATCTGTTGTCATTCGTCCGGTCTGTGAAGATTCAACCCAATAAAGAGGTCTTCCATCTGAAAGGGTTTTGTGTGCTCCTTGTGCTGCAATACCAGTTATCCATTGGATAGAGTTGCCTTCGATGTTAATGAAATTAGCCCAACTACCAATTGCCGAGCGAGTCATAGTCGAGAGACGTTGCGCCGTAAGGTTGCTTATGAACCCAAATTCTGCCGACACTATAGAAGCCGCTAACATCTCTGCGTCTATGCGCGACGCACCCACGAGATCCCACCTGTCTAAATAAAGCCTTTTTGTTGAAGCATCAATCATCAATGCATCTTCTGATTCTCCGCCAAATGGATCACTCGTGATTTTTAACCGCTTAGCAACCAAATCAATTGCATGGAGTACACCATAAGTGTCTGCATAGAACACCTTTTCTCCGTTACGCTTAATTGAGATTCCATCTGTGGCATTTAGTACAGTTTCTACGATATTATCTGAGCGAGTAACTGTAATACCGTTTAATGCGTCAACAACCACTTTATTATAGCTTTCGCCAAGTTGTAAACTGCTCCATTTGACAGCATCTGTTATCTCATTAATGATTCTCTGCGCCTGATTGTAGTATGCCTGAAACTTGTTGGCGAACACATCTCTATCAATGTCAGTTGTTGCACTCATATCAGCCAGTAGGGGGATTACGTAGGCAACGAGATTATTGAAAGCAGTAGTGAATGGGGGTATGTCTATAAGCACTTTTGTGTAATTGTCACGCTGAGACGTTTTATACTGATTCGCTTGCTGTAGCAGTTTAACATATTCAGTTTGAATAGTTTGCCATTCCTGCTTCAGAGTTAATTTTTCAATGGAAGTGAGTTTATTATCTGTGATAATATTCGTAAAACGTCCGATATTGAGATAGCTTGAATCAATATCAAGGAACACATCATTAAAATCGTTAACAATCGTTAACTTTTTGGCGACCAACTCTTCAACCCAAAGCCGACTGTCTTCAACGTTAATGTAGAACTTTTTAATCCAGTTTCCGTTGACTTGTTTTTCTATGGAGATGCCATCGGTTGCGTTGAGCCTTGTTCGATACATTTCATCGGAACGTGTAACAGTTATACCATCCAAGGCATCGAGCAAAACGTTGTTATATAGCGAACCCAATTGCAAACTACTATATTTAATAGAATCATTAATCGCCTGAACAATAGCAACAACTTGATCATAGTATACTTTAAATTTCAAAATGAACTCATCACGATCAATATCAGATGTTGTAGTCATGTTGTTGTCAGCGAGAAGAGGAGAGAGGTAGGCAATCAGATTATTGTAGGCAAGAGTAAAAGGGGGGATATCAATCATAATCAGTGCATCTCTGCTTGTGATCTTATAGATATTGGCTTGATCAAACAACTTAGCGTATTCAGATATTATTCTGGTTCTTTCACCTAATACCTGAAGCTTTTCAATCCCTGTTAACTTACCATCGGTAATTATTTCAGTAAACTTTCCAATATTCATCTGCTTAGTATAGCTATCTAAAAGCAATTCATTTTGATCAGATAAAATTTTCAGGCGTTTTGTTGTCATATCTTCGCTATACAGGAAGCCATTAATATCGACATTGAATACGTCCACAAATGAATGACCATTATACCGTTGAATCTTAAATCCATCATCACTGTCAGCAATGACCTTGTTTATAAGGGTAGAGTTAATATCATTACTATTATAACGATTAATTATCATCCCAAACTTGTCAGGATTCTCTTCATACAAACCTAGTTGCATTGCAATTCGACCATAACGATCTTTAATAGTAGTTCTTGGGCCTTCCATTAGCCATATCCCTGCTGCGTCACCAACAATGACTCGCTGTGAAAGGATAATTTTTCCATATAACGTCTCTGCAATTATCCCATCTGCGGTGAGCGCAGTTTCCCATCGCTGTCCACCTGATTTTGTGAGGCCAATGGCTCCTGATGTCATCCTGATAAATCTCAATGGGTCATTTGGGTCAACAACAGTTATTCCACGATTATCAATGGTAGTTGTATTGTTAATACTCATATTAATCTGATTCGTAACTTTGTCCCAAAACTGGTCGAACAATAAACTCATATCTGAAACATCAACGACTGCTTTTAACCAATCTTTTTTATTAGCATCTATAGTAGTTGAATAGTTTGCATTCTTCTTCAAATAATCATTCATCTTTGATACAGTAGAGCCATCATTTCTAACATTGGCAATTGTTAAAGAGATGCTTTCGCCTTCAAAATCATAATTTATTTCAATTATCTTTGCTTTGACTCTGACGCCCATTCGTTCGTATCTAACAGTAATATAGTCGCCCAATACAAGTTTGTCCCACTTTGACTGTTCCTCGATTACTGACAAAAAATTAATAATATCAATATTCATGGTCAATTGAGGCACTTTAACTTCATCAAAATGCTTTTGTCCCTCTGTCAGCAAATCTTTAGGATCAATACAGCTATCGTTGCTATATGTATCTTCTTTTACAAAGGATTGTAACTCGATTAATTGATCGGGAGTAAAGTTTTTACCACTTGATAATAGACTTTGTAACTGTGTTATCTGAGTCATGATTGTAGTAAGATAACTCTTTTGTTCTCCGATCTCCGCTTTTTTCGAATCAATCTGCATTTGTTTGTTACTGGGAGAGTAGCGATTGATAATCACGTCGTCATTATTGGGTGCGTCAAACTCATTATCATTAATAGCTGTGAGTTGGATATCAATTACCGATGAACCGCTGCCTGTTATAAGAACACTTGAAGTAGTTAAGTCCTTAATTTTACCTAAGAGGGTCCACTTGTTAGATGTAGCCGTTTTTAAGTTACCATTCAATGAGACTTGTACGTTTTGAGCATTTGAAACTTTCACCATAACACCGTACTTATACATGGTTTGAAGAGATGTGAAATCAATAGTACTTGGTGTACCATTATGATTCATAGATTCAAAAAACATAGTGGGAGAATTGTTATTTCCCAGTTGATAATTATCTACAATCGTTAGTATCGCTTTAAGTTCATTCTGCCTGTCTGTTAATTCACTTTCTTTGGTTGAGATTACTACACTATAATTATCTCTTTGGGTTTTTAATAATTGGAATTGATTCTTATTCTGTTCAACTAGTTCTTGATAATCTAAAATTGCGTGACATAAAGAATCTGACATTTGATAACTATGCTCAATTACATTTTTGTTTACATCCCTGCTGAATGGATACATAAAATACGAATAATCTTCCAGATAACTTTGTCCAGTAGGGGAGATAGAGTTGATAGTCAACCCATCTTTTCCTTTGAGATAAAGTCTAGTAACAACCTCGTTAGCGTCAGACTTCTTATCAAAACTCTTAAGAAAACTTTCATATGAAAAAGTTAGCCCAGTATCCAACCCAAATACTTCGGGCTTTTTCATATTTACTGTTTTATTCTCGGTATTGAATATAGTTACCGCATTGTAGGTATTCCCAACATCATAGATTGCACCAAGAATTTTATTATCTAAGAATTCAAAACTTCTTTTAGATAGTTCAAAGTCTACATCTACATCACCAATTTCCCAAACCGTTTTATCTAGGATTTCATTTAGTACGGTTCTAGCACCTTTTGATTCTGCTTTATATCCTTTAAGAATTCGCTTTGCTAACTCAAATTCCAAACTTAGTGCTGTAATTTGTTTGTAGTCGGACGTATCAGTCATAACTTCATTAATTGCAGTTATCATGTACCAGTTAATACTTTTACCAAAGACCATCTTAATAAGATAGTTTTCTTTAACTAAATCAATATTTTTATTTTTACGTAGAGCATGATTATCATCAATGTAGTAGGGGATATTTAATGAAAGCTCATTCGTTTCATTTACTGGTGTCTTTAAATTGTCCCCGTATGCCTCACTCAATTTGCTGATAATTTCTTTATTTGGTTTAGCTAGAAAGTAATTGGGCTTATACGGCTTTTTGAAATAATCTATATCTCCTAGCATAAAACTCCTCCATATTAAAGAGGGCTGTTTTAAATAACCAGCCCCAATGTTTTACCATCCTTGTTTTGTTTTTTTATTCCACAGTTCCTCAATGCTGTCGGTGACGATCTTGGCTCCTTCCTTGTCTCCCTTAATATTGTCAATACGAATGCTTAAACTATTGTCAATTGCTTGTGGTGTTTTGACGTTATTGTTGAATATACCCTGCGGAAGAATATTGGCAATATTGTTACCCAAACTACTGAAAACATCTCTCGAAATATTAATTATCTTTAATAATTTAGAGGTATCGAATTTATCCAATACAAGCTCTTTTTCATGCGCGAGTAGGAATTGACCTTCATCTGGCATACCAGCGGGGGTCATACCGCCCATTTTTGCAGAAAACACCTTATTCTTTAATTCCTCGTATGAGCCATCAGGGAACCCATATTTAGTACGATATCCGACATTTGTGCTATTTAATGATTCAAATTGAGCCTGTTTATTTTTATAATCAGCAGAATTTTTTATTAAAGTACGCATATCAGCCTTAAGCTGTTCTGCTTTTTGTTTGTTAGAGAGATAACTATCCCAAGCGGTCTGTTTTTCTGATCTGCCGCCAGTTACAGGGTTGGTATTCCCATTGCCCGATTCAATGCCTGATCCAGTACCCGTATCATTGTTGCTTTTGTCTGCTAGGGGATAGTTTTGAGCATATTTTTCATCAACACTCATCGCATATTTAAGATTAGAAGAAATCTTATCAGCGTATAATTTAGAGTTTTTTTCTAACTCCTGATAAAAATTTGTATAAGCAGCCTGAACAATGCCTAACTCATTCTGTATTCTAACGGTGTCGCCACTCATTAGGGATTGCTTCATATTATAAAAATACTGTTCGTCATTGAGTAGGCCATTATAATAATCGTCATTAATCTTTATGAGACTATCAATATTCCTGATGAACGATTTATTCTTATCATCTTCAAGCTTTTTCTCTTTATCAACAGCATTCTTACGATCCTCAAGTTGATCTGACAAACCATCCTTGCGAATAGTTATTTCTCTATCGCGTTGGAGTTTTGTGATTTCTTCTGCTTTGGCATCAATCTCTTTTTGGATGTCGACGCGCTGTGCTTTGGCTTCAAGGGAATCATCTAATAGCTTACTACTAAACTTAGCATCAAGTTCTGCCTTTTCTTTTTGTAGTATAGCTAATTGTTTCTTATAATCATCTTCAGAAACTTCTCGATCTAAACTTTTAGACTGAGCATTAATATTATTCTCGAACGCCTGATACTCAGACTCTAGATTATTAATTCTGGTTTCGTGGCGTTCATTTTCTAATTCTTTTTCTTTTTCATATGCATCTTTCTGGATTTTTTGCTGTTCTTGAAGTAACTTTTTATAATTCTCAATTATTTTATCAGCATAATCTTCTCGAAGTGATTTAACCGCATCCGAGTATTCATAAAGACTCAGAGTATATTCTCTAAGTTTGTTTCTATGTTCTTCTCTAGCCGATGCTGTTAATTCTTCATTTCTCGACTGGGTTTCCTCATAGTCGATAAGTTTTTTGGTAACCGAAATCTTATCACTAAGAATAGAAACCTGATCTTTAATTGCTTGATTATACTCTTCCGATCCTTCTACATAACCCTTCATCTTTGCTTCTGAGAGATCCAATTGATGATTCAATTCAGACAATTCATTCTCTAGAGGATAAGACTTAGAGTTGATTAACTCTGCGTTTAAATCCTTAATCTTCGCAGTATAATCTTCTAATTTGGCTTCATCTAGTATTTTATTCAAGTCGGATTTCTGTTTAGCATTCAACTTCTGATTTGTTAGTTGTTTTTCCGTACTTACAATCAACTCATCATTAACAGTTTTTTGCTTCTTAGTAGTGGCAATTTGAATATTCAGTTCTTTGTTATAGTCAGATGATCCTTCTTCAAGCTGAGACATCTTATTCTTGGAGCTATCAATTACATTTCCAAGATCAGAAATGCGTTGCTTCGATGAGTCAATGGAAGAGGTGATGTTTGCATACACCTTAAACAGTTTTTCAGCCTGAACATCCAACCAATCTGAAGACAATTTCTTTAAATAAGCGTCATAATCAGCAAATTGAACGCCTAAAGCATCCATCATGTATTGGAGCTGATTCTTCTCATCACTTTTGATCGATTGGATTTTGCTCTGAGAATTAATTTGTTTATTGTTCTCATTGCGCCATTCAGCAGAGTTGGGATCAAGAGTATCTTGTTTTTTCTTAGATGCTTCAATTGCGCTCTCTTGGTCGGCAATTAACTGTTCAAACCCTGTTTTAGTGTTATCCAGACTCTTAATATAAGCAGTGTGGATCTGAGAATCTAGAGCAACAAGTTTGTCTTCTGCCTCTGTTTTTGCATCAGCTTTTTCCTTTGCCGTAGCGTTGTCAGTTTTAACAGTTTTTCCACCAACTTTAGACGTAGACTTACCATCGGAGGAAGAGGAGAGAGGGGTATAAGATGAATCAGAAGCAACGCGTCTAGCACCTTCGTATTTATACTTCTGTGTCCATGTCTTGCTATTTAAATCTTGCTCACTAAGCCCCTTGTTCCCCATTTGAATAAACTTGCCGTTTCCGGTATACATACCAACGTGGGAATTTGCCTTCCCGGTAGTATTAAAGAATACCAGATCCCCAGCCTTTAGATCCGCCTTAGAAACAGCAACACCCTGTTTGGCTTGTTCTGCTGCTGTGCGGGGTACTTTTACATCAAGAAATTCATCAAACATTTCTTGGATAAACTGAGAGCAATCCGATACTGCTCCATCGACAAATTGATCGTAAGTACCCTTAAACTTACCCCCGACTTGCCCGTAGGTGAAATTACCTTGGAGGCTACGTGCAGCATCAACCATATTAGCAATGGCGCTAGTGGAGGCGGTAGAGTCGGAATCAGATGCTTTAGTTTTAACCGTGGTCGTAACTTTAGTGGAAACTAACTTTGATGGATCTTTAATACCCTCTTCATAGAGTCGCTTCTGTTCCTTGAGTAAGGATATCTCTTTGCTGATGGATTCCTGACGTTCCTTAGAGCCATCCTTGAGTTTATCCTGAGAGTTCTGGAGCTTCTTTTGTGCAACATCAACAGCGAGGAGTTCTTTCTGAAGATCAGTGAGGATTTCTACGGTATTGGATACTGAGTCGTAGTTTGTGTTATTGGCTTTGGTGGAATCTTTTGTTGATTTTTCTGTTTTATTTGCTACAGTAACAAAGTCTTCTTTTACAGAGTTGAGGATGCTAAGTTTTGCAGACAATGCATCAAGACCGGACTTTTCAATAGACAGATCGAGAACGGTATCATCACCATTTCTCAAAATAGCAGCAACCTGTTTTTCAGCTAACGATTCGCTAATGGTTCCATCTGAAACTCCGGCGTTTAAAGAATCAATTCTTTCTTGAGCTAGTGCTTTTCGTTTTTTATTGATTGCAGCAACTTCAATTTCCATTGCTTCAATCCGTTTTTTAGCACCATCAATAGCCTGTTTTGTCATAGCTATTTCAGCATTAACAACAGCTATTTTCTCATCCTTCTTAGACTTAATGAACTCTAATACCTTATCTTTACTAAGTCCAGTAACCTTTATAAAGTCTCCGTATTTTTCATTCATTTTGGTAATAGTAGAAGTAGAAAGATTGTTAGATTTTTTCAATTCATTCTGAGCAGATGTTAAAAGTTCAATTTCATCAGATGAATCGGAGATAGACTTTACAAATGCAGTCATCTCATCTGACGTTCCATTCATGGTGTCATCCAGTGCCTTCATAGCATCCGTCAGAGAAATAATTTCGTCTTTTGAATCTTCGGCGGTGTCACCGACTCCTTCGACGCCATCATTTACACCTTGAAAATTGAGTTGACTAATTGCAACTTGGAGAATGTTGTATTGATCTTTTGTTAGTCCGGCAGCACCAGCCACTTTTTCAAGGGATGCAACAGCATCATCCATCGAATTTACATCTGTCTTTTGGAATGTATTGAACAATTCAGTTTTAAACTTATTTAATACTTCTAGATCGTCTGTTTTTGCTGTAGCAACGATAGACGCAAACCCATCGGCAAGAACTCTTGTAGACGCTTTAACCTCAGTACCACCAGCCTCGATGGTGTCGGCGTAGGCAGAGAATTGGGCCTTAAATGCTTGTTCTCTTTTACTTACTACTTTGTCAAGTTCGGTTCCAGCAGTTTCTAAAGTTTTTCTGGCATCGATAATTGCTTGAGCAATATCTTCACTGAGATCCGCAATGGCTCTTTTTGTGTTTTTAGCGTCATTGGGGTCGATTTCAAGGAGTGCGTTCTGAGTGTAAGGTAGTTGCCCTGCGTCGTTTTTAATTACGGTTTTATTTGCAACACTGTCTTCAATGTACTTCTGCTGTTTTATTAATTCATCAAGTTTTGCTTGAGCCGTTTTTCTTGCTGATTCTTGAGTTTGAATGTCAGAATTTATCTGTGTCTTATTGGCCTTGTACTCATCCAATGCTCTTTGTTGCTCAATCGCTGCTTCTTCTTTTAATTTGTCGATTCTATCGCCTATGGCGGCAGTGTTGGCCTGTACAGCATCAGTCTGATCCTCGACAGTTTTCATTGTTACGCCGTGTTTTGATGCTAGATCGGATTCAACGCCAGCAAGTCTAATTTTTTCTTGCGTGGTTAGATTCGTTTTATTTGCTAATTCATTGTATTCATTGGACAAATCTTGAAGCTCTTTTAGATTTCCTGTTTTCTCTTTAAGTTGATCAAGACTTGATCCTGCTTCATCAACAACTTCGGATGTTTTCGCGAAATGTCCTATAACTTTCTCAAGTATCCAACCCAGACCAACAAGAGCTGCCCCAACACCAGTACTAATCAACATACTCTTTAAACTTATTCCGGCAAGTTTTGCGGAAGCAGACAATCCCATTAGTCCCATTCTTGCGCCACTTGCAGCAGCAGTCATACCAAAAAGACTGGCAATTGTGGTTGTAATGTTAACTATAAAAATCCTAAAACCAGTGCTTAATAACATTAATCCAGCATAAGAAACACCGAATAAGACAGGGAGGAGACCAAAGTGTTCCACTGTGGATGCGAGAACATTCCCCAAGCTTGTTAATAGTGATGTTATAACCACAACCGAGTCCGAAATAATTGCATTTCCCATAGCCAGTGCAAGTGTATCCCAAGCTGTTTTCATCTTTTGAATTCTGGCTTCAAGTGATTGCATATATTTTTCGTTTTCAGATACGGCAGACCCTTGTGAATGTAAAGCTGTTTCTGTCGCATTTACCGATATCTGGTAATTCTGCATGAGCGCGAGGAACCTGGAGAGCTGAAATCGGCCAGCCAAATTTACAGCAGTATTTTGTTGTTGTTCCTTAGATAGACTTCCCCACTTAGAGGCCAATTCATCGAGAATAACCGGAGCATCTTTAACTTCTCCATTCAGTTCTCTCATTTTAATACCAACGGCTGCGAGGGTTGATTCTGATTTACTCATTGTTGTTAAGCGAGAATAGATTGTTTTCAGTGCGTTCATCCTGTTACTTTCAGATCTTTATTGACAGATCCTACTGACTATACTTACAAATAGAAGTATAGCGGAGGCGGTACTCCTTTAAAGTGTCTTTACACTTGACCGCCTCTCTGTGCTTTTTTGTATCTGGGTTATGGCACAAGATCAGACTATATCTTCATCTAGAAATACTAGATGCTCTGCGTGTAGTCGTTACGGGGATATATTGTTATTATTTTGCTTTTTAATAGACTCTCAATATTTTCATAAATTTCATGTTCCCAAAGAACTATGACCTTGAATCCATATTTATTAAATGTCTCAATTCTTATCCTATCTTTTTCTACTTGAGCAATTTGATGCTCATTTGGTTGTATTAAATTATCTCCGTATATATCTGGATTAGTATGCCAATAGTCTCCAAAAACTTCAACAATAATATTGGTATTTGGTAGATAGAAATCAGCGTAGTATTTATGGAAAAATCCCTGCTCCTGAAGAAAAGGAATATTGTTTTTTAATAGCCACTCTTTAACCATTTTTTCAGGAAGAGTTTCACCTTTTGTCATTCTGTATTTTTCATTTCCTTTATATTTGGCAATTTTAAATGATTCTTTCACTATAATGTTTTTAGCCCAATATCTTTGTTTGCAGAACTGAGAACAAAATTTGCTAGTTTTCGATGCATGACGGGTAGTGAAATACTTATCTTTGCATTCAAAACATTCCTTTTCGATTTTTCCGCCTCTAAAATTGCTTGATTTTTCACCTATCCGTTCTCTTGACTGCCATAAACCTTGACATTTTCTTGAACAAGTGATCTGATTATCATATGTACTAGCTTTTACTTTGAATTCACTATTACATATTAGACAATTTTTAGTGATGTTCTGTGTCCTCTGTCTTTTGTTATATTCTCCAACGCATTTATTTGAACAGAAATAGAGACCACTTTCGCTTTTATCACATTGAGTTTTATTTCTGTAAAACGATTTATCACAAATTCCGCACCTATGTAGTAGTGTTTTACCAAATAAATATTTACATTCTTGAGAGCATATATGATTCTCTGCTCTATTAATTTGATGAATTTGAAGTTTATAAATTTTTCTACAAACATCACATTTAACATCTGCTTTGATCTTAGAACTTTTGGGAACCTCAATAAAACTTGCCTCAAATACATCCCCATATTTAGTGAATTTATACCCAAGTTCTTCATAGTGTTGTTTAGTATTACCATGCCAATTAACCAATATTTTTTGTTCTGTGATTTTCAATTTAATCTCCTATCTAAGTAGTGTCCAATCTATAAAACGTATATTAATAACAATATATCTTCCCTCGGTATTACGTTCCCCAACGCTTCCACCGATATAGCAAAGTTTTCATTAATCAATCACTTGATTAAGCGGCAACAAGTTTACCGACCACTGCTCCTGATTCTCTAGTTGCTGTTGTAATGGCTGTTGTGTCTCCGATTAATTTATCGATAGTAACACCAAAGGTCTTTCCGGCTGAAGCAGATTTATTTATACTCAATGCAAGACCTTGCGAACTTACTGCGAAATTGTTATCTACTTCGTTAATTTTATTCGCTACTTCGATACTTTTACCAGCCTCAACACCAAATACGGTCATTGATGCCGTTAGCGTATCAACAGCCTCGGTTGGTGTTAAATCAGATATGTTTTGAAATAGAGTTGCAGTCTTAGCAAGCTCAACAGTTTGATTTTCATCAAAACCCATTCTGGCAAAGCCAATCGCATTTTCGTTTACCTCTTTAATACTTCTACCTAACTCATTAGCTAGTCCTATATTTTTTGTCAACATGCTATCGAAGTCAGTATCTTCATCCATAACACGCTTAAGTTGTGTCAATTGCGAATCGACTTCAATAATTGTTTGCGTCATCTGTTTTAAAGCATTAATAGAACCATAGAACAAACTACCCACACCAGCATACATAAGCATGCTGCTAAAGGTCGTTTTTAATATATTTCCTAGTCCTTGGACATTAGGAGACGCATTTCTAGCCTCTGCACCAATACGATTAATCTGATCGGTAATTTCTTTTGACTTAGTCTTGAAATTGGCTGTTTGAGTGTCTAAGCTTTTTAATTGCGCCAACAAACTTGTCAATTGGCTTGAATCAACCTTGTCCTTATGCCTACCCGAAAGCAGATTGTTAATCTGGGTCTCTGTACGTAATTGAGTAGAGGAGAGGGTAGCACGATCTTTTTCAACTGTTTTTTGTCTCGAAGCTAAATTATTCAAAGCTTCTATTCTTCGATTAATCCCAGTCAATTCACTATCAGTTAATTGCTTGCCACTATTCTTAGCAGCATTAAGATTGCTCAATACTTTATCGTATTGTCTATTGAGAATATCGAGAGCCTTGGCTTCAGCAACGCCACTAGAGGCGCTATTTGTATTTTGTTTACCAGAGAAAGCGGAATTGATTAATGACTGAGTTTGTTTTTGATTCTTGGCAATCATATCATTGTTCATTTTGATTGCTTGATAGTGAGCCTTATCTGTTGCTTCTGCTTGTTTATTTGATGCCTGGAGATTCTTCCAATCTAGGTCGCGATTCTTTTGAAGTGCTAGATAATGAAGTTTATCCATAGCTTCAATTCTAGATTGATTCGTTTTGAGTGCGTTGTAATGATCTCTATCCAATGCCTCAAGTGCTTTATAGTCCTTTAGTTGATTTGTGATATTATCAATATTCTTAATAGAATTATCTGGTAAATAGGTAACAGTTTGCTTAGAATTATCAACGTTATTCCCTGATGTAACGGTACGAATGCCCTTACTGTTGGTTTTTTCGCGTTCAATTTGCCACTTTTGTTCTGCCTTAATAGCTTCATTTGTGGCTTTTGTTTGATCTTGGATGCTCTGAGTAGTGTTCTTTGAGCTATTATTAACAGCATTATTGGCCGTACTTTGTTGTTGAAGCTGAGAGGTAATAGTATTAAGATTCTTTGACAATGATTGGATGTTATTTATAAATGACTTATCTATATTAAGTTTTAAATCAATTTTTTGGAGGGAAGGATGCTTGCTTAATGCCCTAATTGAAGCGTTAAGGTCTTTCAGTGCGAGACCTGAATTTAGCTTAGCCGATATGAGTATTGCCAATGGGTTTGCCATTATGTTTAAACCACTTCCTTTTGATATTTAAGTGAAATATAAAAAAGAAGAGATTTAAAATCTCTTCTTACTGGTCTTCATATGTAATTTGTTCTACAATTTCAGCCAAACAATCGTAAACGTCTGCATCTTTACCTTCTAATTCAGAAGGACCACGGTTCAATACCGATTCTTTAACTGAGAGAAGCATCTTTTTATTTTCTTCATTTTGCTCGATGTAAATTTCTTCGAAACTCAGGTCTTGAATTTCTTTAAGTCGTTCATCGTTATTTTCAAAAATCCACTTATCATTCTCAATAATGGGATCACCGGAACTATCTTTTACTGTGTAGTCAACATTGATTTCGCGTAATTCATCTGTGAACACTTGATACTTGTCGATTAGGATTTTTTTGAATCTTGAACGCATTCGACTGTCTACACGATCTAGCCTAAGAGAATGGAGGTAGCTGATAAATGGCTCAAGTTCAAATTTCTTAATTTTCATGACTTAACTCCCCGAGAAGCCCTTATAAGAAAGGGCTTGTATATGTATTTTTATGATAAAACGATAGTTTGATGCTAACCGAAAATCTTATTTCTTTCTTCTGCAAAATCCCTTAGATCGTAATGGGCGATAGTTGTAGCGATATTTTCATGATGCGCTACGTATTTTGAGACTATTTCGATAGGGATCTTTTTAACTTCCAACAAATATGTAACACACGATGCTTTAAAAAGATGGGGGTTAATCCGTCTTCCTAAAATATTTGAAAGAGTTTCTTTGCAAAACTCGTTAGCCCAAGCTTCTGACATTGAACCCGTTTCTCCGCTATATTTAGTAGTAAAGATATATTCAGCTTCATAGTCACGTTTTTCAATCCATAACTTAGCATACTGCAATGCTTCTTCGTTGACCATATAAGGTTCTTGCTTTCCATCTTCGCCACGACCCTTGAGGCGAATTATGTGAGACATTGTATAACCGCCGCCTTCAACAATAGGGTAGTTCAAAATTTCAGTTTTAAACTGTGGGATCTCTGCACGTCGAGCACCTACATTAAAAGCAAATGCTACCCACGCAGCACCAAGATAGTTTTTATCATTCACCATTGTTTTCATTATTAGATCATAGTCGTCTTTTGATATCTTTACTTTGTTGTATACGCTATTCTTGGTTATCGCTGGTAGACCGCGAGTGAAGTTTCTAAACATCTTATAGTTCTTATCATCATCTGCCACAACATTTTCAATATAATTACAAAGACTTGAAACACACGCCTTGCGTAAACCAATTGCACTGGATGACATTTTTCTCGTATCTCTCAAGAAACTAATATATCTCAAAAAATCTCGTTTACTAATATCGTATAGAAATTTATTGTTCATGCTCTTATATATGTAGTAACCGAACTGCCTTAAGCAGGATCTATATTGAATTTTAGTTTTTTGACTATGTGCTTGAACCGAGATGTACTCTTCGACCAAGTTGCGATAATCTTCATTAACCATTTGCCATTTTTGTTCATCAACAGGAGGTAGCTTTTCGGCTGTCTCTCTGAGCATATTTTTATTAAATTCTGCCATTCATCCATCGTCTCATTTCCCTTTACTTTATCAAATTACAATTTCATCATCACTTCACAAATCACTTCTGAACCTTCAGTCCCTGAACTTCCAAACCCTTCATCAGCGCATGTTCAACACTACCGTCATTTCTCAATTCATCACGAGTGACTTCTGTAAATAGCCTACTCTTATGTGTATAAGGGAATGCCCATTCCTCGTTATATCCAACGCCAGTTTCAACAACGACTCCTACATTTTTGTTGCCATCCATCCGATGACTCTCAATGGATACGGTGTTATTATCAATCATCTCTACTTTGATATTAGCGTCATCAATTAAACCACCATTTTCGCGTTGGCGTTCATAAATAACGGGGTCATATTTATCATAAACCTCTGTCTGGATGTTCTCTTTAAGTTTTTTTCTAGCAACACCATTACCCACATCATTTTTGAGTGATTGCGCAATCTGTTTGTTTAGATGTTTTTCCAAATCTTTTAGGCTTTTAAACTCCATCAGTTACAGCTTCTTCTTGAGTACTAATAGTTTGCTTAATTGCTAATTCACCTAGCAATTCGCCAGCACGTTTACTTGAAATATCTAGTTTTTCATAAACCTTCTGAACTTGTTCATGATCGAATCCTTCAATAACTGCTTCCATAATGCCAGTATCATAAAGAGCGAGGGATGTATCTACAAGTTCTTGAATATCATCGTTTGTTTTAGGAATCATCGGTACATCTGAGAATTCTCTAAGAATAAAGAGATGGAGTATTCCAGCGGTTCCACGAAGTAAGTCGTCAGAAATAGAAGATGAGGTGCTTAATTTTTCCAATACAGAAATATAATCCATGACTACCTTATCCACCAATGATTCTTTAAATTCAATGGAAACATTCACTTCATCATTGTCTTCAAGAATATAGATTTTCCGTTTCTTATCGAGTTCCTTACTAAGTTTATTGATTTTTGCTGCTGTAAGTTTAGCCATTAATTAATCTCTCCTTTTAGTTCATATATAGATTTAGCGCTTCAATAGCGGTTTCTGCTCTAACATCCCAAGAGTTTCTAATTGAAGTTTCTATTCTCTTTGCTTCTTTCTCTTTGCTGTTTTCTGCAATGACTCTATCAATTACTTCAAGACAATTATCAATATTCATAAAATCAACTACATCTGAAAAGTTAGCCACCACATCTTCAATCTCTGTTGTTACAACTGGTTTCCCACTAGCTAGATATTCTTGTAACTTTACGGGGTCGCAGCCCTTCATCATCTCCGTTAATTTAAAGGGAATTATTGCAACGTCGAAGTGTGATAAATATATAGGTAACTGTAGATAGTCCTTATGTTCAATGTTGTATACGTTTGGATGATTTACTTCAATTGGATAATATTTATTTTTACCTATCAATACTACTTTATATTTCTCTGCAATTTTCTTGATGATTTCAGTGTCCAGCCAAGTTGCAAGCGCACCATAAAACCCCACAACTTTATCGTCCTTATTTGTTTTTGGGAAATCATGAGGTTTGTCCAGTCTCTTTTTTGCTTTTTTAAAATGTGCAAAATCTCCACCATTAGGACACATGAAAATTGGCTTATTCGTTCGCTTAGAATGATACTCATATAAGATATTTGCTGTACACGAAACTATATCCGCCTTGGAAACAGCATAATCCAATTTGTCTTTCCATACGGCAAATTCATCGACCGGATTATCAATTGCATCAAATACAACAAAATCCTTCTCTACGGTCAGGTGATAGTCAATATGTTCGGGATAGGATACCCAGTATACGACTTTGCCTTGAATCAAAGATTTATAATCGGAGTTCCCTCGAACAACAAACATATTTTTACTGACTTCGTTGATTGGTTTAGGAAGGGGTTTGAATACTTCTGAACTTATAAAAATACATCTTACATTGTTGATCCTGGATAATGCTTTCAATAGTTGATGGGGGCGCTGATAGAGCATGTAATAATCTACGGTGGGCGGATAAATAATAGTAATACTTTGCTTGGATTTGATAGACATCTCTGATCTCCCTAATTTTATTTTTCCATTACATGTGTACAGAATGTCCCGACATCGCAATATATTTCAAATCCTTTACTCTGAGCCATTGCACAAAAATAGGCATCTTCCCCTTGAGGATGATACCCGAACTTTATGTTTTTATAGACTTTCTTATTGATCATCCATACTGCTCCAGTCAAATCGGCTTTTAATAGATGTTGATGTTTGTTGTAGGGGGCTTCGCGTATGTAGTGATTAGATATATGCTCATAGTTATTTTTCTCATTTAACTTCATTATATTGGGGTATTTATATGGACGTTCTGGATCGACAAGGTAGCCATTATATATTAGTCCCGAAACAATATCTTTTTCGGCGTTGAGTAGATTATTAATTACACTATCAGGGACTAAAATATCGGAATCGATAAACAGGAGTTTTTCGGTCTTAACTTTGAACATAATGTAATTTTTTAATACACTCAAATGATTATAAATATGTTTATCTCTAGTGTCAGTAGCACGAGTGTCCAAAGGGATGTTTCGATTATATATTTCTATAGTGATGCGGTTATATTTATCTAAGTGATTTTCTTTAAACGATCTAAGTATTTCTTCACTGTGATCGGAACTATCATTGAGAACAAAGAAGAGGTTGATTTTTGATTTTGGATAGTCGATATCATGTATGTGATCTAGATATTGGTTTAAAATGAAACTTCTATTTCTAACCGGAGCAGCAATCGTGAGAGTGGGTAAGTCATTTATGTTATTCATTCATTTACGAACTCCTAAATGGATTTACAGTTCATATTTTTCTATGATATCTATGTATTTTTTTGAATCTTTTCTTATTCTATTTAATTTTCCAAAATCATAAGAAACCTTTGTTTTGCTGGTAATCAAAAAATTATTATCAATATCAAAAGTAACCCAGGATCTACCGGAATTTATTATATTTTTAGCGATTAGAATCATTTCTTCTATTGCTTCAATAGAGGGGAGGCGGTCTTTTTTCGAAATAATTCTAATTTAATTCCAACCATTACGATATAAAGCATATCTTCTACGCCTTTCCTTTTCTTTAAACTTTTTTTCAGAAATAAGACCGAATTTTACTTTTCCATCGTGAAGGCCACCGTCATATTCGATATAAATATTTTCTTCTGGAAAAGCTATATCTAAAAACGATCCTTCGCATAGATAATTGATGTCGCCGCTAGTTATGCTGTGAATATATGCTTGCTGCAATGATATAGACATAGAATTGTTTATGTTAAACGTTTTGAACGTTTTTGCTCTTACCACTGAGTTTTGCATTGGATTAGCACAGCCAAAACGTTCAAAACTTGTTTGGACTTTCTTAATTTCAATACACTTAGGACAACGAACACTACCGTTCATAATGTTCCTAAGTCTTCTACTATGAGTTTCTCCGCATGAACAAATGTAGTCAACATGGTCAGATAGCGCCATATGCAAGTAGTCCCTATCTTCAATAAGTATCTTTATATTGTTATGTTTAGCATATTCCATTACTTTTCGCAGAGATCTTCTTCTAGTTGATCCAGATTTTTTTAGGCCACATTTAAAACATGAGCATCCTAATCTACTAACTACATCATAACTTGTTTCTGTCTTTTCTCCACAAGAACAAATATAGGATATTTTTTGTTTTGCGTCTTTAATATGTGTAGTTAGTAAAGAATATCCTAGTTCTTTCATTGTAATTCTAACAGTGTTGTAGATAATGATTTCTCTACACACATCACAACAGAAATTATATATATGCCCAATTGATCTTATTTTTTGATCTTTTCTTCTATTGTACTCTGTTCGTTCAAGTCTCCATTCACTTTTCATACAATAATCACATGTAACGGTTATTGGGCCTCTTTCTTTTATCAAATTCCACCATTCTCCCTCTTGGTTGCACAAATAAAAAAGCCCACCTATATTAATAGATGGGCTTATTATGTATTTGTGCTTATTAAGCCAAATCTGATTCATCAAAGATATACATCGTATATAGGTCTTTAGAACCCGGAACAGCTAGTGCTTCCATTACAATATCCTGAGTAGCAGGATCTCCATCGGGAGCCATTGCCATGCTCCAATTATCTTCAAGTTTGACAGATGGAATAGTAATCTGTGCAGCATAATCCTGTTTTGTGAGTACATCGCGAACTAGAACATCCAGAATTAGCTCAAAACTGCCAGCGAACTTATCGGTTTGCGCCTTTAGTTGTTTTGTGCCCGATCCTGCCATTGTCTTATAGTATGCAATGACTTTTTCTCCATCTATTAGAGCACCAGTTGCAAACGTTACTACCTTATCTGTCACACTATACTCACCAGCAGTAGGGGAGGCGGATTTGTAATCAAAGCTTTCTCCTACAGTTCCATCGGGAAGATACTTGCTTACGCTAACCAATGCTCCGGTTGTTATGGGGGTGTAATCTAGTGTTACAGAGTTTCCAGTAACCTTCAAGATATTATCCACCGTTACTGGTGTTGCAGCCGTAATGATTTCTGTACCCAACAGCATGGCAATCAGATCGTTTGTAAACAAAGCATCTTGCAGAGTGAATTTGGCTGCTTTATTACCAGAAAATCCCACTAGTTTAGGGTTACCACTACCACCTTGTGCATATACTGTATCTGCTGTATTTTCGAGTCCAGATTGTTTCAAACTATCCAATCGTGCTCTAAGTTTCTTTGTAACTTGGTCAAAAAATGATGCAGTAGCTACATCACGAATTGTCCATCGATTTGTTACTGTCATTATATAATTCCTCCATTATGTGATAATCTTAGTCCAAGTATTTTCTTGGATTTTTATTTTTGTAGAGTCTATGTTCCCAGAATAAATACCCATCATGATGTTATTGTAATGATCAATATTTTCTAATCTGTAATACCCATCATAAAATTGGTATATTGTTAACTTTTCTATATCTAATATGGATAAGTTATTGGATTTCCAAGCCAAACCCGATATGAGGCTATGTAGATTATTAATAGGTTTTTTTTTAGGTTTCTTCGCTCTATCACCCATTATTTTTTTAATGAACTCTTCTGCTTTAGAATTTGCAGGATTAAATTCTTCCTCTTCCGTCTTGTCTGGCACTTTATTTGCAAATCTAACTACTTTCTGAATTGAATTAATCGTGTTTTCTGAAACGAACTGTTTTCCAATTCGGAAATATCTTTCGTTTTCAACAACGTCTAATACAATATCTTTACCAAATATAATCCTTGACCCAAGTTTTAAGGACTCTCTGAAAACATCATCTTTTTGGAAAAAGTAAATCATGAGATCTGTATTAGATTGTTCTAAATCCTTTAGATCAGGAAATCTGTTTTTGTCAAAAAGCAGAGAAGAGAGGGCGTGATTGTATGATTCATACCCATGAAAAATTACAGTTTTTAAAAGAGGAGAGTGGACAAATATACCATCTACGAGGATTGGCTTTCCGAGCAGTAGCTTTAATTCGATATCTTCAGTAATTTCAATCATCTGTTAAAATCTACTGGTCTATAGCTCAGCACGTATCCTTGAAATTTCTCGTTAACCACATATTCATTTAGACCACCAAATCCCAATTCTCCTAATCCAATTCCTCTTTTACTATTCATCAGTTCTTCAATCTTTGTCATTATAAAATCCATGCGAGTATAACCGTAGTCTGTCCTAAATAAGTCTCGATGAGTGAACATATAGATGTTCAACAAACCATTCTTAAAACTATTTCCTGTTGGTCTGTAATCGGTGCAAGATATAGTAACAAATGTTTTAGCGGTTTCAGTTGTATCTGGAATAAAACGATGAGGGAATATATTCTCATAAATAAGATTATCCAGATCATCAATATCAGGTTTTTCAAGAAATCCTTCATCTGCATAATACACAGCCTTGCACAGTTCTTGGTCGCTTAACAACCTATTTATAATAGTGTCCTTATATTCACTTATCTCTTTGAGAAATGACAATTATACTCGCCTCATTTCTTCAACTTACAACGAAGTCTGGAACTACCTCGCACTTTAAATATCCGCCTGTATCAACCTGTCGAGTATCATTGAATGTAGAAATCACAGTCGTACATTGAGCCAAAGACATTGGAGTTGTTCGATGAATTTCTTCTCCAAGTGAGTTACGAAAGATAGAGATATACAATCCACCATTAGGAGTTAAATGCCCCAAATCATATGTAATACTAATACATTTTAATGCTTCAAGCGCACTGCCTTTATCGGGATGCTTTACTTTATCAAATGCAATTTTCAGCTTATTATCTGTTGCAATTGAATAAGCATATGTATAACTAGGATTGATTGTAACGTCCAAATCAGCATCAATGATCTCAACCGTTGGTGTTGCACCAATCAAAACGTCTCCATCCAATCCACTGGAATGTTGCTTAGAATAGGGGAGAGAACTATAGATAAGCCAGTTGTTTATAATGCCTTGTACAAATGATTCTACTTTTAGTTCTCCAAAACGAACAATTGCTTGACCCATGTTTCACGCTCCTTAATATAATGGCTTAACTTTGATTCTTAATTTTGACTCAGAAAGTCCGTTTTGATTTTTAACATGTAACCAGAAGTATCCGATAGTATTACCCGTAAAAATTGAACAGGTATTGGCAGAACTATCTTGAACAGAAATAGTGGCTAGGTCAGTCTCTGAAACTCCGTCATCTGAAGTCAATAAAAACTCACTATCGTCATGATATTCAACACCGTTCCGGTAAAATTTAACAGAATATGATTGAGTTCTGTTTTTTTTGATTTCACTTACTCCTATGATTTCGCATGTATACGCATATGCGGTAGATTCAGTAACACTTATTTCGATTTCTGCAAAGACATCCTTATATGAAACTTTTACAACTACGAGACCTGTTTTTTTAGGCGTGACAAGACCATCAGTTGTGATGTCAATAATTTCATTGTCACTAACAGAATATATAATGTGGGGGAGGGAAGGAAGGGGGGTATCGCGATTTTTTACTATGATATTTAGCTGAAGTGTTTGATCTTCTTTAATTGTTGCGAATTTACCGTTAATAATCTCAACTCTAAATTGAGCTACATTGTCGTAATAATCGGCAATTCCCAATTCAAGGTTATCTTTGGCTGGATTAATTTCATCTTCTTGCAAAGTGATAATAATTAATCCCTTTTTAGATATACGGTCCAGTGCTGTCACTTTCCATACTCGATCATCAAAAATAAATCGCTTGTCTCGCGTAACTTTGTATGTGTGCTCGTTGCTCTGGAGAATGATATTCCTACGCTCATTGGAAAGAGTTATTATACGATCTTCATTTACTCCAAAATTAGATGAGGACTCAGAGTTAAAAGCGAATGGCGTTTCTTGAATATCTCCAGCATTATCAATCCATTTAAGTAATGAAACACAACGCTTTATGGTTCCTCGCGTGTAAATGTCTCCTAAATAATCCGTAATAATATTAATCCATCTAGATGACTGCCAATCAACAATATCCCCGTTTTGTAAATCATAATCTAGAGATGTGATGACCTTTTGATCTTTAGTGTCACTGTCATCAACGATCCACACATCTTTGAAATCAGTTGAAGAGTTGATTGAAACGGGGTAGTAAGACGGAGAATCAGTAAATGTTGTACTTAAGCTATTTTTAGCATGAGTAATATTTTTATCGCGATTTGATATCCCATTTACAAGAAGAAATGCGTTATAGGATTCATAGGACATTTCAGCTCACATCCATATGTTTCAAATAATACTGCATCATTAAATAATCTGCGTTTTCTTGGGACTTATCCCTGAGATTACTTTTTTCTTTAAGATTCTGAGACTCGGAATATCTCTTAAAATCACCTGACGAAATTGCTAGTCTCATTTCCATGATATTATTCACTTCTTTTTCAAGCCATTCAACTAACATTAGGTTTCCTAATATCTCTTGCTCCAGTTCCGTCAAATCAACTACAAATTCTCTCGTTGAATCGTCGCGACTTAACAAGTCTTGTTTACAATGAAAAAACTTAACTAATCCAGATTTCAAGAACCCAGTCAGATAATTTTCATATGCTTCAACCGAAGACATATAGATTTGATCGATGGTATAGTCTTGTATTTTCTGTTGGAATCGTTCGAATATTTTTGAAAATGGGGTAGGCATTTTTTCACCCCTTATTTATTATTTTCTTCGATTTCTGTTACAATTTTATACAAGTCTTTTTTAATGTGGTTGCCAATTTCAAGAATCTTACCACGGTCTTGAAATTTACTGTTTCCGCTCATAATCCCTTTGATAATACGAGAGACAATTGTTTCCTTGAGAGTTGCGCTAACTGTATCTAAAGTCTTTTTAATCTCATGAATTGGCAAAGTTATAATACTTTCAACCTGATCCTTATTGAGCATATTTTCATATTCATCTTCTAGATAAAGAGCTTTTACGGCCTTCTCGTTCTGAATCAAAAACGCTCCTTCTTTTGCGGAAGTTGGATGATTATCGACGATTGCTCTAAGGTCTTCAAAAGTTACGCTCTTGGTTACACCAAAATCATTGAATCTAATAACTGTCGTATTTGTGGCTAAGTTTAATCCTCCATCAGTCAAAGAAATCAGCTTAACGTATTCTCTTGGATCAATATCTAATTTATCTTCCGCTGTTTCATAAAGAGAGTTTTCAATTTTTGTGATTGCTGATTTTTGTTCTTCTTTTTCAGCTTGTAACTTTTGATTTTGTTCTAGCAATGATTTTACCAACGCTGCCAAGTCTGAAACCTGATTCGCTAAAGACTCATTATCAACTGTAATAACGGGACTCTTATCACTTGCTGTTTCTTTTTTTACAACCATTCTTGATTCTCCCTTAGTTTATTTTGTAGTATGAAAAGGATGGACTAAAAAATCCACCCTTTATTTAAAAAGAAATTAAGTAGTCAGCTTGTAGATACCATAGTTGGCTGCTGTTACAATTTGAACATCATAGTGCTGTGCTACAGAATAACTCATAGATCTATCTGCATTATCCTCTGGTTTGGTTTGGTGTACTTCAGTGTTTCCTTCGAATCCAATTTTAACAATCTTGTCGGAACCAGCAGAAACTACAAGGATGAAGTCGGTAGCCAAAGCAAAATCATCGGAATTAGCTTTAAGTTTTTGATCCATTTCAAACAGTTGAGTGCCTTGGAAGTTACCCAAGTGTCCGTTTCTGTTGAATTCTGCACCCATACCAAATTGCATATATTGATTTTCTGGCAGGACTTTAGACAGGGCATTTTTAGTACCGAAGGCTACAGTATTTTTGTTATTGTTGGAAGCAGCTACCCGAGCTACGAGATTGTTAAAAGCAGTAGAAGTGAATGCGGCAGACTCTCTGTAACTAGTGCTCAGAGAAGAGAAAGAATCATAGATTGCGCTATAGATACGAGTAGTAATGTCTGTTTCAATAGCCTGTGCAACACGAGCAACCCAGTTGCCCCAGTTTGTTTTACCAGCAAGAACACGGTACAATTCTTCGTAGATTTCAACGGTATGACGGATAGGGGTAAGAGTAAAGTCCTTACCAAACAGACGTTGACGTTGGTTACCACGAATTCCGTTTGCTTTTGTACTTACAACAAACAGATCTGGACTTTCTACATGGAACAAAAGTTGATCGCCCCAATTCACGTTTTTCACTTCGGCAAAGTCATAGAAACTATCGAGTACAGTCTCAGGAACAATAATATCCAGAGTTTGAGCAACGATTGCGAAAGTCGCCCACTGAACTGATGGGTGAGTCTGGATCATGCTTTCACTGAATTTTGTGTCAGCAGGAATACCAGCATAGCGCAATGCCTCTTTCTGAAGACCCTTTGTAAATAGCTCTTGTTTCTGATCAAGAGTAACACCATCATTTGCATATTGCGCATATTTACTAAAACGACCATCTTTATTGCGGTTTTGGTGGCAGAAATGATACCAAGCTTCTACCCCCGCCTGAACTACATCTTGTTGCTCTTTTGGCATACTGAAAAATTTAATATTGCTATAATTTTTAAACATTATTTTTATATCCTCCTTTAAGTCCTAATTAGGCTTGTTTTACTACTTGAAGTTTTGTTGCTGCAAGACGAGTGCGACCAATAGAGATAGTTGTCTTCTCAAGTACTTGACATGCCACAACGGTAGTACCAATGGTCGCACTTGCAATACCTTTGTATAGAGTGTTCTGAGGAATTACAAATTGATCAACAACAGTAGTTCCGGTGATACCAGTATCGGTAAGCGTAAAAGTATCGCCAATATGCAGATGATACGTGCGCGCTGGCTTATTTGCGGCGTTCGTAAACAAAGTTGGATCAGAGATATCAATTCTGTATCCATTGATTTCAACCAGTTCTGGAGATGCCACCAATAATACTTCTTGAGTTGCTACGTCGGTTGGAGTAGATGCGACACGAACTTCTGGATTACCAGCAACCACACCCCCCAAAACTACAAAACTACCATTTTCTACTGCTTCTGCAAGTTGCACAGACTGAAGGTAACTATCTACTTTGTTACCTGCCATGATATTGAGATTAATTACAGCACTCATTTTATAAAAACTCCTTTGTTTATTATTATTTTTACTTAATTATTTCCTAGACGTTCCCACAGTGATTGCGTTTTTTTATCATCTGGTGCTTCATTGTCTATAGGTAACCCCATCGAAATAAAATTCATTTTGTGTTCTTTTGCTTTTTTGACAATGCGATCATAGAGAAATAGTTTCACTTCTTTTTCAAAATCATTAAAGGTTGAAAAAGTCGCTCTTTTTTCAGTCAATTCACGTTTTTCGTCTTCAGTAATCAAAGCTGAATATTCTACGAATAGACTATCCACTTTTTCAATATCTTCTTCTTCTTTATATTTAGCAATTTCGCTTGTCAAAGAACTAATAGCTTCATCTTTTTCAACTAACAGTTGTTCAGAAGTAGTAAATTTCAATTCCATTTCAGCGATAGTTTTACCCAACTCAATAATTGACTCATCTTTTTCAGTGATCTTTTCGGTAAACTCAGTAGTCATCGTTTCTTTTTCCACTTTAATCTCTTCAAGTTTACTTAAAGCCTCCGTTTCTAAAGAAGACATCATTTCTCTGGTTGCGCTCGTTTCACTATCTTCATCACTCATACCGTCTTCCCAATCAATAGGAGAGTATTTAATTCTAGAGCAATTATCAAGATCGACATTTACGTTGTCTCCATCCAATGAATATGGAGCCTTTTTATCCATGTAATTATCTTTAACATCAACATAGTAAACAAAAGATTCGTCATAATCATTCAACCAAAAACAGGTTCTTTCCACTGATTCGCCATACCAATTTTTATCGATATATGTATGTTTAGACATAGCGCGGCTTAGTTCAGAATACAATTGATTTACTGTCAACTTAAAAAGTGCAGCAATTTCTTGCTTTTTTTTCAACACTACTTTATCCTCCTCTTTACTTAATGTATATGATTCAAGATTGGACTTTTCATCGCCCGGTTCTTGCTCACTATTCTGAGAAAATCGCATTAAGAATGTGTTTAATTCTTCTATCTTATCAGAGAACTCATCGGTTTCTGAAAACCTTTCTAGTTCTGCATGGGCATTGACCATGCCAGTGCCATACTTTTTGCCAAGTAATGTAATTCCTGTGTAACGAAACTTCTTAATATCTAAAATTTTAGTTTTCTTGTCATATATAGACTCATCAATGACAAGTTCAACTGAAAGTTTGATATTTTCATCTCGATTTATGATATCAATAGCATCTTGAGAGTAAACATTCCAAATATACCCATCAACAACAGCATAAGTTCTTCCATCAACTTCTTCATAATGATAGTTGTGATTTTTAGAAGACACTAATCCAATAGGCTTTTCAATGTAGGTTATCTTTTTTTCTATTTCGTCGTATTCCATTTCATGTTCTCCGAAGTCTTCGTCTTCGGTTAATATATGAGCTAATACGGGAATATCTAAAATAGATGATTCTGTTATTTCGCTTTGAAGTACAGATAGATCAATATTCGATTTATTATTGTTAATTCCGTCATGTGTGACGTACATCTTTAAACGTGTGAATCTGCCATCTTCTAGTGGCTCCAACACATATTTCTCAACTTCAAAATACAGTCGTTTGTTTGTCGGCTCTTTCTCTATTTTTCTCACCTCCTTAGCAGAGCGGCGAAGCTATACATCACAATCATCTGGCGTTACCGTCTAAATCTCTGGTTTTTTCTCCAGCATCCCCAACATCTGCTGCTGCCGATTTAGGTGCTCCACCTTCATCGTCGCCATTCTGAACATGACTGGATTGAAGAGGCAATAGATATTTTTCTACTAAATTAATACTGTTTTCATAAGAGAGTAGGTTTTGCATATCTTCGGCATTGATTCCCATCGCAAGTGATACTAACGTTTTAGAGAATCCAAATTGGCCTGCTTTAAGATATTTTTCAAATTTTTCATCTTTATTGAATATAGTGAGATCTGGAAATACAACTTTGAATCTAAATCTTCCTGTTTTTGATTTAAGATAAGCATTTAAAAATCTTTCGAATTGTCTATACATATGCGTCACGTATGCTTCATCTACTTTAATTGATGCTTGTAATCCAGAAGCATTGACTGCACCAGCACCAAAAAGAACAGGAGTTGAACCAGCGCTGTTATAAAAGTTTTCTTGACCATATCCAATAATGTTGTTCTGTGATTGAGACTGGCTGAAGTCAACGGTGTCTAGCTCAAATGGAGTGGTAGCAACTTTGACTCCAGTAGGTACTCCTGCCTGTAAAATAGCCGTATATTGTCCTGCGACAATGGGATCGATTGCAAAGTTATTTGCAACAACTGCACCCTTATTATCTTGCTTCATTGGAATCTTACCAACAATAATCTTCCAAGTTTCCAATTCTGTTTTCGTCTTTAGTAGTTTTTTGTACTGATCAATTTCAGCACTATCCAAAAACAATCCCATGAGGGGAGGGGTTAATCCTGCTCTGGTTTCATCAAATTTAAATACTGGAGCTTTGATGGGATCAAGTGGTTGCCAGTAATGATGTATATTCTTCTTATTTTTATCATTCTTAAAGTCTTCTAAGAACCCCAAGAACTCGGGAGCAAAACTATTAATATCGACTCCAGACTGCAAGAAATAATACATATTGAAGGCATATTGGTATCCATACTCAGTTTTATCCACGATCTTACAATATTTTGATGGCATTTCCTGAAAAGCAATAGACTCTCCAAACTCACGTATATAATAAAATTTAGCATCCTCTAAAATTACGCCTCTTAATATGTTTGGAAAAGTAAGTTTGGGAACAATTTTATCAAGACATTCCACAGCTTTCTTTCGTGACTTCTTATACGCTGATGATTTTACATCTTCATCATCGGCGTTTGTATGTACAATAAAGTGGTCGAATGTAAGTAATGTTGCATAATAATTTACTAGCCGATTAAATTGCATCACAGCATTGTATAAGTACTGTCCCAAATCCTTGAGCGCATCTTCGTTTGCTCGTGGATTTTTAATTAACTCTTCAATTTTATCTCTGCTAAAAACAGTAGGAGACATATTGAGATTCTTAAGTAATTCATTCTGCCAAAGAGGAGAGAGTAGGGTAGAATTTTGATAAGCTCTTGCCATAGATTGTGCAAATTGCAACGCATACTCTTCATTTACTTGTTCGATGGGTTGAGAAGTTGAGGGTGTAATAGTTTGTTCATCGGAAGTAGTGGGTAATGATGTAGTTTTCTTTGTTGCTTTTGTCATGATTCACATCCTTTCTTATTTAGAATGGTTTTTGACTTAATATGTTTATTCTGATATATACAGATAGTCTAAAAAGTTGAATTCATCATCATTGTGGGCGTTCAATTTATTATCCATTTCCATCTCGTATACAAAGTGAAGGCCATATCCTAAACTGGTAACTCTATCTCTTTTTGTGCTATTCATTATTTGCTCATAAACGATATTTTTAGCGTTGCTTTCAATCTGTCTGATGTTGCTAAGTTCTTGTTGGAGATTGTCCGTTTCTATATATACGGCAAACTCTTCTGGAGACAGATCGTCCATTTTATATAGTGCATCTACTTGTTCTGATGGTGTAAGTAGCCTTAAACTACCATCTTCAAAACAACTCTTCATATATGTATACATGGTGTTGTTATATTGATTTGTAGCTGTTACTGCTCGTATCATTGGCAATGCGCCTCTTAAACCTCTAGCACTGTCATCATCATCTTTTATTAGTGGCGGGTATTCAGACTTTTGTTTTGTCTTTTCGTCCTCATGCTCCCATGTCTCATAGAATAGATTAGGAAGATTTTCACCATTTCCTCTGGTGTCTATAACTAGTTTTACTGTATTCGGGAATTTGATATGAACCATTTCTCTTAAATAATCCCGTTGTTTTTGAAGGGTCAAACCTTTGTGCGCTTTGAGAAAAACGATTTCTTTAGAATATGTACCATTAATTTTATATTTGATCTTTATAACAGTAGTAACTGCATTATCGGCAGTCGTAGCGTCACTCGTTGCAACGTCATGAACAACTATGTATTCTGTTTTAGATTTCTTTGGCTGCTCTAGTTCGCATTTCTCAAGCGTTCTACTATCCTGAGTTAATTCATAAGGATAGTAACTTTCACCGCTAGAACCAACAAATCTGCCCTCATACTCATAGGCGAATTTATCTCTTGTCACGGTTGGCTTATTAAGTTCATTTAATATATCGTCTTCGTCCAATATCCCAGCATCAACACCAACTTGATAGGGTAGGGTACAAACGTAGTAGTTTTTATTACCATTTATCATTTTTTGATAATGATCCATAAAACGCTTATATAGGCTTGATGTTTTTAAATAGGCAGAAGAAATAAAAATAACTTTACCCTTTTCTGCCTCACCATGATTGATTGCAATTGGTCTTTTTGTTTTAGTCATTGGTATTAGTATTGTTTCGATAATATCATCGGGAACAATTCTTGCTTCATCAACTAATAGATAGTGAAAACGCCATGAACGAGCAGAGTCACCAGAAGGTCCATTCCCTAATACAATTGCACGTATTTCGCTACCATTTTTAAAGTTAGCTACACAATCATCTGAACCAACCTTGATTGGGAACTGAATTTCTCTTGCTATATTCTCATTCTTAGCCAACTCACCTTTGATTTTCTGGATAATAACATTTCGAGCTTGTTGTCCCTTACCAGAAGCGATTCCAAGTTTAATTCCGGGATATAAAATTGCTGAACATATGAAAAAAACTGCTGCAATCCAAGACTTACCAATTCCTCTGCAACATATGAGCATAGAGTATTGATACTTTGCCATAGCCCGAAGAAGGAGTCTCTGAAATGGATAAAGTTTTAACCCTAACACATCAACTGCAAATTCATCTATATAATGTCTGTAATAAGCAATATATTCTTCCCAGTTCTCATATTCTAGAGATTCTTTATTAACGGGATCGTAACTAAAAGAACTATCAAAATTTTGTGAGTCTCCATCATTTACTTGTCTGCTTTTTTTACTGAAGTTTCTACTCGACATGGTCTACACCGAATCCTTAATTGTTGCGAATTGATTTAGCATCTTATCATATGAATCCTCATCCAAAAGAACATGTTTTGGAACCCATTTTTTCTGTTCGACTTGGTCAAAAGTTACTCCAAAGCACCCCAGACTGACATCGTTCTGTCCTCGTTGACTCTCGGAGAACTGTGCTGATTTAGAAAGAGTATCAAATGTTTCTCGTGCTGATTTATATTTAGCATCTGCACCGCCAACGCCCTTCAAAACGTCCTGAAAACATCTATCCATATGGAGGCTTGCTTTACATATCTTTCTTGCATAGTCTTTATGATTGGTTGTAACAATTTTAAAATCTCTGTCCAAACCTAAATAGTAATCTTCCATATAATCAATATCTGAGTTTGTGTATTCACCCATCCATTTTCTGTTGAAAAACTTTTCTTCGTCATCAAAATACTCCTGATTGTTTTCTTCATCATCTATATTGCTTTTCTTTATATTTGCGTTTGAACTTCCAATGGAAGACATTGAACTGTCTGAGAATTTTAGACCTCTAAACTTGGGAAATGAAGAGAGTGGTGGGATGAATTTTGACCATTCCTGATCCATTTGAGTCCAAAGATCATCAACGAATGGCTTGTCTAGCATAGCTAAAACGACTATTGCTCTATCTTTATAACCCTCAGATCCTTTTTCACCAATGAAATGTAGTATGCAGTCCTTACACACCTCTAATTTATCAGAAGAGAATAATTGGTTTGTATTGGCATAGAAGTTAGATGTATTAGGAGACTTTAATTTTCCGCATTTTAAGCATTTTACTTTTTCAATCTCATCTTTTTTTAATACAGTTTTTTTTAGAGCCATTTACTCACCCTCTTTTTTGATAAATCTTCATAAAACTCCACTTTTATAGTACGTAATAAAGAAAAACTTAAATGAGGATAGCGGGGGAGTGTCCACTGTTTAATGCAAACCACCCTTATAGCAGGGGCATCCTCATCTAAAAAATAAAAACAAGAAAAAAGGCGATTCTAGAATAGCAATCGTCTCAGGAGTTCTTTTTACTTTTATAAGCTATATTTCGTCGTCTCTGCCATCCATATATTCAATCTCAAAATCAACATCTTCAAGATCGTATCGTAACGTTTCAACATCTGTTTGAAGCTTATCCATACGTTCCATAATTGCGCCATACGATTCAGCGTGACTCCATATTTGGAATAAGGCAGACTTGAGTTGATTCTTTGTTTTTAATTTTGATAATGTATTGACGTAACTGTCAATTTGTAATTCTAAGTCAATTTTTAAACTTGGAATTATAATCATGTTAGTTTCTGCACCAATATCCTCATCAGACAAGAAGGTAGAAGGGAGTTCACAATTTTCATCTTCGTCATAATCAGGTTGGGATGCATAATATTCTTCCTCTGACATTTTAAGCGCCTCCCTTAAGGGAAAACTATGTATAAATAGTGCATAAACTATGTATATACTTATTCGCTTTCAACAGTAGTATTAAGTACATCCATTAATCCTTTATTTCTATCCCAAACAAATGACATAGATTTCTGAATTGCACCGACATACCCTGATTCAAAATGCCAATTATCTGTAGAAGTAGGGGAACTTACATATCTAACAATAATCCCATTCTCTTCGACAACCGCTTTTTCAGAGTGGAAGTGACCAGCGTGAAACTCATGATATTTCGTTCTTCCCCAAGCTTCTCGTGCTTCAATAGGCATCAATTTCCCAGCACGTTTTCCTTCGCTGTGTCCATGACTTAGACCAATCAAACATTGACCGAATTCTACATATTTGCGAGACTTTGCATCGTTATTAACAGTAATATTGGGATTGTTTCTAAACCATGCATCAAGATACTCAACTGCATAATAACTGGTGGCCTTATCATGATTTGAGCCAATATAACAAGTCTCGACTGGGGCAAATTGTGAGCACAGGTCAATTCCTTCGACCAACATTTTAACTCCAAGCTTATACATTTGTTGCCATCTAACATCAGTATCTTGTCGTGTTCCAGCCGTAGTTGTTCCGTTTATACCATCAGTATGGAAGAAATCGTTACTCCAGATAAAAAGAATCTTCTCAAATTTATATCCTTGTGTTCTCGTCAGGATATCATTGATAATATAGAAGAATCGTTCTCTGGCAATTTCGTAATTATACGTATCTCCAGAATCTCCATTCCAGCATAGTTTGCCCAAATGCAAATCTGAGATGTTAAGTTCAAGCATTTTTCCATCAACGCTATAATTAGTAGGTGAGTGGAGAGGGCTTTGATAATTTTTACTCAAGTCTTCAAAGAAAAGTTTAAGGTCTTCCTCGGACAAACTATCTGTTCTAGGCTTAACAGAGATTTTACTAGAGTATAGAGTCTGCACGCCATCAACTTTACTGTACACATTCCAGAAGTTGTTTCTAGCGGATAGTAATTCCCATGAACTATTATCATATCCGTGAGCAGAAAGAAGGTAATTAACATCTTTAGATTGTTCAGCAGACATTTGAAGGAGTTTGTCGCTGCTATGAGAACCATCCTTATGAATTTCCATCTTTTCGCCATATTGTTTAATGGGATCGATTTCTTCAACAGGATTAAGAGTTTTTTCTTTGGTATTAGATGCTCGAATGAGTGCTCCATTTTTTCGGAGTTGATTCTTCACCCAACAACGTAGATCCTCGCCATCACGAAACTTTCCGTTCCCATGAAGATCAACAATATCCTGCCAACTCATAGAGATTTCTTTATTTCTCTTCTGGATTCCGATTTTTAGGAGTTCATTTGTCATCAATAATTACTCCTCTTCAGGACTTAGGCCACCTTGTGGGATAGCATAGTCTTCGATTGGAGAGACACGAATCTTATCACCATCAATAGAAATTGTAATTTTAGTAGCATTCGGATACAGATCAAAAGCAGCCTCACGAATTTCGTTTAGACCATTCAATTTTTCTTTGCTTGCTTCCATGATTTTTGTTCTCCCTTAAAATGATTTATTTTGTATTTTTACTCAATGAAAAAACTACCAGATATACGATCTGATAGTTAAATTAATTTATTATGTATGTTTATTTATTAAATGCTATAGTAAGTCCGCATATTTAGCCATTTGAGAACGATGAACATGTTGAAGTTCAACTTCTCCATAGAAGTCAAGCCCACGATACACTTCACTAACTCGTCTCATGCCATTGTTGAATCCTGCATAGACATCCATATCAACCTGACCATAGTAATCCCCGTCTAAAATTAATTTACAATCATCTCCGACACGGGAAATACCTGTCTTCATAAGTTCAATATCTAGATTTTGAGATTCGATAATCCAGATTATTGCTTTGAGTCCAGTAGAGTCGAAACCACGGATGTCAGAGAATGGTAGGAGAACTAGTTTGCCAGTTTGAATTTGATGTTGAACTTCTTCAATTCCTCCAAATTTGGCAGATAGCATTGTGCCCGTCTGTGAAAATAAAAGTTTTTCGTCTCTCGTACCGGGATAGTAGCCAAGTTTTGCACTATTCTTAGCAGCAACTGGATTTGTGAAAATGATGAGTTTGTCATATTTATTTTTCTCAAGTTGACTCCAAGCGTAATTTAATGCAATTACACTTTTACCAGCGCCAGCCTTACCTTTAATCATAGTCATTTGGTTTGTTTCGAGAGAATCCATAGCACAAATTTGATGTTCGTCGTATGGTTTGAAATCTCCAAACATATCAGTCTTATATTTTCCCTGTCTAATAGTGATGTATTTATTTCCATTCCATTTTGCTATCTCAATTAACTTACCTGATTCGTTTCTAATAATTATGTATTGGTTCTCATTAATTTCGTATTTATTAATATCCATATTTTCATAAAATTCAGCGATTTCATTGTCATCCATAACAATTTCTTCATATCCAGAATACTCTTCTGTGTTGCCATCTGGTTCATATATTTCCACACCTAAAGCTGTTGCTTTTAACTGTGCCAGAAAATCACCACTAATAAGTTTCGCAGAATGTTTAACCGCACACTGCACAATGACATCATCATTGCTCAATAGAGCTGCTGGATGTTGTTTCCCGAATTCATGATCATAAATGATACTGTCTTTCGATTTCAGCGCTCTCACTGCTTGTCTAGCGCGATAAGAGGTGTCACTGTCTCCGATTTTTAGCCTATCCAATTCGTGTAATACGATTTCTGGGATAATAATTTCGCCATCTAAATCAATCATAGACAAATATAGAAGAAGGGCGTTCGTATCAATCACAAATTTATTGTTCATGGGCGTTACCTCGGTTGGTAGAGTAGGGGAGGTGTGCTCCCCTCAAGTTTATGTTTCGTGTGTGAGATCTTCAGTCTAACGTGTTTTATATTGCGGATTCCCTTGTTCAGGGCTTAGTTTGATTAATTGCTGGCAGGGCGGTGTATCCTGCATCTCTGTTGACTTTTCGATATAGTGCTTATTCAGCATCGGTAAGCGCGTAGAGAACCTTTTCTACCTCAGCAACTTATTTATAAAGTTCGCTCTTTATGGTGGCGAAACACCGACTTATAAAGCCCACGTTTTCGGTAGTGGAACACCTAATAATATATGTATGTTTATGATAAAATTATTGTTTTACGGAATTTTTCAGGGCTGTGGATGGTTTGAATGCAGGTGCTTTTGAAGCCTCAATTTGAATAGCAGCCTGTGCCTTAGCTGTTTCAGCGTCAACACCTTGCTCTTTTAGTTTAGTCAGCAGACTAAGATTTGTTCCAGGGCGAGCAGCACGTTCGCGTACTTCGAAATTACCGAAACCGTAAATACCAACTTTTTCTCCTGATGCAAGCGCCCCTGTGATTGTTTCAAAAACTGCTTCTACCGCTGCTGTAGCGTCTTTCTTTGCCAGTCCTGTTTTGTTAGAAACCTCTACGATCAAATCTTGTTTATTCATTTTTAATTATCTCCCTTAAATTTAGTTTTTTGATAAATATATTAATTTATATTGATTAGGGCTTATCATACCCTATCATATGGGGACCTTGGACACCCTCGAAAAAGCCAGTGTTTATAAGGGTTTTTTAAAGATAAAAATATTAAAGTGTGTCGTTTTTTACCGAAAATGCATCTAAAAACTGTCTTTTTTGAGTAGAATGGAGAACATTTAATAGCCTGGAAGCTATTTTATCCTTCTTATTTTTTGTTAATTTAATCAATAGAGAATACATAGTGTCCTCGTTTATCTGTAACTTCCTTACATAAAAACTATAATATTTAATTATGTCGTCGATTCTTCGATCTCTTTCTTCTTCAGAATAGTGTTTAGCATATGTATTATTTATTTTTGATACCATGTTTTCAACGTACCCGAATACTTTTGATTCCTGATTTCTCAAACTATCACTCATATTCCTTTTAACAAGGAAATCGTTAAATGGGATATTGGCACGTTTATCCGCATAATCCAAATCCGTCATTTCTTCAAATAATAAATCCATCGGGCAATCATACTTTACAGTTGTAATTTCTCCGCCTTGATTTACATATTGCCAGAACAGAGGCTTTTCTTTCTTCAGTTCCTTGATCTGACAGATATGTTCTATTTCTTTATTAATATTTATTTCAAACATTTTTTTTGCTAAATCAATACATATGCCCGAGAGAACAGTGACAACATCTAGTTTCTTCATTAAATCGGATAATTCCTCTTCTGATTTACCCTTGTGTAGCAAGTCCCAATAACTCGACATGCATAACTGACCCGTATTAACAGTTCTACCTATGTATTTTTGACTATTCGATAATTCATTATCTATGGTTGCCATATCCTTATTGCATACAGTATAATGTTTTTTACTGCTCTTGACTTGATTTATACATACATTATATTTACCAAATAAACTTTTTGTTATAGTAAGCAAGTTCTCATCATCAATCAATAACACTGTGTCACTATCGTAATCACACCCCGAGAGGATATCCTGTAATGGAAAACCTATTGCATTCACACATACAATATTGCTCGTTAGATTGAAATATTTATCAATATCATTCACTTTTTTATTAACAGCGAGAAGTACATTATTGGGACTGGTATGAGGGTTTCGGAATCCGGTAATTTCTTTCTCATCAAACATTGTGGTGTACACTTCATTATAATTCAGGGCTTTTACTTCTGGATCTTCCACATTTATCCCGCCAATAGCGTGATATAAAAATTCCATTGGATTACCAAGCATAACGCAATAGTCACCACTTAATCTAACCTTGCCATTCTTGATATGTGTTACATGCCCACTTATTATTTTCTTTCTAAACGTCCTAAATATCTTTGTTTTAGCTATATCATTATTTTTGTCATATAAATCAGCGAACATCTCGTTACTATTCATATCATTGTTGGTGCTTCTAATGTGTGCAACGAAAAAGTCATCATCATTCTTCAGTCTTTCGATGAAACCTTTTTCAAGTCTGGTGAACTTTTCTACATCTTCTTTTTTCATTGGAAGAGAGTTAAGCATCTGGTAGCTTGTTTGTTGAATTAATTTGCCCTCATTGTCGAATCCGAGTTTTGATTTCTTTTCGCTCTTGCAAACACCGAACACACATTCATCCAATATAACGATTCGCTTCCAATGTTGCCACATCTTCTTTTCTGACCCAAGTATCTTATGGAATTTCAATGCTTTTAGACTACTCGGAGTAGTAATTAGATGTATATCCTTTGCAAATATCTCTTCACCATCGTACATACTAGAAATTTTCCATTCATTATAGTCAATTCCTTCTGGACAGTTATCTGTTAAGAATTTTTGTATTTTACAGTTAAATGCTGCACTTTTAAACATATGATTGCGCAACAACATCATAGATTTTCCTTCTTCAAAATAGCTTGCATCAAGTAAGGATTCGCCATCGAATAGACTATTCTTAATTTTTGACTCCTCGGTGAAACTGTCTAAATATTTATTAGCTCCAGTACGTACAACATTAGAAGTCTTGGTGAATATACTTTCCACATCTTTGACCATCAATATATTGTTTGGATTAATATTGATAGTACTCTCAATTGAGGAACCGACTAAACTTTCGTAAGCGAGAAGGGAAGGGAAGTCAATCTCATCTTCTAATCTTCTATTTTTAAACTCAAAATTCATGCGACTCCACTTAATCATCGGTTTATGTAATTTTTCTCTTATAAATAAACACTGACCAATTCTCGATTTAGCACTGGAACGCTTATAGACTACATATCTAACTCCGTTGTACACGAATCCTTCTAAATATAGTTTTTCGCGAAGTTCTTTATAGGAAACTCCTTTCCATTTGTCTTCTTTAAGTTCGGATTCAATTAATGCAACAAAATCTTTGAGTTTGTCTTTATATTCAATTTTAGTTTCATCCAATTTCTCTATTTTTGCGCTTATCTTTTTAATAATATGTTGACCGGAATCTACCTTTTGTTTAAATTTTACATTGATTATATCTGTAGATAAAAACTTTTGATTCGTTTTCTTTTTAATTGTTTTTAGCCCCGTGTCTATGAGTTTATTCAATTCAAGACTGGAGGGGATCATACCTATGTATTTTACTTCGAAATCTCTACCCCTGAACATATAATTATATATGTCACTTCCTTCAACTGAAGGGATGTATACGGGCTTATGCAATTCACTCAATATTATTTTCCTCCTAATTTATATAACATATAAATATAAATATGTTTATTATATTGAAGCATATGTATTAGTAAATCCAATCTCGCTACAAAACGGTGCTCGATAAAACTCACCACTATTGGCCTCACGCTTAAGATACAATACCTCATCATCAATTTTCTGAGTATCTAGATACTCTACACAATCCTCAGTTCCTTCTTTCATTTCATCTGAAACATATCTTTCGTCTACATAATCAACCTCACCATCAAAATAGCGTTCCCCCCATGATTTAGTATTTTCCGCTAACTTCAAATTCATATCCTCCTGTTTGTTTTTCATTGACTTCATTATGTATTGATCCTCTCTGGTCTTACTCTCGTCTGTTATATTCAGTAGCGATTTGGTTAGTCGCTTTCTGTATTTAAAATATAACACGAGGAGTATAATTAGTCAATAATAATATATATGTTTACTATATAAAATAGAAGAGGCCAGATTACGAATTGTTTGCTTCATTATATATAGCGAGTAAGAATTGCGTAAATCTTAAAATAAATTTACTAAATAGCACTATTTATAAAGTAAATATATATACGCAAATAATTATATGTGTTAATATAGATTTACGGATAGGAAAACATATACCAGAACAACTTAGATTAACAGATGAACCCAACAATAAAACAAACATATATAATTGGAGGTGTTATGATGAACGCAGCATTAAATAATCTGGTTGGATTACATCAAGATACAGTAGGCGAGGATATTCAAGCTTTCTTATCTAAATACAAAAAGAAAAACGAATCAACTTCTGTGATTTATGAGAAGGCAATCAGAATGTTTTTTATGTGGTATAGAAGTAAGGAACTCAACGAACTAACTACTGATGACATCATAGTTAAGAATGCAACAATCATTCGTTATCAAACACACTTAGAAGAAAACACACCATATTCTAATACTACAATTAATAAATTTATGGCCCCGATATTTAGTTTGTATGAGTTCCTTGAAACCAACGATTACCCTGTAAAGAAAGCAAGTGTAAAAGTTGATGCATTAGATGTTGACGATAACAAGCATGGCGAAATGAATGATGCTGAAGCAAAGCTGGTTAGAGAGTTTGTTTTAACTCAAAAGAAGGGAGTTGAAAAGGCCGCACTGATTAAGTTGGCTGCTAGAACAAGTTTTCGCAAAAGCGCCATTCTCAATCTAACTTGGGGTGATATCAAGAAGCATAAACACAATGATTATTACGAAGTCACAGTAATTGATAAAGGCAAGAAGTCAAACACCAAGCCTATTTCTGAAGAGTTTTATAAAGAACTATTAGAAATTAAAGAACAACAGTATTACAACAGATATAACGATAACAAAATATTTCACCTAAGCAAGACAACTATCCAGAGTATGTTTAAAGGAATAAATGAACAATTCAACTTCAACGATGATAAGGGTGTTGTGTTTCACAGTTTGAGAAATGTTATGACAGGATGGATTGAAGAAACTGGTGGATCTATTGAAGACATGAGGGAGCAATTAAATCAAAGTGGTTATGGATCTCTCAAACATTATATTCACGGCAAGGACTTATCCAATAGTCCTAGTTTAAGAATTGAAAAAGAGGTGTCGGATAATATTTTCGAGGGATTGAGTAAAGAAGAACTTATAATGTTAATTACTTCTCAACAAGGCGGTATCGTTTCTACATTGAAATCGGGAGCACAAAAAATGATTGATCGAAAGGAGAGTAAAATTAATTGAGTGAATTCATCGAACTGAAGTTAATGCCAGAAAGGATGATGTTTAAGCGAAATAGAGTATGGGCGATGAATTGCGCGCACTAAATGTGGGGTAATTAGTATATGAAAAAATAATTATACATATAAAGGAAACATATGATGAACAAGAATAAACATAAAATTAATAAATCAGTAATACAGATGTCTAACGCAATTATAAGGGACCGTGAAATAGGTAGTGTTGAATTCTCACTTTTACTAAGGCTTAAATATCTGATTTATGAGAATAGGGGAAGTGGTGAAATTTATATCGATATCCCTAAACTTAGAATGAAAATGGAGATATCGGATAACCGGACACTAAAGAAGCATCTCGCCAATCTACATAAGTGGGGATACATAAATAACTTTGTTAAAATTGAGAGATCAACTCCAAGCTTGATATCTCTTGATCTTAAGAAATTTGCTACGCCAAAAAAAGAATATACTCAACTACCACTATCTATTTTGAGCAGAGTTGGAACGATTGGTCATACCGGAGTTAGATTGTTGTATTATTTTGAAAGTTATATTAATAGGAGCATCGTTCAAAATCAATTTTGCTACTCAGCAGTAATTACGATATGTCGTGACACAGGACTGGGCAAGACTACCGTAAAAGAATATGTAGATATACTCAAGAAAGAAAAATTACTTCATGTAGTTGCACATAAAATTGGTCATAATAACCAATACAATGACAATGATGAACTCGAATTTACAAAATACAACAACCATTATTATGTGAATTATAACAAACTTGAGGAATATGAATTATCTGTGTAGAAATTAGGCCATTTTCACCTACAACCGTTTTTTGCAGGAAGTCGGGTCGGAAATTACCAGATGCTGTTCGTAAATTACCAGACGCTTGGTTGTTTTATGCTGCATAAACGGGTACGTATAAAGATATTATATAGATAATAGATATATAGATATATAGACTCAGTATTTAGAGCCATGGTCGCGTAGCTCCCAACTCTTCGGAAATTGTCCGCTACGCAAGTTTTGAATTTTGAATTTTTGATATCTATTTTTGAATATTATCTTCGTTGTGGATGCTTGTATCTTACTTATTATTCCCATATCAATTTTAAACTCTGATTCCTTTTATTATTGTTTATGATTTTGGAGTCACTGATTGAATCCGAATAGTTGTTGGTCGGAAATGGCATGTTGAAATTTCATTATAATTTATGTGTGAATTTGAGTTTGAAATTGATGGTGTTATTTTGGTGAGTATCGTATCCGATTGTGTGGAATTAAAGAGATAAGTTCAAGTTCAAAAGCTCTTGAACGTTATATCAAGTTTTCTCTTATTGTTTATGTATAAATAAGATGTCTATAGTCTGGACATGTATTTGTTCCAACTAAGCATCTAAAGTTTGAAATTGTTATAAATGTTTAAGAAAATTTTACTTAGAATTGAAACCAGAGGAGAAGATAAATATATATGATTAAGTTTAACCCCGGACAACTTTTAGCCATAAACCACCATACCCAACCCGCAGCCGTTATTGCTGGTGCAGGATCAGGAAAATCAACTGTGTTAATTGAGCGAATTAGAAATTTGATTGAAACTCATTTTGTATCAGAACAAGATATCTTAGCAATTAGCTTTACGAGCAATACTGCTGATGAGCTGAAGAAGAAATTAAAAAAGATGGGATATGTCGATGTTAACATTGGAACATTCCATGCTGTATGTGGAAGATTATTGGCAAAGGAGAATATATTCGTTACGTTCGATAAGATGATTAAGGAATGGCAAATTGAAAAGTTATTCGTTGGTAGTGGGAATGAGAAAATTGACACTAAGGATATCATTGGATTTATTAGTTACCAGAAGAATTATCTCCGAACATATACGGACGAGTTTATGGTCAAGGAAAGTAATTATAGTGAGATTGAACTAAGACGGTATTTTAAGTTGTATGAGGAGTTTAAGAATAAGAATGGACTGCATGATTTCGATGATTACATGATTATGTGCTTAGATATGTTGAAGAAGAATCCAAATAAATATACATATGAGTTTGTTTTAGTGGATGAACACCAGGATTCAAACTTGGTGCAGAATTTATTGCTGAAGGAATTGTGTAAGTCTAATAATATGTTCTGCGTGTTTGATTACCGTCAAGCGCTATACACGTTCCGTGGGTCGAATCCCGAGTATTGTATGAATTTTGCAGATGAATGGAAAGACTCAACTGTTATTAATTTAGACATCAACTACAGATCAGCTAGGAATATTGTCGACAAAGCAAATGGATTTATTAAACGCTACTATGGAGATTATGAACATTATTCTGATGCTATTGCTCATAATCAAAAAGATGGAAGTATTAAAATATATACTTCAGCAAACAGAGAACAAGAAGGAATTAGAGTTGCTAATCAAATTGAAAAGTTAATTGCTGAACAGGGAAATCCAAAAGAAATTGCTGTATTGTATAGACTTAATGCACATTCTGTATTTGTGGAAAATGAATTAAAGAAAAAAGATATTGAATATGATATCACCAATGATGGAAGTTTCTTTAAACGCAAAGAGATTGCAGGAATACTGGCATATATGAAATTGATCATTAATCCACATGATGATGGAGCATTCTTAGAAATGTTCAAATTAAGAAATCAACCATTAGCCTATTTTCCAGAGAAATTGTTAACTGAGATGAAGAAATTTTCTGGAGTAAATGATATGTCAATGTATGAGACATTGATTAATATGAAATATTCTGATTATAGACAAGCAAAGAGCGCTGAACAATTTGAAGGATATATTAACCGTTTGAGATTACAGAAAGATAAAAACATTAGTGCCGAACATTTGGTTGAGAATATAATTAAAGTGTTTCAAATGGAAGAATACATAGTAGATAAATATAAAAATAAAGAAGATAGAGAAGAGCGATTAGAGTCATTAGAAGTGTTAAAGACATTCGTGAAATCAAATAGTCCAGAGAAGTTCATTGCTTATGTGAGTAACACGAAGAGAAAGAATAAAGAAAACTGTGTAAAGTTAATGAGTATTCATGCGAGTAAAGGATTGGAGTTTGATAATATATTTGTGGTTGGAGTAGAGGATAAAAAGTTTCCACACGAGAAAAGTGATCTGATTGATGAAGCAAGATTGTTTTATGTGGGAGTGACAAGAGCTAGAGAGAATTTAGTTGTGAGTGAGATTGGAGAAAGGAATAGATTTGTTGAAGAATATATAAAGTAAAGATAGGTATTTTAATTATATTAAAAATGTATTACAGGGAGGAAGAAGTTGAGGTGAGACGCTTAACAAAATTGAGAGTGGATGATTTGATTTTGGAGAATGGACAATTAGTATTTGAACAAGATGGAAGATTAGTAACCGATAGTTTAGTTTTGACACAAGAATTTGAAAAGGAACATAAGAATGTTGTGCGAGATATTCAAGTGCAAATTGAGAAATTAATTGAAGCAGGTGAAGAGGGTTTTGCTCGGCTCAACTTTGAGCACACCCTCTATAAACATGAACAGAATGGGCAAATGTATACTAAGGTTAACATGACGGAAGAAGGATTTGTTATTGTTGCAATGTCCTATATTACACCAAAAGCAATGAAAGCAAAGGTTAAGTTTATCAACGAGTTTAAAAGAATGAAAACTCAATTAAATAATCCGGCACAACAATATTTAGCTTTATCTGAAGAAGACAGAGCGATTGCCTATTTCTCGGAGTTAAAAGAGAAGAAACAGTTGCAATTACAAGTTGAAGAAAATAAACCGCTTGTAACGTTTGCCGAAACTGTATTGAAAAGTAAAGATAATATATTGGTCAGAGAATTGAGCAAGATTATTCAGGATGAAGGAATTAATATTGGTGAGAAGAAATTATATAATAAACTGCGTGAATGGAAACTGATCCTAAAGAATAGTGTTAATAATGAACCAAGTCAATATGCGATGAATCAAAAATTGTTTGTAGTAGAAGAAAGGACTATTGATACTTCATATGGAGAGAAGATCACTAAGACTACAAAGGTAACTCCTAAAGGCCAAGTATACATAATTGAGAAGCTGAAAAGCGAATTAAATAATTAGATAGAGTTAGTAACACATAAGAGTCAGAATTAAAATTACATATTATATATGGGGTAGTGTCTAGTTAAATGGATGCTGCCTTTTTATCTGTTAAAGTACCCCCTCCCCTATGGGGATAATAGAGGAATAAAATTGTAATCGTGATGTGAAATTAGTGTAATCGTAGAGAGGGAATTAGAGAGTGTGAATTGGGATAAAACGTATATGGAACAAGGGTTTGAGGTGATTGGGGATGAGAGATGAAATGAGATGGATTTAGTGGGAAGTAGTGTAATCGTAAAAGTGCAGGAAACATAAAGGTTATTTGAAGAAAATGGAGAAAAAAGAGGTGAAATAGGATAGAAATGAGGGAAAATTAGATGAAAATATGCAGGAGATACAAGGGGTTTGCGATTACAATTACGATTACAATTGTGAGAGATTTATAAGAAAATGGAAAATTTCTGGATATTGGAGAAAATCAGAGGAGGGAATAAATTTCTGGAGATGAAAATGAAAAAATAACCTGAGTGTGGGAGTGGAACAGATGCAGGGATATTTACCATAATTACCAGTATTTAGAATGTAAACTACCCCCGGTATACCCTTCTAAATGGTATAGAATATATGTTCCATGCCATTTAGCAATAACATAACACTTGACAAACAACTACTATTATGCTGCATGATCCATCATATATTTATTTAAAATTTTGCACATTCTCACACATTTTTTAATTTTAAATTTCCATAGCCTCATCCATTGGGTGGGACTTATATCGTCCCGAATCGAATGATAACGCGAATTTGCAAAATTAAGGCTTCATCTATTTGTTATTATTGTTAGTATAATATTATCTTTGTTAGTATGTATTGTTATTATTGTTATTAATACAATACGTTCATCACAGAGCACTATTATTTGTTATCTATTATGTTAGTATTATTGTTAATTGTTATCATAACTAAATAGTCAAATGTTAGTTATCTAAGATCACTCTATATCATTCGTCTGCTCTCTGTCCGCTCTGTACTATCAATGTTATCATCTGTTATACAATACAGTCTGACATTATAGGTCATATGTATTATCACTTACCATTCTACGCCTTACTCAATCCATTCCAATTCCTCATCTCATCTAATAAAGTAAATATATATAATATACACAATATATACACATCTATTCTCTCATTCTCACTCTATTCCCATAGAATATATGGTATAATTATCTTGTAAGGGAGGAGGTGATTCCCTTGGATGATTACCAGAAATGGTTAGGCACTCTTGCAACTTTGACTCTGATTAGATTGTTTGTTAAAGACATCATAGATATTATTACTCACATTCACAACAAACCTAAGAAGAAGATAAGCAAAAAGAAAGCGTCTAAAACCTCTCGTAAAGGTTCTACACGCAAGCGCTAGGCATCCAATAAGCCTCATGACTATGAATGGAACGGACACAACACCGTTCCCTCTTTTCCCTTACAGTTTACACAATCCATCGACTATAGTCAACACTATCCAATAAAAAGGGAGGCATCTAATTATGTCCAATACCAAACGAGAAGGTACATTACGCTTATCATTATTTATCATCTTTACGGTTTTAGCCATTTCTTTTCAGTCTCCAATATGGCTAACTATCATTCTCTCATTGACAGCTCTTTATTCCCTTGTTACAGGTGTATACAGACTCACACGAAAGTAATACACCTGTTTGTACCTTATCACTCACATAATGCCTTACAACTCACTATAGCAACTCTTATACGACACAAGCATCAAGCAGCACAATGTACCCAACACTATAATATTTATAAGATAAACATATATACAAATACTAATATCCATGATATACTTATCTCAAGTTAATAAACAGATCAAACTCACCAAACGGAGGTTTCACAAATGTCACAAGCACAATTAGCAGTATTGAAATCCAAATGGGATCGCAAACAATCCTTAAAGGATAAATATATCATCGGTGTTCTAATCTTAAGATAGTTCCACCTATTCAAATCACTAATAAAGGAGACTACTAAAATGTCAATCCGATATATCCGTCTCATCCGTAAATCTGGCCTTGTAATCTTCCGCATATCAGGAACGAATCAGGATATCACCGAATTAACCACATGTTGCACAATTGACCGTATTGTCCATGATGGCGATAATGTTGATATCCATACGGTTGCTTGATTAGTTGGAAATATATAATTATATAATAAACATATAAATTACTGTTGTAATGAATAACCGTATCGCTTATAATTGATTTAAGAAGTTAAATACATATTCCAGGAGGAATTATCATGGAAGGTTTGAATGTTATTCACAATGGAGAATTTGGGGTTTTTGGCATATCTCAGACTTTGTATTCTGCAAATGATGGGTCTCCAGTTATCACCTCTTATGATTTAATTGCTCCAACTGTCCGTGTTTTCTTTTATGAAGGAAGCAAACAAGAATACACTCTTATTGCTCAAAATGTTTGTGGTAAAACAAATTACTTGGAATCCTGAAGCTGATTGGTTCAATGAATATGCATCAGTTAAGGCAGCATTTGAAGGACAGATGGAAGAATACATTAAATTTTGGGAAATGGGTGTTCAATTTACTGATGAATTCAAATATCTGGTGTCCTGAATTATGTTTTCATGAAAGAGTAGTTTATCGGCTTATTGATGCATAAGTATTCATGATAAAATATATAAACCCGTATTTCTGATGAATAATATACATAGTGATGAATAAAATGTAATGAGAAGATTAGTAGAGAAAAAAACTCCTTCTCATTTAATTTATAAAGTAAACATATATATTTATATTGACTAAATGTGTTAACAGGCGTATTATTATGAATAAGAAGTAGCGAAATAACAACTACATATTGATGGAGGTTTTACAAATGGATTACTACTCAAAACGCGAAGCGAAAGTCATGATCATGTCTGCACTGGTTGAAAAAGGCTGGAAGATCTATGGTTATAAGGCCGATGAATCAGATTCTATGACTGATTATTTCAGCCCTTCGGATTGGGATGGAATCGCTACTAAAAACGGATATACTCTCTTGGTGGATATTTGCAAGTATCATCTTTCTTATTCCGGTAAAGAAGTACGTGAGTATAATTACAACAACAAAAGATCCGTTTCTAACGAAAGAATTGTAAAGTTAACTGCAATGATGAACGATGCAGCAAGCACTGATAACGAAAAAGAATCATGTGCTGTATTAATTCAAAAAGAACAAGATAAATTAGGAGTTGAACCAGAATATACAGTAATTGATACTTTTCCAACTTTTAGTTTTGCTAATCCAAAAGGCACAAGCTGGCATATTGAAAAAGATGGCCAAATCATTGCGAAAGGAAACGGGGCATTTGCAGTTAATGATTATGATTGGGAAAATAAAGAAAAGACAGAAAAACAACAAAAAGCTGAAAAATTGGCTGCATTGATTAACCGTATTGAAAAAGCTTTGACTGATGCCGATGCCCTGAAGCCTGAAATTATCAAAGTCCCAGTTACTACTGTTCAAATTGTAGAAAAAGAAGTATCAGAAATCACAGAATCAGATATCAAAGAAGGATTTACTTTTGTAATGAAGGTTGGTTATACCTACGGAAAAAGAAAAGGGAATAAATATACTTGTATGGAGAATGGTTTGTTTTCTAAATTGGGTAAAAATAATAAACCATCTAAAAGCTATGATAAAATGTGGAGTACTTCATTTTCAAAGTTGAACGAAATGCTAAGTAAAGGTCACATTGCCGTAATTGAATTTGTTGAAGTTACTGAATATATAGAAAAAACTGTATTCAGGAAAACAGCACGCAAACAAACCGTTTCTAATGCTCCAGCAATTGAAACACCTGAAGTTGTAACTGTAAATGAAGAAACAGTAACAGGCGAAACCGTAGAGGCTTCAAATGAAGTAACTATGGCTATCAATGAGGAGAAAAACGGAATTGAATTAACCTTTGCAAAGAAACCTTCTCTGGTATTTATTGAGTCATTAAAAGAAAATGGTTTTCGTTGGTCTTCTTATAGTGGTAAGTGGTGGGCCAAACAGACAGCAGAACGCCTTGCATTTGCTCAGTCACTTGTAACACCTTCTCACGGTGTTATTGATGAAGAAGATACAAATACTAATACTATGGTCGAAGAAGTCACAGAGGCAAGCACAGGCGGCCAGAACGATAATGTAATCTATTATGAATTTAGTCAAACTGAGGGAGTAACAGAAGAACAAAAACAGGAAGGTGATACAATGGAAAATAATAATACGGTTAATGAACATACTGATTTTAATTCATTTGATGATATCTTTACTAAATTTGATAACATTGAAATCTCAGCAGATCAAAAAATATCTGACGAGGATCTGGAATTCTGTAAAGATCAAGAAGCAATCTATAAACAAACAATAGCAGCATATGATAATCTTACCGAGCAGCTACAAGCGATTAAACTGCAAATTATTGCACATGGAGAAAAATATTCAGAAGAAGTGGGAACAAATAGCACAAAATATCCTAGAAGAACAAGTTTTGACGCTGGATTTAGTTCATATGATTTAGATGGAAATATCACTAAAATTAAAGATAGATTCATTTCAATTATCTGTCACTATTTTATGAATAAATATAATATTACAATTAGTAATGTTGAGAAAATTGAAAGAAAATATGATATAAAAGTCACTTATGAAAACATTATCGATGAAATAACAATACAATTAGATGGGTATAATTTTGTAGAGAAGGCCGAAAAAGAAATAAAAACAAAGGTTATAGATATTTTCAAATATAACGACAAAAAAATAATTATCCGTAACAATAAACTAATTTTAGATGGCTACTTTGTTCGCCATGATTCAATTTGGAAAGAATATAGACTTACAAATAACAAAGAGTTCATTTTTAATGCTCTATCTCATTTTGATAATGGGTCTGTGAAAATGAATAAAGAACTATTAGCCAAATATTGTGGTTATGACAATGAGAAAAAAGTTTCAAATTTTGAAAAGTATGAGACGCAATCACTTAATAAAGTTACATCAATTAAATTCTTAAAAAACGGAAAAATGGAAATTGAATTTACTTCAAATCAAGTTGCAGCTAAATTTGCAAATGAGTATTGCGGATATAATCAAAAGTCAGCATAAAGTAAATATATAAATACATATTGGAATCAGTTATTTGTTACACTGGTTCCTTTTTATTGGAGGGCAAGGGAATGTATGAAATTTCAGATAAAGTAGTACCACAAAACAAGCGCAAAGAAATAAACGAAAAGATTCAGTTTATGATACAGAATGATAGTTGTTCAAAATATGGAATATCTAAGCAAAATATATACGACTTGCATTCAGGTTCGGGCGGTTTGCATGGTTTAGAATTTAAAGACTTTGATTCCTTTTACTCATTCACTGAAGCCAAGAAGTTAAGAGAAGTCGGAGAATTCTTTACGCCTCACCAATTATCTAAATTTCTCGTTAACTGCTTAAAGATTGATCAACATCAATTAGTTGCAGATTTAACGGCAGGAAGCGGTAACTTTATTAACTGGTTACCTAATCAGCAAAATGTATATGCTAATGAATTGAATATAAATAACTATAGAATTATGAAATATCTATACCCTGAAATTAACGCAACATGTAGTGATATCCGAGAATATAACCCAGGAATAACCTTCGATTGTATTATAGGTAATCCGCCCTATAACCTTAAATTACACATCAATAGGACTGAATATCTAAGCCAGTTATATTATTGCATGAAGGCCCATGAACTTCTGAAGCCATGCGGGATACTGGCATTAATTGTTCCAGTTTCTTTTCTAGCAGATGATTTTTCAGATAGTGGGATGATAAGGCAAATGAATGATATGTATGACTTCATTTATCAAGTCGAGTTACCTTCTGATTCTTTTAAGTCTACAGGAGTTGATAAATTCCGCACAAAAATTATGTTCTTTTCTAAAAAGAGTGAACATGTAACAAGTGATAAACCATACAACAATAGTATCTCAATGTTAGGTAGTATTTCGGATGCAAACAGAGAATCAATTTACAACAAATACATAGCTCCAGTAATAGAAAATAAAGAAAGACTAAAACATAAATTATTCTTTGAACAGATGCAGATTAACCAAAAAGATAATAAGAATGATATAGAATTTCAATCAAAAGTTACAAAATACCTATTCGATATTAAGCGAACAAAAAGTATTAATAAGAATTACACAAAGTGTGTTGAGTATGTAAATAAATTTCATAATCAAAAGAAACCCGAAGGAATTAAATTCGAAGAATGGGAAAAAGTACGGCTAACACCAAACAAAGTATTGTCATATCTGAAACGAGTGTTAAAGAATCAACATAAAGTGGAACAAGACTGTATTAAATTAGTTAAAACCAATAGCGGCCTAAAGCTAAAGGGATATTCACACAAAAATAAAATCTACTTGTCGAGGTTTACAGGGACAAAAGAAGTTAGTTTTAACAATATGATTTTAAAGGGTGAATACCCGTTTGAGGATCAAAAATATAGAAAATTATTGAATAAGAAAATTAAAGCATATAAGCAACAAAGTAAGCCATTCAAAGATATGGAGCAAGTTGATTATATTTCTGAATGGTTGAATAAATATAGGCTTAATGACTCTCTGAATGACCGCATAATTGAGTTAAACGATATTCAAAAGAAAGACATAGGCAAGATACTTCAGAAGCGTTACGGCCTGTTACAGTGGGACTGTGGAGGTGGTAAGTCTTTGGCAGCTATTGCCTATGCCCAATATCATTTACAACACAAGCATGTTAAAAATATGTTTATTGTTGCTCCTGCAATTGCAATAACTGGCACGTTCGAATCTGTTTTAACTAGTTATGGAATTCCATTCGTTAAGGTTGATTCATTAAAATCCATAGCAAGCATAAAGCCTTCTGATATCGTTTTAGTGACGTTTAATATGCTAGTTAAATACCAAGTACAAATAAAGAAATTGATTCGATTAAATGGGCGAAAAATTGGCCTAGTGTTGGATGAATCTGACAGCATAGCGACAATGACAAGCAAAAGAACTAAAGCAACCTTAAATGTATTTAAGAATGCAAAATATAAACTTTTGACAACTGGAACCAGTGTTCGAAATTCAATAGGAGAGGCATTTCCACAATTCAATTTATTGTTTAATTCATCGGTGAATTTTATAAATCACTGTGAAGATATCTACGTACAGGATAAAAAAACTAAAGAATTAAAAACAGAACGAAATGTACACTATTTAAAACCATACCCACAATATCGCAAGGGGCAAAACCTATTCCAGGAAAGCCATATACCAGAGAAAATAACTGTCTTTGGTGTATCTCAGGCAACACAACATATTTATAACTCTGATATATTAAAAAACCTTATTGACTCAACCATTATTACTAGAACATTTGAAGAGATAACAGGTAGATCTATAGCCAATATTTATCAGGATACATGTACATTTAATAATCATGAGTATGTATTATACAAAAAGATAATTGAAGAATTTTACGAAATGGCTAGAAAAGTAAATAAGACAGTGAATTCAAGGAAAGATAGAATGTTAGAAATTTTACAACAACTTAATATGCTTATTAGAAGTTGCAGCGCTTCGCACTTATTCGATGAATATGAAGGAAAGGGTTATTCGTCTAAGTTTAAAAAAGTTTTCTCTATGATTAAAAAGTGGGATAGTGAACCCGTTGTAATCGGTTGTAGATTCAAGAAGACTGTCTATAGTTACGCTAGATGCATTAAAGAACTATTTCCAGATCGCACATTATTCATTGTTACAGGGGAGGATATGAGTCTTAAGCAGCGCAAAGAAATGATAATTGAAATGAAAAAGGAAATTAACCCTATCATGGTTTGCACTCAGCAATCACTTTCAAGCAGTGTTAGTATAAATTATGTAAACAAAATCATAGTCACGGAATTAGCATGGAATGGCGCCAGTTTACACCAATTTACAGCGAGGTTTATTCGTTTTGACTCGGAGTCAGATAATAAAGAAATACATTATGTAACTTACGATAATAGCATAGAAAATAATTTGCTTAAATTGATTCTCAGCAAAGAAAAATTGAATTTATTCATGAAAGATGATGACATAAGCGATGATGAATTGTTTGATCGTTTTGGGGTTGATTCTGGAATACTTAACATGCTAATGACTAAAGAGAAAGATAACAACGGATATACGAGGTTGAATTGGGGAGAACAAAATATAGTATAGAGATAATTAATTCTCTTTCTTCATTACTTATAAAGTAAACATATATAATTGTATTGTAATTACGATTAACTCATGATATACTTTAGTTATTCCAAATAAGAGGTGAATACATATGACAATCCAGAAATTAGTTAACTCTGTAACTCGTACACTTAGCTCAAACAACATTAAACATGAAGTATCTGGAGATGAACAAACATTTACAATTTCTCCAACCTGCTCGATCTACACTAATAATTGCACAATTGAAATATATAAGGATGAAATTAAAGTGAATGAGAAACTGGTTGATGATCTGGACGAGATGATTGATATTGTTATTAAAGTAGAAGGCTAATCTAAATTAGGGAGGTAATACATATGATCTACGAAGAAGCAAAAGCAAATGGACAAAAACTTCAAAAACAAACAAACGCCTGTTCCGATGTATTGAAAGGATTTAATAAATATGGCAAGAACGCTTTGGGAATGACTCCAGACCATGTAAGAGCTATGCCTGAATGGAAAGAAGCAAAGAAAGCATATGATGAATCATTTGCAAATCTAAGAGGTTTTAACACATGGTTTATGAAGACTTTCAAAAAAGAATATGCAGCAGACAGACGCAGTAAATTTAAGTCTAATCAAGACAACGTGAAATGATAATTTCATCAAGAAAGTAATAGGAGGAATAAATATGGAATTTTATATTGCAACTAAGAAACATGGATTTTTAAAAGTGGATGGAGAAGGGTTTCAATATAACGGAATTGAATGTTTTACTCACCAAAATGAAGATGGAACGTTTAATACATCATTAGTTAAAACTGGTCTTGCTTTTATTCATAACAGTGTAGATAAACATTCTGCAATAAAGAATACAGAAATCCTGATAGATAAAAATATTGATATGATAAAACAACATATTGAATATTCGCTTCTTAACGGGTGTTTGACACCGAATGAAGCCACAAAAACCGAAACAGAACAAAAACAAAAATACTTTCATGTAGATGTTACAAATAGTGGAACAGCAAAAAGGCATGGGATCTGGGCAGGGGACATTGAAGAAGCAAGAGATAAAGCATATTTTAAATGGGCCATGGCAGATGAAAGAAATGTAATCGAAGCATAAATAAATAAAATAAAAACCGGATTTCAGAAAGAAAATATTAAGGAGGGTAAAAATAATGAATAAACATAAGGTTATGAACTTTCTGATTAGCACTGGATATTGGACAGGAATCGAAGCAGCAGAGGCCGATGAGGATAGAGCTTACTTTTCAGCCTATGACGAAGATGGGACTGGAGTTGACCTAATGGTAACAGAAGAGAATGAAGAATATGTTGTTTATCAAGGATATGATAATGAAGGTTGGGTAATGGTTGACTTGCCATAATGGAATGAACTACATTGGAGGATCGGTTAATGTCTGAAAAAATACATATACCTGAACTTAATCGTTATTCTGGTTCCTGGGTTGTAAGTCGCAAAGATGGTTTTGTAATCGGGGAATTTTACGAACGGTCTAATGTTGAACGATTCAATTCTGAAAAATGTTTTGTTGAAACGGTATTTCAGTATTTAACACGTATCAACAAAACAATAAATGAAAAGGGGAAATTATAATGACAATTAAAAATATGTCTCAATTCAAAAAGTGGCTGGAGAAAGGCAAGGAAATTCAGTTCATTGAAAATACAATGAAGCCCGAAATGGCAGGAGGCCAAATAAGAGAAATCAACAAGGTTCAAACCAATGCGATAACAACACTTGTTAACGGAAGAGATTCGTGGCTTGATATTCCTAAAGCCAAAGATACTAAGTTCAACGAAGATGGAACAATAGATATTTATTTAAACGGAAACTACTGGCTGAAGATTAAACCGATTATTTAACCCGATAAAAACCATATTTTATAACGTAAACATATATAAAACTATTTAATATATATTGTGAGTAGTGTAAAATGTATTTATAGGATAATACATAGGAGGCAAATAGAATGGAAAATGGAAACATTTATCTGATCAACTACGGTTCATTTTCTAAAGTGGCGACATTTCTCAGATCGGAAGATGGAAACAATGAATTTTTTGATATGAATGGTAAGTTCATCTTAACAGATTCGTTTTTATCTAAGGGTACGGTAAAAATAGAAACAATTGAAAACTAGGATAAAATGGAGGAATGAAAAATGATGAGTCAAATAGAAATGTACAGACATTTTTTAGATAGCCTAAATTCTCATACTGTAGATATCGTCAGTAATAAAATTAAAGGAAAGAAAAAATATACTACTGGACGATTTTCTAGTTTTGTAATTACTTTTCTTAAAAATGGAAAAGTGTCAATTAATGCAGGTGGATGTACTTTGAGATATGATAATCATGACGATCTGTTTAGTCTAATGGGAGCTTTTGCACGTTTCAAATAACCGTAACGTACAACATAGATAAATTAGATTAAACGAGTGATTTCACTAGAACACGGAGGAATATGAAATGAAAAATAAAAAGATTATTGTGAATTTTGAAAATGTATTATCAGAACTAGAGCAGAAAAAAATCAAACTCTGCTTTTTAGGGAAAAAAGGTCTATTTATCGAAGATGAGCATAAAGAATTTTATCAAATGGAGATATATAGACATTCTTCATGCCTTGATAAACTCATTGAAGAAGGAATTTCAGTTGAGTTTAATAGGGTAGAGAATATTGTAAGTGGAATAAAAGATTGGACAAAAGAAGTTTGGGGTGTTTCAGAAGTTAAAGCTTTTATTACTAGCAATAGTCTGCAAATGATCAACAATTGATAAAATTCTTGTTTTACGGCCCAGCGTATAAAAGTGTAGTACAATTAATTCATACATATAACGGGAGGAATAAAAATGAACATCCAATTTATTCAGGATAAAATGAACCTTATCAACACCGAGGGTAAAAAACTACTACCCAAGCAAATAGGGTATGTCGATTCTCATTATGATATCACCGCTGACGAACTGGAGCTTCTCACATATTGTTGGTCAGAGAATGAATTGATTCTGTTTGCTCATCCTGGTACTTTGGATAGTTTAGAGGGCATCGCGGGATATGATTTTAATAAAGATGAAGAAAGAGTTTATGTTAAAGTGGAAGATGAGGCATTAATGATTGTTCTGAATAAAGATGATATTAAGTTCTTTAAAGACGTTTTTATTGATAGTATCGATGTTGAAGAATATGATAACGAAGGGAATTTTATTGAAGAAGAGTAAGTGAGGTTATCACATTATCAAAAAAAATCTAGTTTGGAGGTGTAGGCTTTGAGCAAGAAAGAATTTGATTTTGAAAATGAGAATTTGAAATTAAAAGAAAAGGCATATTTCTACACCTCTAAAATATGGAATGAGAAATTTACTGGCAAGATTGAATATGCGAATAATTTTCGAGGAACACATGGGGCACTGAATTTTTGGACTAATGAAGATTCAACCATACAAATAAACAAGAAACTTTCAAGCCCCCGACTTGAATTTAATTTAGATGATACATTAATTTATTTGCTTACACAGTGGTATTGTCGCTGTAACAACTTGAATCGAAAAAATGAATTTTTACTTGAATTAGAAAGTCACGGCATTTGTTCAAAAGATAAATTCTCAATACATAATAATGTTGCATATACCGGAAGTATTAATAAAAGAGAATGGGAACCAACGATAAAACTTATAGAACTTAATATTGAGTTTTCAACACAATAAAATGCTTATTTATTTAGAAACCATTTTATGGATTTTGCGTATTAACTATATCTAAAGAGAGGAGACGATAGTATGAAAAATTATGAATACGGGAAATTGTTGAAAAGTATTGATCGTGATGGGTTTTCTTGGATTTTCTCATATGTGTATACCAATCCTGAGAATGAGGAAAATGAAATTCACCAAGAGTTTAATGATACTCATAGCTTTATAGGTGTTTTAAACTCTTTGGGTTCTGATGGGTGGATTCTCGCTTTGGAAGAAGAGCGTCATGCAAACTTGAAAGAGGCGACCTACATATTATATAGGGAAAGAGTTATTGAGGAAGAAGAGAGTCCTTATGAATACGATTATTCCCAAGATGATGATATATAAGTGATCTGATAAAACCCGTCTTTTACAACAATTTAAATACTAAAGAAGTGGCGCTTAGTGAATTAATCACTTTGCGCCTTTTCTTTGTCTTCGATTGATGCGGCGACTTCTAAGGTCTCATTTAGATCAATTGACATTCGATTAACTGTATGTTTCAATTCGTGAAGTTGTTTAATTATATTATTGGCTATATCTTGCTTTTCGTTGAGTAATTTGTTTTCATTTGTTAGTTTGGTTTTATCATGTTCAAATTCCTTTCCTCTCAATATCCAATCACAAGAAACTTTATAGTATTCTGATATAGCAATGATAAAATCTGAATCTGGTTTTAATTCGTCATCTTCAATTCGTAAAATTTCCTCTTCTTCGAAAAATCTAAAAGTAAAAAATCCATCTTTATTTGAGGTTTGAGTTAATTCGCTTGATAAATCTTTCGCCGATATTTTCTTTTCATCACGTAATTTTCTGATTCTTTCTCCTATTGTTTCCTCAAAAAAACTAAAAGGAGGATTATTGACTGGAGGATTAATAATATTTTGTAATGATTCAAGATAAGCATCATAGTTTGCTTCGCTTTCATGGATAGTGATTTCTTTAGGTGTGGTTTCCTTATAAAAAAAATCTTTCTTTTCATCAGTCTCTCTGTAACCCGCACGAATCATCAGAATATTATAAGGATATTCATAAGCCGCCGCTAATTTCGATATTGTCTCGGGTGTTACCTTTATCTCCTTGCCACTAGTCGAATGTTGCCCACGCTCTAACATAGATATATATGCAGCACTCAATCCCGATTTACTTCCAGCCTGTCGTAGAGACCACTTTCTTTTATTTCTCAATTCTTTTATAAGATATCCGAATTGGTTATTTAAACTGAATGTTTGCAATATAAATCGCTCCTAGTTAACGGATGTTAAATGTAGTTGACAGGAAGAAGGACATCCCTTATATTGGTATTATATCAAATGTTAACTCTATTGAACATAGGTAATATTTTGTTAACTTGCGTCCAAAATCAACCCATAATTAGTCTTTATAACATCTCTGATGGACGACAAACCTATTATACTTATTTTATGATTTATAAAAAGGGGAAATGAAGAAATGAACATTGCCGAGGATTATAGTAGAAGAAACGAAATCACGTTGTATTACGCCGCTGTCGCTACGGACAGACTCTCTGACAAAGGTAACGTTATTTACTCCGAATACATATTCCAGACTGAGCAAGAGGCGATAGAGTCAGGTTTAGAGTACAGTATTGCTACTTGGGAAGATATCAACATGTTTGCCGATTGTGGTTACACTTATTCAGGTGTAATTATCTGTACTCCTCAAGGTAGATTTGTGTTTCATGAAATTTATATGAATGAAGAGGAAATTGAATGGAATATTCCATCTAAGTGCGTATATCGTGCTTATGGATCGTCTGAGCGCTTTAGTGAGAACGTGGAGGATCATTTGTTCTGGAACAAGGGATGCGCATTGATTGGGATTATAGAGGAGTCTGGAGGGTTTAGAGCTGAGATCATGAATGTTGGCGGCGAGGTGATAATTATAGATGGGTGATAAAAGTTGTCATGTAGTTTTCTTTTTATATAGTAAACATATATTATAATTGACTTGTTGTTGCGGATAGTGTATTATAGTAAATAATAAGAGGAACACAATACATAGTGTGGAGGCGGTAAGAGTGGAAAATTTAAATTTATTTGAAGTTCTCCAAATACTAGCGAAGAATTATAAAATGAAAGCAGTAAAATCAAATGGCTGTGAAATTGCTTGGAAAGATCAAGTTATAGACAACTCGGCCTATAAAGCACCGAATACGGAATATAAACAGTTGGTATTTGTTAGTCTGACCGGACACGAAAGCACAAATATCCTAACAGACAATATGATAGAGCAACAGAACATCAACGTTTGGAAAATAGTCGAAGATAAATAATGGTTTAGTAGGATTTTAATTTAATGAACCAAGAGAGGGGATGAAAGTAGAATATGAACTTATTTTCTCTTACTACCGTTGGAATACTGGATAATGTAGCAAGAAAAAGGATAGCCGACATCTTTCCATCATTATTAGACAATGTACGATATGTTGTCAAAGATCATTTACCATATTCAATAAATGAAATAGCTGATGGGGCATATGATAATGGTATTGTCTATCTTCATTCCCGATCAATACTTGAAACAGCAATTCATAAAATTGGTCATGCTATTCATTATCAATTATTCAATGGTGAGGCTTTAGGTTTCCATGCCTATGAGATTAGAGAATTTATAAACCATAAAGAACAATTTGCGGAAATATTCACTGAAATGATAATGAAAAAATCCCAAAATAAACAATTAGATATACAAGAAGAACAATGCTTTAAGATGATTCTAGATTATTTATCATCGTAAAATGTCAATTTTATAACAACACCAAACCGAAGCAATTATTCAAATGATCGCTCTTATTTTTACCTATTTGATGAATATACATATTAATTGAAATATCAAGTAGGGAGAGTGCATATGGAAAATCATTCATGTTCCTTTTGCGATAAACCCGTAACTGAAGCAGCTTACAACTATTGTGTCTCTCATGGGCTTCCTGTCGCTTGCTACAAGTGTCAGTATGATAAAGATATAAATATATACTCTATTCATCAGAGAATGCGACATAAAGGAACTGAGGCGGCAACAAATATGATTGATGGTGGCGCAAGTAAAGATGAAGGGGAGGAATAGACATGTCAAATGTAATCAGTGTTGTAAAACGGGACTGGCCTATTATTGCAGTGGTTGTAATTCTTTGGGGATATGTGGTTGTCAAAGGAGTCAATAGTTTATTTTAGATTTATATACTAAACATATGCACACTAATTGTATCTTGTGATAGGATTAACTCAGGATAGAAATGATAAATCAAATATATATCTAGGAGGCATCAGAACAATGACTAAGGCAAGAAAATTGATCGTTGAAGAACAAATTTACAACACGCTTGAACATGATGGAGAAATGCTAAAGCGATGATGAAGGAATATACACTTGATGAATTGATGGAGGCTTACCAGATATTTGAATAAAGACAAACTAAAATATAAGGAGTGATTCGTTATGAGTGCTACAAAGGAATGTCCTGTTCTTAATATTAAAAAAATAGGCATAGAGGATCATGCTGTTAAAAGAGTCATACAAAGATATCATAGAGAAAACAAGCAGGATGCTTTAAATTTTTGTAAATCTTTACTTGGAAATGCTAAATACATAGGCGAGACTACTTGTGATAAGGGGAATAAAGCTCAAATGTTTGTTGCACCTAATAAAATTCAAATCTATCTAAGTATTGATTTTTCAACTATTAGAACAATCATGGATTCAAAAGAGAAATCATTTATTGTTTATGACAAAAACGACGTTGTTTCAGATAGTGATAGTCATATATTTAGTAAAGTAAAAGACATACCTCTACAAGATAAATTGATAAAGCTCTATCAAACAGAATTCAAAAAACATGATCGACTTGAAAAAAGAATGTCTAAGGAGTTTCTAGATTTTAAGTTTATGAAGCAACTAGAGATAGCAGAATTGAACCTTTTGGCACATAAAACAAAATCTAAACAACTGAGAGACGAATCAATTGATAAGGTTAAACATTTAGAGGCAGATATAAGTTCAAACTTTAATGAATTGAAAAGAGTTCAAGATAGCAAGCGTCAAATATCAAAGGCACTGGCCTCATTGTTAACAGTTTAATTATCACGAATGCAGGATTTTATAAGGAGGTACGATATGTTTGAAGTTATCTGCACCAAATGTGGAGCAAAGAGCAAAGTGATTACGGACAGTAAATACAATTACTTGCACACTGAAGGCGATGTTGATCTTGATTGTGGAGATTATGTAATTAGCAGCGTTGAGTGTTTAAAGTGCGACAATAAAATTGTTACAACCAGATGAAACAGTTATTTGACTGAGAGCGGTGAAAGATAAAATAAAAAAGGCCATCATTTGATGACCTGAAGTAATTTAAAAGAAAATAATTATATCTTTGGAAATTTGATTTATCGTCTGATCGGTACTTAAACCAGCCTTATTATACAATATGTTACCATTTTTAACCAAATAACTATTAAGAGATTTATTATAGGACAAAATGCGAAGCGACGCTTCATATTGTGAATATTCTGTTTTTGTCATCTTAGTTTTAGAATTGTTTGTAAGTACTTGGTCTAGATAATAGTTAACATCAGTAGGAGGGTTTTCAGAATATTTATGCAAATAATTCTGATTTAGATCCTCAACAATATCTTGAAACTCTTCACCACTATACTCAAAATTTTGCATTAAATCCATTTCGATCTGTAATGTTGGATCACTCAATCCAACTCTTTGATAAAGATATTTTCCTATCTCCTTTGCACGATCTGAATAGTATTTTCCATAAAGGATGTCTTTGCTGCCAGCCAATGAAAATGCATATGCCTTAAAAAAGTAAAAATCCTCTTCACCAAAGGAATAAATATTGTTCTGATAAAGAATTTGGCTTAAATAAGCGGAAGGTGTTAACTTACCATTAATATCAAATTTTGATAATTCTAAACCTATTTCATTAGAAATTCCTAATGACGAGTAATATTTCATACCACAGTCTAGAGTGTTTAGAATATTTGAATTTCCAGAATTCTCATTATAAATTAAATTAGCATAATTCTTTAAATCATTAAGCTGCTCAATACTAAGACTTTTTTCGTAGACTTCATATGCTAAATAATTTTCAATCACTGCGATTTTCGGATTGTCACTATATTGAAAGTTTGAATAACTTTGAAGTGGCTTTAGAGTTGATAATCCCAAATAGCTGAAATTATCTGTTAAAAAGTCATTTGGATGAGTCCTAAAATGTGGTCGCACAAATGTACCATCTGTTCGATAATATCCCTTTATATAGACCAAATTACTTGATGGAACAGTTTTATAATAAGAATTTCCCTTATAAAGATTAACTGTATAGTTTGAAGTAGATCTTTGTGTGGATTGTTCATAAGAAGGCGTATAGCTGCTGTTGGTGTCACTTCGATAATAGTTATTTGAAGGCGTGTAGCTACTGTTAGTGTCACTTCGATAATAACCATTTACATAAGTTCCATTGCTCCGATAATATCCTTTTACGTATTTAGCTTGTGCATTGTTTGGAGAGATGAGCAACATAGGAAATAGAATAGACAAAAAGATGGTTAAACATATAAATAGCTTGAATTTCTTAAACATAGTCTTCCTCCTAGTTTTTATATGAAAACAGGATAATATTAACATGTGAATAGACAAAAGTATATGAATCTAGACTTAAGAATAAAAGAATGATTTTAAGTGGAGGAATTTATGAACATAAATGAAATAAGCGAGTACAGTGAGTTTTTTAATACATGGACACCACTAGAGGGCTATAAATATATTGGAGTAAAAGATGGAGTATGTTGGGGATTACCAACCATTATAGGTACTAGAATTATGCCGAGAAACATCGTGTGTTATGGAACTGTTGCTGAGATTGTAAGTGACTTTGATCTAACTGAAGAGGAAGTAAGAGAGGCGTTAGCATATGTAGCAGCTAACGAAGTACCCAGACGAAAGTCTGATTTGATTAGAAGGGGAGTCCAACAATGAAAACCTATATAACAATCGGATACTTTAGCAACGGAGCAGATATTGTGTATGCTGGTAAAGATAGAGACAAGGCGATGAAAATCGAACCACATCAAAATTTTGATTCTTTTAATGTTGATGTTTGGGTTGACGGAGAAAAAACAGAAACATATTTTAGAGGTCTAGATGAAGATTTAGGATGGGAACATTTTTCCCTGAAAGATTAATTCCAAGAGGTGAGACACTGATGCTTAAACTACGCATTGAGGGATTTCCAGAGGAAATTGATGAATTTCTAAAAAGTATTCCACATTTGATCTTGAGTAAGTCCAAACAGTACCCAAGTAATAACAAGAAATATGTGAGTGTATATTTGAGCATAGATAGCATTCAAAACAACTTAAAGGAATCGATAATATGATTGAGTTAAATTACGGCGAGAAAAAACTTATTTTATATACGAAGGGACATTATAGAAATAAAAATTTAATGGAAGCATTAAGAATTATTACAGCCTGGAATTTCCAAATTCCTTTAGAATCTACAGAGTCTTATCATATATATGATTTTGTTCTGAAGGTGTTTATTCAATTGCAAGAAAAGGGTTACGTTGAAAGTCCGTATGACCTCATGAAAAGTTTCTTTACGTTGAGAAGACCCACAATAACATTTGATTCAATTATTGATATGATGATTTCTGATTTATCTCTTTCGAAAGCAGAGGGATAAAATCTGGGAGAAATAGATGTAGGACTTGCATGTCTCTTTGTTGAATATAACAGTTGATACTTGCATTTGGTATAATATAGTTAGCATAGAGGTGACGAAAGGTTTATTTCATGAGGTTGGCGAAATACATAATATAAAAAATCGGAGGATTATAAAATGAAAAGTATGAGCCAAATTGAATATCATATTGACGAATTGTTGCGCGAGAAGGAAATACTCAAAAAAGTAGAAATAGAGGTTAAGGTTGCTGAATTCACAAGAATTCTAACAGAGCAGTCAACAAAAGACGAGGAAGAATTAAAGCGAATATTGATGATGATGGCAAGAGACCTGAGAAACATCGTCGAGCAATAATTAAGGCTGGTTTCTCAGTCAAATGACTGTTTGATCATCAACAACTTTAAATGAGGTGGCTGTCCTTGTCTATAGAAAAAGAAATGAATGATATGACTTTATTAGAACTCTTAAATAAATATCAAAACGATAAATTGGTATTTAGAGATTACGGTGCTAACGAATACATGAAAAATTGCGATTTTGATGATGAAGTTGCGCTAAAGCGTCATGCGAGGATATATGAAGAACTGAGACAAGAGATTTTGATTACTGCAAGTTTCATTGCCGAGAAATTACTCAAATAAACTTTAAGTTAACTATGAAATGGCTATTTGATTATGTGGGGTGATTAATATAGAGCAAACAGATATTAAAGTGGGATACACCTATGTAATAGACAGTCCCAATAACACGAGAAATAATGGGAGAAGATGTATCTTATTAGAACTCATCTCTCCACTCGAAGGCAGGGGTTCTATTCGTAGACACTAGGCGTAATGGAAAGGTCAATATAAATGATTTAAAACCAATTGAAGATGAAGTGAAGAATATATTCAAATTACCAGATCTTCAAAGGGCTAAGATCGATGAAATTATGGAATTAAGAAATCGAGCCAATCGAATTGAACAAGAAGTTATTAAATGGTTTGAAGACAACGGCTTTAATATACAAGAGGAACACTTTCTTCTTGTCGCTGATAAACTGTCTAATAGTGAAGGCACTTCAGATGATATAGAGCAAATAATTCAAGATGCTATTAGGCAAAATTATACCGAATCAAGAAGAGAGGGATGAGTGGAAATGGTCAAACACACGTTAGAATATCGTACCACAAGCGGAGAAAGCGGAACCATAGAGGAAGAGGCGGTGACACGTTGGGGAGCCATGTGCGCAGCTCTGGAGCAGTTAAAAGTGATTGCTGAAGATGTTCAGGGATTATGGATTGTGAATCAGAATGTGGAAGGTGATTAATAATGAAAAAAGTAAACGGATGGTTGCATACAGGAGAAACAGAAAATGGGCTTGAAATTTGGGCAAAGGAGGATACTGTTGAAGATACGAGGTATCTAAAAATGGAATATAGGGATTCAGAAGGTAAAAGAGTAGGTCAAACATGGGATCACCCAGTGAGTCAAGTTAGATTGATGAATGCTATTTTGGATTCTTTAGAATTGGAAAACGGCATCAAATAACACTGTAAAAGGAATGGTTTTATTAAAAACGCAGTAGACGCATACGGCGCACCAAAATGTTAGACGTTACTTATTTAATTTGGAGGGATAATTCATGAAAAGGTATAGATTTACACATTTTGAGAACAGCTTATTTGCTGGTACGGCCTTCGCTGAATCTATGGAGGAAGCAATAGAGAAGTTCGCCGCAGCAAACTGCTTAACTGATGCTTTTTGGAATGGCGGGGAATCTGTTGACGCTGATTCGGCTAAGGTGGAGTTTGTTGATAGTGACGGAGATGCAGTTGCTTACTATGTTAACCTCACCAATTGATTAGTAGTAGGCTAATACACAGTACGAAGTGGAAAGCGAAGCAGACGGATATGGCATATGAAAGAGGGTTTGCAAAGTGAAGAAAACCAAGAAACAAAAGTTACAGGATCATTGTGTTATGCGACTAAATCGCAGCTATTCAGAGGGCGGTATTGCGGGATATAACGAATGCAATCAATTCTTATGTGACTTAACGCCTCAGTTGGTTGGATATTTGACAACGGAGGGTTTGGAGTTTTTGAAAAAAGAGTTAGACAGGACGTATGACAATATGCCTGATTTCGATAAAGGCTATTGAATAGTGTATGAGAGGCTGGAGTTGAAAAATGCATAGTAATGTGAGTATTGTCAATGGATATCAAATTCTACATTGGACACTTGGCGATGTTTATTACATAACAGATAAAAAAGATAGCGGTATTTGGCTCTGCGAGAATAGGGATAGAAATGTTGTGGAGGAATATGCAAAAACGTTGACATAATGAGATAGTATAGAAAATAAATGGCATCTTTTATCTAAATAGCGTGAGGGAGATGAAAAGTGGAGCATAATACAGGTGTTGTACTTAATAGCGACTATATTAGGCTAGGAGACGTTCTAAGGGGCGATAGCAGGGTAGAAGCGGTTGTTCTGTGGGATGAGGTTAATAACACATATGGAGTTGAGGTTGGTGAACGGAGAGATGTTTGGTGCGAATTAGTGACCTATCTTGTGCAAGATGAAAACTTAAAAGTTGTTGGGAATATTCTTAAAAGAAGTTAAATTCTGGATACATATAAGAAGAGGAAATGCAAGTTTTAAATGCAAGTTTTATAGGGAGAATGGAGGGACGAATGTGGGGATTTATCACAAGAATGATTTAAGAAAAATCTCGCAGCATGGGCTGAATAAGATGGTAAACATTCACACAAAAGATCTTGGGGCTTACTACATATCTGAAAGTTATCCCTCTAAACAAAGCGACATTGACGAAACGATTGAGAATATTCACATATTGAAATCAGTAATTGAGGAAAAGGAGATTAATCGGTGAAAAAGATAGAGAATGATTGGCAGTATCTAAGTGATCCAGTTAAGACTATCTTAGAGCGCGTTGATATCAATTGTAAAAGCTGCGAGATCCCGATTAGATCAATTGTAGACATTCCATATTTATAAAGGCGAGATGACAACGGAGATGGCCCAGGAGATAGTGAAGTACCAAGACTCTAAGGATAATAAAGGGTATACTTCTGCCATAATTAAAGATAATATTTTGTACATAAAGTTTCATAAACAAGCATTTTGATTTTTTGGGGAGATCTACAGAGTGAATATGATCGAAAACAAAGATAAATGATATTTATGAAATAAAATAATGAGAAAAGACGTGATGTTGTATGAACGGTGAAAAGGATTGGTTTGAAGAGATGGTAGAACACCAAGAGCAAGAAGATGAAGAAAAGAGACAGTGGGAGGAAGACGCGCGCGAAGAGGAAGAAAGAAAAAGAGAAGAAGATGAGGAGGAAGACGAGAGAATAAGACAGGAGATAGATGACGAGGACAGGAAAAGAGAACAGGAACAAGAGCACGAAGAATACTTGAGACAAAGAGAAGAAAGATATTATTCGGAATAATTCCTTAAATTTTATTGAAATGTAGATTTCATAAACCAATCAAATATTTAGGTTGGTTTTTTTCATATGATTTGTGTTACATTTAATTAATCAAATTATATAAATCTATATATAAGGAGTGGCTTTGATGCGTCCAGTATTCTCAGGGAATTTTATAGTGCATAAGGGGCCAACTGGCTATAAGTCACGCGAATTGTCGTCTTACATGACGCAACTATCTAAAGAAATTTTAGCTTATCTTCATTTTCTATTTATAACGGAAGATTCAATAAATTCAATACTAGATGATTATGAACTTAATCGAATTATAGATTCTGTAGTGAGCAAAAATATACCCAGAGGATTATTTGAAAGCAGCCTGATTTCTGAAATGGTTGGTTTTCCAGAATTCAATTCTGAAGGACTAATAAACAATTCGAACGAAACAAATAATGAAACTTTGACAGCAGATTTCATCAAAAAGATTTTAGCTAACTTAATTAATGATAAAACAACATAAAAGACGAACTTCATCATAAAAAGAACCCTCCACATTAACTGGCAGGGTCTTTTTGGTTTACATTTGTTAAATTATCTAAAATACTTGATCTTTTAAGGATTTGAAGAAAGTGTCTCATATCGTCGTTCAAATCAGGTGCGAGTAGCTTCTTTTCTGATTCGAATTCGTAAATAATTTTATCCTTCTCTGCGAGATTCTGCTTCATCACTTCATATTCTTGTTTAATACGAAGTAAAGATAATATAACCTTATCCAATGAAATTCGATCATCAAATTTTACATTGTTTCTTGTGGGCGTACTCTTAATACTTTGTCTAATTACCTTCGCTTCCTTGATTTCGATCGCAAATCTTTTACGTACTTCGCTGTTCCAACGAAAGCCGCAAGCCGCAGAAGTCTTACCCAGAGTCTCTGAGACTGTGTCAAAAGCTTGAAGCTGTGTTTTTCCGTTGCTTATATTTTCTAGAACAGTTTTTGAGAGTATGGTATCATCGCTATGGCTCCATTGATCTTTTCTCTTCACATAAAACAACCCTTCCTTTTTGGTTTAATACCATTTATATCCTTTTTGTCAATAGGTTATTCCTAATAACCACGAGAAAGTTTTGTACCTTAGAAATACTATTGACAAATCAGTGTATATAGTAAATATAAGTGTTGCAATAATCTAATTGCACATGTATAATAAACATATAAATAAGTAATACTAAAACATAGAATATTAAAGAAGAAGTACATAGAATTGAAGGTACATAACGAATAGAGAGAATATAAATAAATTAAATCAATGAATCGGAGAGTGGATATTATGAGTATGGTGATGGAAAGAGCAGAAAGTATTGTAACTAAACAATTTGACATTTTTTTGGCAGACTTAGGCGAATCAAAAGGATCAGTACAAAGAGGAGTTAGACCGTCAATAGTTATATCAAACGATAGAAGCAATTTACACTCAAATTTCGTGGTGGTTTGCCCAATCACCAGCAGCATGACAAAAGCAAAATTGCCCACTCACGTTTATATGAAGGCAAATGAAATTGGTTTTCACAAAGACAGTGTGGTGTTGTTTGAACAACACTTTACTATCGACAAGAGTTTGTTAATACACAAAATAACGGACATGCCAAAAAGATATGAACGAGAGTTGGAAAGGGCATTAATAATTAGCACCACCAGAACATTTTCGAGAACATAAAATTAAAAAGACGTTCCTCCGGGTTAGAAAAATGGAGAAGCGTTCTTTTTTAATTTCTATCCTTTATGAAATTTAAATAATTCCCCGACCTCAATTTCTAATTCATCACATATTAAAGTAATATTCTTCAATGGTATTTGTTTTGCGGTATTATTGCATAACTCATTAATTGTCGAGTGTCTGATTTTTGTTCTTCTAGACAACTCTCTCCTGGTCATATTCTTTGTGATTAGTATTTTATCTAGTGTGATTTCAACCCAAGGCATATTATTGCTCCCTTTATTGTAAACAATTCTCTATTGACTATTGACTTGAAGTTCTTGTAATAGTATATTGATAATATGTTTAACTGGAACGATAATCGTTCCATTCTATAGACATAAAAAATTCTCTCTAACTGAGTGTCAGAGAGTTAATCAACTATGTCTTTATAATATATCAGACCGATAATGAAAATCATAGGGAAATAATTACAACGGGAGATCGCAGAAATGACAACTAAGAGGTACGTCATACAGAAACTTGTTTTCAAAGACAATGTTACAAAAGTTGAGACTTGGATTAACACCAGTATACGGAGCAATAATCCAGATGACTTGATTGACTTTATAACTAAATTATATAGAATTTTTGATACCATAGACAATTTTGTTGTAAGGAAAAGAAGAAAATAAATTATTTATAATATAAACATATACATATTAAATGATATATAGTACAATGAATTTAATCAAAGTTTATTAAACATTTTAAAAGGATGGATGGTGGTCGATATGGATAACAACAAGACTGACATCATCGGGAAATTAATCGAAGTAAGTTACGGTGTGGATTATACGGACAGATACTTTCGCCCAGCGAATCTACATACCTATGTTTTTGAGCAAGATAAACAACGCTATGTGTGGCAGTCTAAGTATCGTTGCCAACAGGAACTTACAGAAGACAGCACATATCATTTAAAGGTCGCAGTAGGCGAAAGACTACTTGGAGGAAGAGGTCTGAGTATAAGCGATGTCGAATTTGTTAGTGAGATGACCATTAAAGATAATGTTATTCATCTAACAACTGAATAAGAGTGTAAAAGGTGAGGGGATAATGCTTTGACAGTTGTAATTGGATGTGTGTCTGAAGCATATTTTAAAACTACATAAAAACAACATGTAATAAAAAAACTACATAAATCGACAAATAAATATATAAAAGGCTCAATACATATGATATTATTTATATGTAAGAGTCTTTTTTGTTTTATTTATCACTTGACTTTTAGATCTAATGAAGTAAATTATCTATTGGAGGTGATAATTGATTGATGAATAACGAAGATAGTAACACTCTCTATATAATGACTTACACGTTAAACAGTGGAATTAAGAATACAGTTCCGCTCTCGAATAGTCAGATAGATGAATGGATGCAATGTTATAAAAATGATGAGAAATTTGTAACCACAATAGGTGCCGAATACTTTGGATTGAATTCAAATTTAGTTGCCGATTTTAAAGTACATAATAAATTTTCAGTTCATCGTAATCAAATTGTATCTATTCAAAAAACTGAAGAAGAAATTTTAAATAAAGCATACAGTAATCAAACAATAGTGATTAAGGTTGATTGTAAGTGTGGAACAACTTATACAGCAGAATCACAATATAAAAGAAAAACATGGAATTGCAGTAAGTGTAAAGAGATAGTTTATTTGGTAGAAGATGTTTTAGTGGATACAAATAAAGGAAAGGGCCATCTTATGTCGAATAAGATGAGAATAGAATATTGATAGTAAGGAGATACTAAAGGTATGACTATTGATAAAGAGTTGGTAAAAAGAGTAAAAGAAGTCTCGTCTAAAGTTGGAGGATATTTAACAACTGAGCTGTATGATAAAAATAGAGGAGATATTCCTGCATGGAAAACCCTGAAAAACAAGTTAAATATAACTTTCCCTGAGTTTTTAAAATTGTGTGGGGTACTTAATAAAGAAGAGTATTTAATAAACGTAAACAAAATTAAGGCAGTCAGTAATTTAAAGATATTAGCCCTAGAATATGGAGAAGTGTCTAAAGTATTATATGAGTCGTCTACACCAAGCTTGCTACCTAGTTATGACTATATATGCAAACACTACGGATGGTCAGAAATAGTTTGTGTGGCAGATGTTAAAATGGCAAATGCTCAATACGCGACAAACGATAACGCAATTTTAGAACTAAAACAAACAATTAAAAAATTAGGGTATATACCAACAAGTAAAGAATACGACATCATGAACTTGAAGCCATCTCAGAAGGTTCTCCGGGGGATGGGGTTAAGTTGGGTAGATTCTATGCGTAAGGCCGGATATAGGCCATACGGTAAGGCGGTAGCAGTTAAAGATAAGATATGTGTCGAGAAAAACTGCTTTAGGCAATTTACGCCAGAAGAAGGAACTGATATCTTTTGTTTATCTTGTTTTAAGGCGGCAAGACAGAAAATTATCAATGATAATAAAATAACAGACAAAGATGTATTGGCCGATATTTACACAAGCACTTCTCAAAATTATATTCTAAAATATTTTTGCTAAAAATAGATTTTTATAACTATGTTACAATAACTCAATAATCAGAGGGGTGTATGTAAACGATGAAAAAAGACAGAGAAGAACTAGAGGGACATATTCAAGAACGTTTTAGGGAAATAAAAGGAACAAGAAAAAAGGTCCATCAAACAAATAGTATATTGAAGGATAAAGGTGTTCCATTGGGAACCTTTGAAGATATATCGAAAGGAGATCAAGCATTATCGGCAGCCAGTGAATCATTACTGTGCGTCATCACGGAAGTAATACATGAAGTAACTGGTTACGATGACATGTCTCCAGAACGCTGGTTTTCTGAAAATGAGATTGAAATGGCACACCAAAATATTAAAGAGGTCTATGGTTTTGAAAATAGATTGATGCTCCCTATAGTTATTGAAGATGTGAAAAAAATAAGAGAAGATAGTTTTTTAACATCTGTTAAAATGTCATTTTTGGTACAGATGTCTAATTCTCAGTTAATCTTTTATGATTATAAAACTCAAAGAAGCGCCGTATACGTAATGAAAAGAGATGGAGTCGTTCCAACTCCGTATCTAAACAAAAATAGTGTTAAAAGTATTGCTTCTGAAATGGCTAACGATGATTACCTTGAAGATATGATTACTTTAAATGTTTATTCGAACGAGGTAAAACCATTTACTTACAATGAAAATACAAGATTGTTTACAATTAACGATGGAGCTGTGGTCTCAATATTAGATGGATTTCACCGTTTAGAGGGTGGTTCGAGAGCCATGACAATGAATGAATATTTAAATCAAGATATGATACTGTCTATTAGATCTTACGACACTCCGAAAGCACAAAAGTATTTTGGACAAATAAATACAATAAATCCGGTTAAAATAGAGAGAAGAAAAGAGTTATTATCTGTGAAAAATTCAGATCTAGTTGTTAAAGAACTACAACAGCATCCGAAGTCTGAGTTTAAAAAGGGTAAGATCGCCTCCGCACCCAAAATAAGCGAAATAACAGGACAATTAACAACATTCGATATAATGTCATATGGGATAGAGCATTCTTTTAATCTAAAAAGTGGATTAGACGTTGATGAAGTATCTGAATATTTAATAAACTTTTATAAGTACTTGTTTGGATACTATGTAGATGAGTTCATATTAGACCCACGCAAATATTCAAATACCTTGATAAACCATCCATTAATGTTCTTGGGATATACTGTAATAGCAAAACATTTTCAGGATACCAACAAACCATTAAAAGAACTTAAGGAGTATATCGGAAACATTAATTTTAAAGATGAAAAACTGGTTGAAATATTTAATGATAAGAGCAAAAGAGGAATAAATTCTAATCCTCTCAGAAAAATGGTTATAGAATATTTTGAAAAATATGTTCAAGGGAGTGTTACAGTTGGCTAACAATATATACGGGAATGAATTCTTCAACGCTGAACAAAAAGAACGGTATTTAAAGGGATTGTCGGAATCAACTAAAATTGTGTACTCAAGAATTTTACTAAGAGCGGCTTATGTAGAGGAAGAATTGGGGAGAGACTTATATAATTTCAACGTAAATGAGATTGGGCAAGTGATGAAGTTGCTTTCTCCCACCACTTACAACTCAAGTCGTGATGCCTTGTCTCAAATGAAAAAATATATAACATGGGCAATAAAAAATGATCTTAGGGATAATAATATAAATCCATTAGGGGCGGGTTTATCTGAAGAATTTATAAGCAGTTTTATAGATTCTAGTTTAGAATTTTTATATACCGAAAAACAAATAAATGACATAATCGGGAGATTGTCAAACGAACAAGATAGAGCGTTAGTTCTAGCATTATTCGAGGGTTTGATGGGAAGGGAGTACTCAGAGATACTTCGATTGCAATTAGCGGACATTGATCAAGAAAATAATATCCTCACTTTAAAAAATTTAGATGCAGATGGAGAAACAACGATCAGAAAATTGAAAGTATCGGAAAAATTAGTGACATTATTGATAAGAGCAGCCAATCAAACAATCTACGTAAAAAGTAATGCAAATCTACAGGTGAAGATGAAATCATCAAGAGACATAACTTTGGTGAGTAATGGGTATATATTTAGGTCAGCAGATATGAATACAACCTATTTTGGAGTGGCTCCTAGAAATTTTGTGAGTCGAAAAATTAAAAACATATCTAGGTGGCTTGATTATAAGGAATTAGTACCTCTAAACATTAGGAAGTCTGGAATGGTTAAATATGCAAAAGACTTATATGAAGAGAGAGGAGTTTTTGAAAGACAAGAAATATTAGAGGTGTGCCGGAGGTTTGATTACGGTGAACTTTCAGTACACAGGTTATCTAAAGACTGTCTAAACCTAAAAACTATAAACAGACTATACCCTGCGGGAACAAGTTGAAAAACTTGTTCTTTTTTATTTGTAATTAATAGTTGACATAGAAAAATATCATGGTAATATTGACTTATAAGTAATATATATATGTTTACTTAATTAACTAACAAGAGGGAGTATAAGTTAAATGGAAAGTGCCTTGTTATACATACTATTTTCGATGATTGATGGCTTATCAATTTTTATATTTGCCTTCGGATCATTCAAAGTCAGATTAAGAAATTATTGGAGAGAGATATTACTAACCGTTTTAGTTATATCGATTGGAAATTACTATATATCTACTCACGACTCATTAAAAGATTATGAGCCATTGATTAGTATAACGATATTATTTTTATCATTGATACTGTATTTTAGAATATCGGTTTTTTCGTCTTTAAGATTAACATTGATGGGGTTTGTTGGGCAGGCAGTAATTCAGGGATTTTTGATAATGGTGACATCGTATGTGACCGATATTAGATTTAATGAAATTAAAAATAATGATTTCTTGAGACCTTCCTTACAAATAATTAGTGCAATAATATTGATATCTGTAACTTTGTTGCTAAGAAAACTCAAAAAACACTTCACAACCTTGCCTAACGATTACACCTACCGAATTAAATTTACCAAAATAAACAATGTGATCTTACTTACGTCTGCTTGCGTTATGTTGATGTTCATCAATATATATAACTTTAATAATGTAATCCTAGAAATAATCTTCTGGATTTTGTGCTTAATAAATATTTTTATACTAGAGACCAAGAAAGAAAAGAGAGATGAGATTGATTGATACATTTTCTATAAAAATGGCCCAATGGCTTGTTGGAGATTATCCAGATGAAATGCCATCGTTTGTTCAGACTAAGTATTCAGTAAAATTTATTATCACAAATATAATTCCTATTGTTTCACTAATTATAATCGCTTTGATTACTGGAGATTATTTAGAATATGCAAAAGCAGCAATACCATTTGTAATATTGAGACAATTCTCGGGTGGATATCATATTAAAAATGCAGATATATGTGTGATAGTATCAATATCTTTAATTTATCTTATAGTTAATTATAGTTACTTGCTATACGACCATCACAAAGTGATATTATTGGTTAGTATCATGATGTGTCTAATATATTCTCCATCAAAAATAGCAAGTAAAACAATAGTTAAAAAAGAAAATCACTTTATTTTTAAGGTGATATCAGTAGCAATCATAATTATATGCATCCTGATATTCGACATTATCATATCAACTTCAATTTTTATACAATCACTCCTCCTGTTTCATATTCCATTAAGGGAGGTGAAAAGAGATGAAGATTAATCACAAGTATATGAAGTTCGTAGGAATGGGATTATCAATGATTGTATTGCTGACTGTTTCTGTTGCAAGCTGGACATTCCTGCATGGGGAAGATGTGCCAGCGGATATGATGTAAGTTTTAGGCCGTGGATGCCATTTGTTTTAGTATCCACGGCACTCTCATAATAAAGAAGGGAGATTTTATGAGATCTATAATGGTTTTAAAGTGGGACGGAAAAGACTTCGCAGAAGAAGCCGAATGGATAGAAATTAAAGATTTGAGGCATGTTCGTACTGAATACACAAAAAGAGAGGGATCTTATAGGATATATAAAACAGATAATGGAGAATATAGGGATTGTAATTCTGTCGACAAGTCTTATGGATTGCTAGAAAAAAACGAGGGGTTTATAAGAACAGATAGAGGCATTATAGCAAATTTAAATAAGAATCCAGAAATAGATTGTAAATTAAACGTACTTATTTATGGGCAAGACAAGGAAAATGACAGGATAACGATTGCTGATAAAAGGATGAAAGTAATAAAGACTTGCCTAGGATTATTTAGAAGGCTGTAATTTTAAATCCAACATATATGATAATTGTCTTGCATAAATGAAATGTTTACATTACTATAAAAATAGGAACAAACGTTCTTACTATATATATCGACATTATACGACACAATTATTGCAATAAGTACTAAATAAAGGAATGGTCAACATACTTTCGCTGCAACATGTCTATGGTTGATTACGTATAAGACAAGGTATAAACTTATATGTAAGGGTTTAGACAGATAAATTATTATATTTTGCAAGCCGACAGAGAAAAATACAAAAAGGGGATATGTAATGAAAAATCAGTTAAGTCCAATCTTAAAGGTTGAGAAATCTGCATTTGAGTTTTGGAATTTTGTTACTTTTGTTTTGAAAAATCAAGACGATATAAGCAATATTATTAATTGGTGCGGTGAATCCAAGACAAGACGGGAAATAGATGAATATTTATCTAAAAAAAGAGATAAGGATATATTAAATAGAATTTACACTGTAAGTGATTTTTGTTCTCACTTTAATAAAGATAGTAAATCGGCATTAGAAGATTTGTTTCAAGAGCCACTAAATGACTATAAAGTGTCGCAACTTAATCAGACGAACGCAATAAAGATTTTTGAGATACATAGTGATCTACCGCCTAGTACTTGGTTTATGGATTTCCTGTTATACACGTAATTTATAAAAAAACATATGAACCGGACTACAAACTGTTCGGTTCAATGGATTTATAAAGTAAATATATGAAATGTGTTGACATGATGGAAGGGCTAGAGTAATATAAGGGTATGGAGGTTCAGAGGAACATGCTAAGGGTTGAGGAAATAATAATTTCATCAAGATTAATAAGAAACTTGCGGGTGTGGCGGAATTGGCATATGTGATGGACTTAAAATCCATTGTCATTGAGACATGAGGGTTCAAATCCCTCCATCCGCATCATGGGTCTTTCGTCTAATGGTTAAGGCTCTGATCTCATAAATCAGATAATATCGGTTCAAGTCCGATGAGACCCATTGATTTTAAAAACGCCATGCGAAAGCATGTTGAATATATATCTTTACGTAAGTGAGGTTATAGATATTCCAATAGAAGGTGGTGATTAAGAAGTTTTTGTTTTTAAAAGTTAATACATATAAAGTAGGTTAGTGAATGAGTTTGCAACCAACATACGGTAAGTTTGAAATCAAAGGAATCATTACTGGTCTATCTAATACTAAGGCTTACACTGATGGACAGACAGAAAATGGACAATGGAACAGGCTACAATTTGGCGTGAGAGTGAGCAGTAATGCATTTGTATATGTTGAAATGATGGGGAATAAGTCGGACAAGATAAAAATGTTTAAAGTTGATCCAATGACAAAGAGATATGACAAGAATAATCATATCATGGTTAACTGGAATGAAAAATATAGTCACAAGTACAAGAGCTATAAGTACTTCCAACCAGTCAAAATTAACCTCAATGGCCTAGACAGAGAAGATATTAAGTTAATAGCCTATGATGCAACAGAGCACCTGAGAGACAACTTAAAAGATGGATCAAGCGTGTTAATCAAGGGTTCATTAAGATTCAATGAATATAAAGGCGAGACACAAGAAAGCTTCATCATCACTGAGATATATTCTATAGATGAAGCAAGTCTACTGAACGAATCTTATTTCACTCAAGAGATAGTATTTATGGATATCAAAAAAGTTATTTCTAGTAAATATAATGTAAATACCAAATTGATTATTCGTAATTCTGATGGATTTGACATCATCCCGTACAAGTTTGTGATTAACATTAAAGACAAAAGTTCCGTTGCGCTTGTTGAATATTTTCAAAGTAATATTCAGGTTGGTTCCACATTGAAGATCCATGGAAACATAAGAAATTATGTTCCAATGACTTTATCTGATGATGGATACGAAGTTATTGCTGGATCATCAATTAAAGAATTGGAGATTGTTGGAGGTAATCTTTCCTCGCTAGTTCAGGGAAGATATAAGCCAGAAGAATTGGAATCGGATGTGATTCATGGATCACCATTTGATGATATAAAAGAAACTAAAGTCGATAAGGTTAATAAATTCGGATTCTGAGAGGATGTGAGAGTATTTCTTTAATGCGAAGTCCACCGAAATGAGTCGCAGTGTCCAATAAACTAAACATATTAACTTATTTAAAAAAACTAAACTAATACATAATTGGAGAGATAAATTAAAATGGCTAACGAAAAAACACTACAAGAGGGCATTAACACAATTCACATCGAAGGCATTGTAAAAGATATTCGGATTGAAGAAAAACCGATCAATGGGCAGGACGCCATTTCGGGAGAAATTGATATTCAAGTGTCTCCTGAGTCTATTCACACTGTAAATGTATTCTCATTTAAGATGAACCAAAAGAAAGAAGTAAGTGGTCTTTTTAAAACACTAGTAACTATTCGTGACGAATACAAGACAATTGATGTACATGGTATTGAGAATGCTGATAAAGTTCGCATTGAAACTTCTGGCAAATTCGATAATGGTAAAGTTGGAAAGAATGAATATGTCGGTCAGGACGGCGAATGGAGATCGTATCCCAAACTTTCTGCAAAGTTTGTAAATCGCATTAAGTCGGATGAAGTTTTTGAGCCACAAGCTAAGTTTAATCTTGAATTGGCAATTGCTGGATCTAAAGCGGAGACGCGGAATGGTGAAGAAACTGGAAGACTGATTCTAAAAGGATTTATTGTTAACTACCAAGAACAAAAGGATGACGCAAAGAAAATCTTCCCCTTTGATTTTGTAGTGCAAAATCCAACGTCTGTTAATTATGTTCAAGATACTTATGAAAAGGGTCAGACAGTTAAAGTTTATGGTGATATCGTAAATACAAAAATTGTCACGAAAAGACTGGTTGAAGTTGGATTTGGAGATCCACAAGAAGAAATTGACCGCAAAGAGGTTCGTGAGTATATTATCGTAGGCGGAACACCACCGTATGATGAAGATGATAAAAACGCCTACGACATTGTACTTATTCGTGAAGCTCTTAAAAAGCGTGACGTAGCAATTGAAAAGAAAAAAGAGGAAAAGAAAAATGGAAACGCTGGATCCTCGAATAATGCTGGATTTGGGTCAAATTCTCATGTTGTTAATCCAAAAGAAGATCCTTTTGCGCCAGATGCACACAAAAAAGAAAATCCATTTAATAACGGGAAGCCTCTAGATATTTCGGATGAAGATTTGCCATTCTGAGTAATACATAGTAAAAATATATAAAATAATATTAAATCGAGTGGTGGTCGGTTAATAAAAACTACCACTCACCATTAAAAAATAAATCAATTATAGGGAGAGATTTTATACATATGTCATCATTAGATATTTTTAACCCACAGGTTTCCGTAGTAGCAAAAGGCACAGAAGGAAAGGTTATTCTCGTTTATGGAGGAAACGCACTCGGGAAGACAAAGCAATCGACTCGGTTTCCAAAGCCATTCTATCTAGCATTTGAAAAAGGATTAAACGCTATCGCTGGTGTTCCTTTTGCTCCAATCAATAGTTGGTCGGATTTCATTAAAGTCAATAAACAAATTACAGGCAAGGCGACAATTGGCAAGGCGAAAGAAATGTACAAGACAATCATCCTAGACGAAGTAGAAACCGCAGCTCGTTACTGCACTAAGTATGTGTGTGACAAGTATGAAGCTGATTCTATCGCTTCAGGTAATAAAGGCTATGGGTTATGGAGCGAGTATAGTACGGCATTTTGGGAAGAAATCGATAAAATGGTTAGCTCTGGCTTCACCGTTATCTTTATCGCTCATCAAGTGGTTGATGATACAGGTAGAGCGTACCCAAAAGGAGATAAGAGAGCCATTGCTCCTGTGGTTGACAATTCAGATATTATTGTCCACCTTCGTTCTAATGGTGTTGATGAAAAAGGTAGCGTAATTAAGTCATCGGCATATATGGCTGAAACGCCTGAATTCTTTGCAAGAAGTCGTTTCGATTATCTTGTCACTTCGCTTCCTGAATTCACAGCAGAAGCATTAGAGGCAGCGATTTCTAAAGCTGTAGAGGATCAAGAAAAAGCTGAAGGAATCAAGGCTGTGTCATATAAGGAGCAACAGAAAACATTAGAATCCGAAGATCTTGACTATGACAAACTGAGAGCAGAAATTATTAAGCTTGGTAAAAAACTTCACAGTGAAGACAAGGGTACAATTGTAAACGAAATTATTGAGGGGAAATTAGGAAAAGGTAAAAAAGTAACTGATTTTGCAAAGGGACAAGTTGAGGTTATGGCTGTAGTTCTTGATGCTCTGAAAGATGAAGTCAATAAGTCAGAAGAAATCAAAGAATAATTAAGACCTCATAAAAGACAGATTTGATCATGATTTATTGTCTATATGTAGTGTTAAAATAATTATTAAATACTACATATAGATATGATTTTAAAGACTAAAGGGGTGATTGAGTTGTATAAAGTAAAAGTGTATGGTGGAGAAAAATTTGCGGGATATGCTTGTAGCCACGAGAAGACTTTGGAGTTTGATACATATGATGCGGCGTACATTCACGCAGAGTCAATGCGTAAAGGTAGTTCTATTGGAGTTTGGTTTAAAGTAGAACAACAATAGTTAGTTTTTTAATAATAAAAATACATAGCCTCACAAAAAAATGTGGGGCTATATCTAAAATGTGGAGGTTCTGATGCTAGAGATCATTCTGTCTCTGATGTTCGCTTTTGCATTGAGTCATTCAAACATTCAAAATGCAAATGAAATTAGAGAATCAAATAACACTATTCCAATTGAGAGGAAAATTGTTCAAACTGTTGAGACTGAAAATGAGAAGGAAGCTGCGAAGGTTCAACCAAAATCCATCGTAAAGACAGAAGGAAAATGGGAAATCTACAGCGTGAGTGCCTATACCAATGGTTACGAATCTACGCAAAAACACAAAGGCGAAAAAGGATATGGGATTCAGGCTAACGGCAAGCGTACCGTTGAAGGTAGTTCTATCGCTTGCCCCAAATCAATGGAATTTGGAACAGGGGTGAAAATAAAAGAACTTGATAATACATATGTTTGTAGCGATAGAGGCTCTGCGATTACTGAAGGTAAGTTAGATATCTATATTGAGGATTTAGATCGTGCTTTAGATTTTGGCAGACAAAATCTGCATGTTCAAATAATTAAAAAGGAAGTGGACTAATGAAGAAGGTGGATGGAGTAGGAAAGGATGCGCCAACCGTAACAAATGAATTCGGAGGTAAGCAGTCAGAAGTATTGTACAGATTTGATTTGTTAGATCCTCTAGCTATGTTCGAAATGACGAAAGTTCTAAAGTATGGGGCAGATAAATATGGAGCAGACAATTGGCGAGACATCCCTATCGAAGAACATCTCAATCATCTTATTATTCACGCCTATGCCTATCTAGCTGGCGATAAGAGCGACGAACATCTCTCTCACATTATGTGTAGATCTATGTTTGCTCAAGCCGTTGAGATCGACTCAGAGAAGGTGAAGGATTTTGGCTAAAAAACGAATTGCAGTAGACCAGGATAATGTAATTGCTGATTTGGTGGTTGAGTGGGTAAGAAGATATAACAATGATTACAATGACACATTAACTCCCGAAGAAATCAACGCTTGGAATTGGTGCCATATCACAAAGCCCGAATGTAACAAGAAGATATATGATTATATGGACGACCCAGAACTGTTTGCCAATCTTCCTGTAATCAAAGATAGTCAAGATGTTTTACAAGAACTAAATAATACATATGACATCTATGTTGTTACATCGCCATTTAACATTAATAATGTGGTTCCAAAGCATAATTGGTTGCTTAAACACTTCCCATTTCTAGCACCCGACAAATTCGTATTCACAAGAGATAAGTCAATTATTGCAGCAGAATACTTAATAGACGACAAGCCAGCAAATTTAGAGTCGTTTAGTGGGAATAAAATATTGTTTGATGCTCCACACAACAGAGATGAAGACAGATTTTATCGTGTAAACAATTGGTTAGAGGTGAAAGATATCCTATTAGATTGGAAGTGATATTTTATGACATTCAATTTCGAAAGATTTCAAGAACTATGTATTTTCTTTCAAGACAATGATTGCAGTTATCATGAGCTAATGGAATTAAGAGATAAGGCAAAAGATTTCAAGGAGACTGTTGAAGTTGCTCTAAATAGATACGAAATAGAAGAGTTTTGATCAAACTATGGTTGGACATTGATTAAAGAAGTGAAGAAAAAGAGGAGAGATGAGCAATAAATGAAATCAGAAGTATTCTGGAGAGGCTATAATGGCCTTGAATTTATTTCATGGAGGGGATCAACAGAGGTGTTTGTTTATTCACCATATGAATTTCCATATCCTCCAAGCGAAATCATCCGTCATACAAAAAGAATTGAAACAGAAGATGAATTTGATAATGTAATTCAGCATGGTAAGAGATTTAGAGCGGTTTATAAAGAGATTTAATTTGATAAATTCCGCATTTCCTTCAAAGAGGTGAAAGATTGAATATTGATAATGAAATTGGTTTTGACTCAGACAAATGCGTGAGCTGCGGTGAAGAGGTTTTTGAGTCAGAAACACTTAGCAGATGTTTGAAATGTGGCAAGGCAACATACAGAGAAGTTTCAGGTAAGGAGTATTATAAAAATAAATATTATTAAAGGAGATGATTGTAATGAAGTTTAACATTTTTAATCTATTTAGTAAGAAAGAAATTAGCACTATCCCTGTGACAAATAAAAATATGAATGAATTATTTGATAATTTTAATAATATGGCATACAGATTTGAGTCTGGAGGAAAAGCTATTGCGCGCGCACTAAAAGGTGTGGGAGAAACGGTAGATATACAACATGAGATTCATCGTTTGCAAAAAATTCAGAATCGGACTAAGAAACAGCGTAGTAAAAATAAACTACAGAAACGGATCGATGTTTATGAAAAATAAATTTATCATTGTAAGTTTGGATGATTGGGAAGGATTGTATTACAAAGATAAACTGATTAAAGAAGGCCATGAGATTAAAAGACCGGAATTGGTTGACTTAATGAAAAAACATCAAGTTTGGGATGTGGATTTCGATTATTTGGATGCAGAAGGCGAAGAAATTGTACAGGATTCGGGATGTATGTTCCATACATATGAGGAAGTCAAGAAATATATTGAGAGTAATTAAGAAAGGATAATTGATTTTGATTGAAGAATTAAGAAAATGCACGAAATGCAAGAATTCATACCCAGCATCAATTGATTATTTCTATAAGTTAATCAATAGAAACAAAAAGAAAAACATCAATGAATTGAAGTTAACTTCATGGTGTAAGACTTGTTTTATTGAAAGCAGAAAGGAATTTCAAAAGAAAAATTATAACGAGGGAGATCAAAAACTGAAGAAGTATCATCAAGACAGAAGAATAGAAAAAGGGGAACAAATTAGAAAAAGAGAAAGAGATTATTCAAGGCAACATAAAGAAATGAGGGCTGAATATCAAAAACTCTGGCAAAATTCTCAAAATGGAAAAATGAAGGCTAGATTATATATGTTAAATAGAGAAAATAAAAAGCACGATATTAAAAATGAAGAATGGAATAAATGCAAAGAATATTTTGATTATTGTTGCGCTTACTGTGGCATGCCTATTGAAATACATAGAAAAAGGATAAAGAAGGATTTTGCCAGAGAGCATGCAATTAATCTTGGAGCAAATGATCTGAGTAACTGTATTCCGTCATGTTTTTATTGTAATAGTGAGAAAAATATCAGCGACTATACTGAATGGTACAACGAAAATAATTGCTATTATGATGTAAATAGATATCAGCGGATAACAAAGTGGCTAGAGACAGATTTCAAAAAATACATCAGCGAGAAGAGAAAGGATTTATAAATGAAATATTTTAAATGTGAAGTAGTGACAACCAATACATATATAGTTGAAATAGACGAAGATATTATTAATGAAGAGTGGATGGATAATTTCAGTGACTGCTTTTTTGACTGTAAAACAATTGAGGGCCACGCAGAAAATCTAGCCATTCAACGAGCAGGGCTTGTAAGTAGAAATGATACATTTATTGAAGGCTATGGAAAGGTACGAGTTAAATCTAGAGGATTCGACTCTAAGGAGTGGGAGAAGGTTACGAACGGTATAACAATTAAAGTTGTGAATGAAGATGAAGAAATTGAAGCTGAAGTAAAGGAGATTAAATAGTTGATAAAACATATTCTAAATCATTTGTTCGTTTATTTGTTAGCTGTTCCGTTCCTGGTGTTTGCTATTTTCTTTCCAGATACGTCAATTGAAATGACTGGAGGATTTGCTTATGCATATATGTACTGCACCTCTTGTGTTGGTTTCGCATTAGTATGGATTGGATTATTCGGGGGTGAGATTTCTTATTCCTCAAAAGGACTAAAAGGATGGATTAAGGAATGGAGAAAAAATGAATAGGCAGAATAGAATTGATAATTCATCAGGGAAGGAGACAATATGCAATATGTTACTTTAGTATATTACCAAACAGACACAACTCACAGCGAAGTTAAAGGTGTCTTCACCCTAGAAAAACTCGCACAACAATATATTGAAAAGGAATTGGAAAAGTTTGGTGAGGACAAAGAAATGATGAGAGAGTATTTTTTTAGTGAGCTTAGACAAGTTGATTATTATATTTGAGTGTATGAAATCATCATTTTACAAGAAGAAGGTGAAGCATTGCTTGGATTTAAATTTGTTGAAAATATACATATGGTTGATAAGAAACAGGCAAAAACGCATAAATCGAAACGCATAAACAAAAAATGGATGAAACGGTATGGATATATTCATATTCCTAAAAAGGACGTTTTTATAATGGGTGACATGGTAGTTGGACATCCACAAACTATAAGAATGCTAAAAGATTTGAATTAAAACTATTACGAAAAAAATATATATGAAAGTGGGAAATAACAATGGCATTAGCAGAAGAGCGTGAAACGGTGATTAGAATTTCGGATGCAGATGATCAGTGGGATATCTACTCTGCCTCAAGCAAGGTTATGAATAAGATGTCTAAGGCTGGCTTCGAGCCTTATAAGACAGATTCTGAAGGGAATTCATACTATAAAGTTGGATATGAACAAGTGTCCTTCCGTAAGAAAAGTGACAGTAAACGTGTTATGAGCGATGAACGCAGAGCTGCATTGGCTGCCAACTTAGCTAAAGGTCGAGCAAATAAGAAAAAGAAAAATCAAGAGGAGGTATAATATGAAATCTGAAACTAAAGTTAGAACTGAATCACAACGACTAAAGATTCTCAATCTGCTTCGGTCTGCCGGGAATAGTGGTGTAACCAATGTGGATTTGGTCAAGGTTGCTCTGCGATACAGTGCCAGAATCCAGGAGATGTATGTTGCTGGTTACGAAATCAATGTTGAAGAATTGGCTGGCGGTTTGACGAAGTATATATTGGTAAGTGAGCCTGAAACAAAGAAAAGCAAGCCCGATAAGGCATTGAATGTTTTGATTGATGAGATAAAAAATAAATATAATGGAATTGTGAGTGTTGAACAGTTGATTGAAGAATTGGATAATAACAATTTTACGGTGAGACGGAATATTGGGACATTCTGCTAGACAAAGGGGAGGAGATTAATTGAAGAAAATAACTTCGGTTGAGTTTGGATTAGAAAATTGTGAAGTATTGATCATTGAGGGCAAACACATAGGCAATTTTCAAGTAAGAGATTTGAAAAATCATATTACAAAACATTATCAAAGTATTACGCATATGACTACTTGTGATCTATTTTCAATTGCGATTAGCAAACACGCTAATAAAGATTATTTTGCGTTTGATATCGAAGAATATAAACACAACGCCTTCGAACGACTATCGAACGGAGATATTTGTTCAGTGAATTTGATTTATGACGATGAAACAAAAGATGAATTCTATGTAGACTGGGTAGGGGATTCTGAATATGTTAATGAAGCACAAGACTCTTATCTCAGTAAGTTGGGCGATTTATACATAGTTGTTTCAAAAGATCAAACAGTTAAATCTCAATTTGAACATTGGGGAATTAATGAAGAAAAAGGTTTTAGTCATATGATGTTTGAATGAAAGGAGAATTTGATTAAGAAATTGAGAGGAGAACAGAGTGAAACTAATTAAACAACTGCTGTTGAAGATAGGAATTTTAAAAAATACATATAAGACATCAGAGCAAATACATAATGAAAAGATCAATAAGATCAACAATGAACTTCTGTATGTTAAAGATAATCTCATTAAACTATTACCTGAAGAATTGCAAAAAGAATTCTTTGATAAATCGTACATATCTGGAGGCTGCATTTACAGTCTCTATCATGGCAAGGAACCAAAGGATTATGATTTTTTTGTGGAGTCAAACTATTTAGTTGAAAGACTTAGAGATTATTTTCTTAAACAGGCAACTTATACAGGTGAAGTGCGAAGCGGTGGATTGTACAATGGCATCAATATGACTATTACTCAAAATGCAATTACTTTGGGCAAATACCAGATCATTACTCAATGGGTTGGCAAGCCTGAGGAAGTGATTAATCAATTTGATTTTTTACACAATATGACCTATTGGAGAGATGGCAAAGTCGTCTGTCTGAGTGATTGGAAGTTTGTTAGTGGAAGTAAGATTTACTACAACAAAGGCAGAGCCAGAGATATTGTAGGAACCATTGTAAGACTTCCTCGATTCGTGGAGAGAGGAATGACAGTGAGCAATAAAGAGATCAGTAAGATGCTTCTGAGGCTTAATGATGTTGGATTTAGTGAGCGAGAGATTGAGATTCTGGAGAATAATCAATTAGAACATTTTGGATCATAGGAAGGAGATATAAACATGCAAGAATTTATCAATAGTATTGATTGGAACAGTTTCTTTGTAGGTGTTGCTGCCACTCTTTTGCTTGGTGGCGGTGGAGCTTTCTTATTTGCTTTGATCTTTGGCGATGGTGACATAATCTAATCAAAACGTGATTTCATAAAAAGGAGAGTATTATGAAAGTGTTTTTTGACACTGAGTTCACCGGATTACACCAGAATACTACACTAATCAGCATCGGATTGATTACAGAGGATGGAAAAACGTTTTATGCGGAATTTACAGATTATGATCAAAATCAAGCGAAGGGTGACACATGGCTATTAGAAAACGTCATTGATAATCTTCTGATGAATGATAAAGCATATGCTATTGAAGTCCATGACCGTGAACACTTGCAATACAAAGGAGACACATTCTTCATACAGACAAAGCTTCATCACTGGTTAGACTCACTTGTTGGTTCTACTCAGAAGGTGGAAATGTGGTCCGATTGTTTATCCTATGATTGGGTTCTGTTTAACCAATTATGGGGACATGCATTTAGAATACCATCAAAGGTGTATTACATTCCCTTTGACATCTGTACATTGATGAAGATTAAAGGTATTGATCCAGATATAAATCGTGAAATGTTTGCAGGAATGAATGGTGTAAAACATAATGCATTACATGACGCAAAAGTAATCAAAGCTTGTTATGAAAGGTTAATCAAATTGTAATTTGATAAAAAAGAGGTGAAAGTTCTGAGTTGTGAACATAAATTTATTCATTTAGATACTAAAAAAACAAGACAATCAAACGGCTGGACTGATTACTTTAAAAGAGTCGATACATATTTCTGTGAAAAATGTTTAGAAGAAAAAGTAAAGATAAAAGAGGCAAGTGAACGATATGCTCCAGATTGGTACTAATAGTATGGTGAAATATAACTTTTAAAAGGATATGAGAGGTGTAGTTAATGGTATCAGGAGAACTATTTAAGAAATATCACAACCAGCCAGAACCAATTAGATTGATGTGTAATTGTGGATGGAAGGGAAACAAACCAAGGGTTGTGAAGTTTAAAAAGACTAATCCAAAGAGATGTTGCCCTAATTGTGGCAACGGTGTTTATCCAACTGCCGATATAATTTTCTGGAGAACTGCTAATGGATATGCTTCCAGTGCAATGCTAGACGATTTGGCGGCAGGAAGGCACGGACGTAGAAAGGTGGAGAATGATGAAGTGTAACAATACACACTGTCTGTGGAATGCGTTTGAGTCGTGTTGCCATGAAAGCCAAGAAGGTCATGAGGCAGCAGCTCCAAATGAATTGGATTGTCCGTCATCTCTACGGAAAGACTTCCAGGAGTCCATGTATCAGATGATGGATGAGATTGATGAAATGATGAACAAGAGGAAATTTAGGGAGTTGGTTGATATACATAAATATGTGAGAGATCAAAGGAATTAGATAAATGATAGGTTTCACGGTAATAACAATACATATTAAGGGAGAAAAACGATGGAAAAGTACTTACAAGAAGATTATGACGTATACGAGTCGAAATATCTAACTGATAAAAGTGAAATTGTAGAATATTTCGAAGATTGCGGGCGCGAATTCTTCAATTGTGGTCAAGGATACTACGAGGACGAAGTGAGTTTGATTTGTAAGATCGGAGACAAGTTCTATGATGTTGAAATTCAAGCAGAAATAGGAAGTGCCAAACAAGATATCGGAGACAGACTATATTGGGTCGATGGGATTAATACTGTTGAATACAATGAAATCAACAAACCATTGCCAAAAGATAGAACGATTTATACATATGAATTGGAATTAACAAATGATCAAAGAACAATTCTAGAGGACTTCATGCAAGAAAATAATATTAAGTTTAATAAGTAAAAATACATATATTAAGGGAGAAATTTAATAATGACAGCATACAATTATCAGAATGAAGCAGAAGAGTTAATTGAGGATCAGGACGAAACGGTACATTACATGCAAGATGAATCATGGAGTGTGAAAGATTTATCTGGAGCTGTATGGGCCGATGGAATGATTCACGAAAAAGAAGTTAAAATTTCCAGTATTGAGGCCATTGCAGATAATAATATTGCTGCTTTGGAAGCTAAGATTGAAAAGTTGAAAGTGTGGAAAGAAAACTCAACAAGAAATGATGTTAATGGAATTACATTTTTTAAAACACATCTTCATTTGTGGCATGAAAAATTGGTTCGATCTGAAAAAGAAGAAAATAAAGAATTGGTTGCAAAAGGTAAGAAAGAAAAGAAACTTAGCCAGACCATTAAATTACCATACCGAAATCTTACTTGTCGTACTCAGCAGCCCGAGATTACCAAAGATGAGGAACAATTAGTTCAATGGGTGAATACTAACTACTCTGAAGACATTCCTGTTTCAGATCTTGAAGACCTTATAGATAATATTAAAGCGAGTGATAAGTCTGGAATCAAACTATCTGATTTATTTACTTTATACGGTGAATACGAGTCAAAATTCATCAAGCGAGACATTAAGGTTGCCTGGGGAGAACTTAAAAAGAATCTGTTCATTTCGGAAGATAAAAATGGTAAAGTGGTTTATAAAGATGATCAAGAAAGAGAAGTTACTGCAATTCAATTGAGCAAACAGGGAGAGAAATACGATTGGAAAATCACAGAGTAATCTTATAAAGTAAACATATACATATTAATTTATGGGTGGTATAATGACTGTAGTGGTTATATACCACCTATGAGTTTATAGAGGGGGATAATACGCATGGATAAAGCAGAAAAAGAAATGAGTAGAGAATATTGGAGTAAGCGAATTTATGATGAAATACTAGCAGAGAATAATACACATGAGACGTTTGGCTTTGATTATAAAAAGATTGACATTGGAAACGACAAAATGGTAATTGATGTTCAGTTATCGATTACATTTAATGAAGAAAACAGAAAAGACAATATTAAAAACACTTTACAAAAAATTCAGAAGACATTGGAGATTCTACTTAGAACGGATAAAGATAATCATTGTGATAACTTGAAATAGTTCTTTCATTTAGAAGGGAGATATGCAATGGAGATTTGGCACGTTCATGAATATGATGAGTGGAGTAAAGCAGAAAAAAGTCATGGACATTACATGGAAGAAAGAACTGCGAAAACGGTGTTCGATAAAGCAATGGCAGATTTAAAAAAAGATGAAGTGTTTTTAGACTCAGAATCTGAACAAAACTTTGAATTACTCTGTGGACTGTATATGAGCAGAATTGAAGTGCATGAAGGCTAGAACATAAAAGGTCTATTTTATGATGCGAAAGGAGAATTTATATGGCAGACTGTTCATGTGAATGGTGCGACAAATCAGAAGTATGCAAGTACAGTTACCAAGAACTTGATTGTATACCAACAAAGCAGATTGAATTATCAACCAAAATTACTCGCTGTGAAGTGGATGGATATTTGAAATTAGTTGAAGAACTGAAGAAGAAAGATGAAGATATATTTCATGAGTTGATTTGGGGATATCAAAATATAATAAATGATTATCCAACAGAAGATGAACTTATCTATGCAAGAGAAATAACAATCTAAGAGGAGTGATGATAAGTTGAGAAAGATATCTGAGACACAATACAAGAAAATCATTGACATGTTTGATAAGCAGGTAGATAAAGAGATAAGTGCTATGACAACCGTATTATCATCATGGGGAAGGAATTCTGAAATTGCAAAGTTGACCATTGATGCAACGTCAAAGAAAGACGAGTTTATGAAGTTATTCGACAAAGTTTAATGGTGAAGGGGAGACCTAAAGTATGATCTACATAACAGGAGACATTCACGGTTCAGTAAGTGTAGGTAGTCGATTTAACACAAAGAACTTCCCTCAAGGCAAGACTCTAACCAAACAGGATTATATCATTATTGTTGGTGACTTTGGCTTGCTATGGGCTGATGACGCTGAAGATCGTTTCTGGCTGAAGTGGCTCACAAATAAACCTTGGACTACGCTTTTTATTGATGGGAATCATGAGAATTTTAATCTCCTGGAATCTTATCCTGTATCAGAATGGAATGGTGGTAACGTCCATCATATTACGCCGAGTATAATCCATTTAATGCGAGGTCAAGTATTCGAAATCGAAGGAAAGAAATTCTTCACATTTGGTGGGTCTGCTTCACATGACAAAGAGTATCGCAAGGTTGATGTATCTTGGTGGGAACGTGAAATGCCTAGCTCTGAGGAATATCAAGAAGGTATTAGAAACTTGGATAAGAATCATTGGGTTGTCGATTATGTCTTGACTCACACATGTTCTCATGATGCTCTGACGTGGATTATACAGCGATACAACACCAACGTTGAACTTGACCAGATGCATAAATACTTTAACGTGATTAAGTCCAAATTGGAATATGAAAAATGGTTCTTTGGACATTTTCATCATGATGATGAACTGCCAGATAATCAAAGGTTGTTGTACAACGATAAGATCAAAATTCTGTAAAAGGCACGTTTCATGAGGAGGGATAATTGTGATAAGTAGCAAAGCAGTAAGAAGATTAGATGATTTAGGTAGAGTCGTGATACCAAAAGAATTAAGAAAACTTCTGGATGTTGGTGGGGGAGACGTACTTGATATTTGGTATGACTATGAAGAAGATGTGGTGAAAATAAGAAAACATAGGGTGGATGAATTGGATGATTAAGATTATAGAAGGCAATCTGCTTGATGCAACTGAAGACATTATAGGCCACCAAGTAAATTGTAAGGGCATGATGGGATCAGGTTTGGCTCTCCAAATCAAGAATAGATATCCTCATGTATTTGCTGGATATGGTCTTAGGTGTCTAGAAGGTAAATATGCTACAGGCTTACTTGGTGAGTGTCAAATCATATCCTGTGACATGAAGAGTGTTGCTAATCTTTTTGGACAACATGGATTCGGAAGAGATAAACAACATACGAATTTATTAGCATTAGAGGTTGCACTATACAAGTTAAGGGATTATTCAAAATCGAAAAAACTTACAGTAGCGCTACCTTTTAAAATGGGTTCAGATCGTGGTGGGGCTGATTGGAACGAAGTTTATAAGATGATTGATGAAGTATTTGAGGATTATGAAGTCACATTGTATAAATTTAATTAGAGGTGATCAGAATACAGTTAACAAATCAACAGTGTCAAAAGTTGCCTAAAAGATTGAGAAAGTGCTGCAAGTTAAGTTATAAAAAAGAGCAGCAGCTAATTTACTTGATGTTTAAGACTAAAAATAATCGTATGAGAAATAAGATAGATCGAAGACTTTGTGAGCATTGGGCCATTAATTACGATAATGTAAGAACAGACAAGAGGGGGAAGTGGGATTGAATTATGATTATGGAAAAATTCAGGTGAGTTATCCTGAAGTTTTACATCCATCACACTTAAAGTATCCGAATGACTATAAATATAGGGTTCATTTCACAGAAAAAGATTTTGGTGCAAAATACATAAATGTATTAATTGAGGCCGGAGATTTTGTGTGTATGAGTGAAGGATCATATGGGGAGCCTCCCGTGTATGATGTTGATATCAAAGAGATGATCATTGTGAATCCAGTAATGAGGTGTTGGGGAAGAGGGTTGAAATGGGCTACATAGTGACTTGTAATTGTTATGATTTAGAAACGGATATTTAAGATTGGCGACATGTTCGTTTATACAAAAGAGTTACACATTTGAGTTGCCCAAAATGCAATGTTACACATGGTGCAATTATAATGCACGGTGACAGTTCTATGTTTTATCGAGTAGGGTTGTTCAGGAAGGATGGGTTAAACAAATGATTACATATCGGGAAATGAAAGAAGACAAACGCTATTTCGCACAAGAGAAGTATGGTCGCTATTGCAATCATGCACGATCACAAGGATTTGATCCAGTTACATACACAGAGTTTAAAAGTGCTGGAGAGTATTTTGGTACTGGAACTAAGAAGCTGACTAACGTTATTCATGGAGGTGTGAAATAATGAAACAACCTAATCCATATGAATTAGAGAAGATCATTTTAATGATGAAGATGAGAACTCTCAATGGAGATGGGTCCTATCTTAACAAATTTACTATCCGAAGCAGGACTACTATCGAGGATGTTGAGAATGCTGCAAATAGACTGAGTAATATTAATAAAGATATTCAAAAATGGGACGCGATACATAAGGTTAAGGAATTAAAGGAATACTATAACATTGCGGATGATGAAACTAAAAATATAATCAAGTTAGAGTTGATTGGATTACTTTAATGAATTTAGAAAAGAAAGGAGAGGAATGAAGAGTGAAGATTATTAATGTAGGTAATTATGATAGAGAGTCTGTTGACGACAAGTTGGTTTGTGAGAACGTGAACGAATATTATGGAGAGGCTATCGTTGATTTTTTGAATGAACGATTCTCAGGAGATCACAGTTCGGATTTATATAAAATGGTGGGTGACGGTCATGGGTTGTATGTGTGGGAACCATGGCAGGAGGATACTATGAATTCACCATATGAAAGAGCTGAAAAAATTTTAAATAATATAACTGAAGATGAATTAACAGAATTATTTGAAGAGGCAGGTTTTAAAATCACTGACGGGGAAGGACGAATTATTGATGGTAATGGAATGGATGTTAAAGATGGCCTATTGGTACGATGAAATGCGTGTTTCATCGGGTTCCCTGGTAAGTAAAACCGACAATATGGTAGAAAACAGGAGAATGAGAGAGGTGTTTAAATGACAAAAATGAAGTTTGAAATTAGAGTGTTTGAATATGAGTCATTCGAAGATTATTTAGTCCATGCTGCAACGATGAATGAACTGGGATGGAAGTTCCAAAATCAAAGCAATAGCCATAAAGAAGTTACTTGGACAAGAGATGGAGATTATAAAGAAAAACAGGATGAGAATTTATGCAATGTTTACACCTGATCAGGTTCATGTGGTTAACGAATGAGTAAGATGAGTTAAAAGGAAGAATAATAAAGAATGAGAGAGGTGCCGAGAATGGAAATAGAAGTGCTGAAAAATCAGGAGTGGTATAAGATAGAACCTGAAAATATTAAGAAAGACGATGTTTTTAGATATGGAGGACAAGATTACATTTATAAAGCCGATGAAGATGCTTATGTTAATAGAATGGGTACTGTCAACTTTGGGTTTAGTGTTGTTTCGGAAGAAGAGGTTGAAAAATGGTAAATGGTAAAATAATTATAAGTGGAATCATTGAGAAAGACCACCATGGTATTAGCATCAATGGAACAAATTTGGGTGAATACATAGCAAACCAACTAACTGATATTGAATTCCCAGACTATGAAGGTGATTATCACCGAAAAGAAATTGGTGGTGATGGGATTTTCAAACACTTTTCATCACCTCTAGTCTTTATTCAAATTTACCTAAATGAAAAAGAATTTACGCTTAATGAGGCAATTAACTTTCAGATTTTAAGTTCAATGGGAGAGTTAGATGTTCAGGTAGATTGGATTGGATATTCAGAATTGACGATATCCTATCTTAGTACAGAGAACCTGACTATTGGAGGACATAATATTGAAAACATGTTAGCTCAGTACATCGGGAAATTTGTACTCATTTCTGTAGAAGTTAAAGAGTGCTAATGCAACAGCAAATTCATGAGAGAGAGGATGAAAGGTTAATGATAACTGTAGAGAAGTATAAATTATTTTTAGATAAACTAAATCAATTGTCAGAGGAAACTGGTGTTTATATTGAAGTATACGATGACTGTTATTATAATCCAAAGCTAACGATTGAACCGGAAATTTATCAGACTGACAAAAAGCATCCATTTGCTTATATGGAGTATGATCTAGAAAAGAAAGTCTACATTGCCAAAATGGATAATCCATATGACGGAGAAGTAATCTAAGGAGAGATGAATTTGTTTAGCAATGAGATTATCGTAAAAGGAAACTTTGTATCTGGAACAATTAAGAAAAACGAAGGTAACAAAGATTCGTCAAATCATTCATACATATTACATAGTGGATTGAATTTTGGTGGTCGTGGAGGAACAGCTAGGACTGCCGACAAATTGAGAGAGATTTCTAAAGAGATGTTGGACGTGGCTGCTGAAATTGATAAACATAATGGAGGAGAGCAATGATAGAATTAGGAAAATGGGGAATTAAAAATGTAAGAATTATCGATAAGTGCAATTCCGTCATTGAATTATACATACCAGGAGTAAACCAACAGGACAGAGTAGATATTAAATTGACCCTTATTGATGCGATGCGTGGAATAAGTATCGAAGACAAGACGAAGAAAGAGTTACAGAAATGGAGAGCAAAGTGCCAGAAAGAAAACGAAAGATTAGATTGGGGTATTCAAGCAACTAAAAAATTGATCAAATCATATGGAGAGGAGTGAGAATGATTGAAGAATTAATAGCCTGGGCGAACGATTATAAGAAACGTGCAAGAGAGGTGGTCGATATTTTAAACTATCATCAAATCATGTCTGAAGATGCATTTAGGAGCGAAGGAAGAATCCAAGCAATGGACGATATGTTAAGCTTTATTGAAGAAGGTAAAACCAAGGAAATATGTTATTATTGCACTGAAAAACCCCTGATAGATAGAAAGTGCCTAATGAGTAGCGGTAAGGGAGACTATTCAGTATTTATAAATAGTTGCAATTACCTGGAGGACAGTGAAATTGGAGATTGGAATGCTAAGTTCTCATTACATGGTGTTAAGATAAATTACTGTCCTATGTGCGGAAGAGTGCTAAATGAATAAGTTTGAATGAAGTACATACTTTACGGAGAAATGAGGAAGATTTTATGGGAGATACATATTCATTGGCGGTTCCATCAGATAAAAAAACGTATTATTTGGGCACTATATCATCTGCAATACGTTGTTTGCCGTTGCTGTTGGAAGATAAATGTATAGACAAAGAAGTGATACTCTTTTATGATGGTGGATTTAGGTCGGACAAATATGATGGAGCAGATGAGTTTGGTCCCGCAGGAACCGCAGGATTTTTCGGAGAGATGTATGATTCCTATCCAATCTCAAAAGGTGAGTGGGTTGAAAAAAATATGTTAGACGGGGATGAATTCTTCAATTTAATGCATCAATGCACTTCTGTTACTTCCCTTATTTATTTGGGTGAAAAGAAATTTGAAATGAACGTATAAATTACATTTTTTAAAGAGAAAGGATGAGTTAAAAGTGGAAACAGTCTGGAGATTTATAGGTGAAAACGCAAAGGCAAAACTTGAGCCATTTGAAGAAGTTTATCGCTTAATACATACAGGGACAGGGAGAAAAGGTGAACCAGTTTATGATATGTATCTTGAAGAATATGAGCAATATGAAGACCTTGAAAAATTGGCAAATTCACTAAACTTGGACTTGAGAATACGAATTGGTGCAGAGTGGTTAGCGTGTCTTTATACTGACAAATTTGGCTTTTCTATTTCTTAATAAAATGAACATTTGATCGAGAAAAGGAGATTTGAAATTGAATAGATATATACTTTTTGGTTTTGACGCATATTATCCATCGGGCGGATTAAATGATATCGTCACTGCGTTTAATACAATTGAAGACGTAAAGAGAGTTGTGAATGATTGTGATTATCAATATTATCAAATTTTAGACATGAAAAATGGAGCACAATATAGTTCTTATAATGATGATGAAAATGAAGAATGTGATGAAATAAAGAATCAGACCTTGAATGAATTGAACCGTTGGATTGAAAAAGTAATATATAATTTTGAGTAGAGAGAAAGGAAGGAAGTTATTTGCTGCACAACTATTTACAAATAGCCATGGGCTTGCTATTTTCAATGTTAATTCTGTTCTACCATATCAAGTGGCTATATAAATTAAATAAGATGACTATCTCTCTGAAGCAATACTATTTGGGTTCATTGGTCATCTTCTTAATAATCGCGGTAATGAATAGACACTCTTTAATTTAAATGCTAATAGAATTAATGGATAAGGAGAATTAAGATGAAGGTTTACACTGATAGTATTTGTTTAAATTGCAAACATTTCGAACATGAGTGCAATGTGGATATTGGAGATGGCGATTATATCTGTATAGAATTTTGCAATTCAAGCAATATCGAAGTTAGAAGAGATTTTGATAATACAAATGAAATTAAAGAGTGTAAAGATTTTATAACAGAAGACTAAAAGTAATCGGATGAAATTGGGCTTTTAATAATCCATAAGAAAGAAAAGAGGCGAGTAATTCCTATTCTTTCATATGGATTTGGTTTAATTACCCAAAGATCCGCCCAACATTTCTTCTAATTCTGCCTGAATTTCTTCTTGTGTCATTTCATCAACAGGTTTATACTCGCCATCAAAATTATAATCTTCCGGTTCATCACTAATCCCATTCTCAGGAACAAATTGTCCATCGCTATCATAATCTTCTGGATTTGTTGAAGGGGCCTTTGAATCACTTTGAAGTTCTTCTTTTGTATACACAGAACTTGTTGAGCCAACAGTAATATTTTTAGTGACTGATACAGTATTTCCCCATACAGCATCTGACTTAACAGTGGCCCCTTTGAGGTTTGAACCGTTATCACCAATTAATTCTTTAACATTGGGTGGTTGAACATTTGCTGTTGGAGAGGTTGCTTCCAAAGTGTATTCTCCAGACTCTAGACCATTACCATTGTTAGAAAATGAACCGCTTATAAATGATCCATCTTTAACACTAACGTTATCTTGCGCAGAATAAAAACTCGAATCACTCTTTAGACTGAGCATTAATTCCATTCCATCTGGAAGATTGGTCGCACCATTAAACGTTACAGTGTTGTCTGCTCCAACATCTTCACTAATACTTAATTCAACATCAATTGAAGAGTTTTTTGAAGCGCGCACAGAATTTTCGTTTGAGAAAGATTCACTACTACTATCGTTGTCCATTATCACTTCATTTGTTGCTTGTTTTGTGTTGGAGCATCCTATCAATAAAGCAAACATTAAAAAAGATGTCGCAATTAGTTTATTTTTTCCCATTACCAAATTCCCCCATATATTTAATGTAGTTATTTTATCACTTATTAAAAAAATAGTATATAAAATGAATAATAATTGAAATATGCCCAACTCTAGAAACTGATTCTCAAACGACATAAAAGTATCGCTTTACGATCAATATAAAGGAGAATGTAGATGAAAAAGATCAGCAAAAGCAAGAGACAAAGTAAAGATAATAAGTATGAGTTTCCAGTGAAGACTGATTTTGTTTTTCGCATACATATGAAGACAACGGAACGCGAGACAAAAATTATCACATGTTTTGAATTGCCCAGCGGAGAGCAGCACGTTAGAAACTATGGCAACATTCCCGCCCACATCCTCTTGGTGCCATATTTAGGGCAAGAGTTTGAAATGTATCTAGACGGAGAGCTAGAGGGGATAATGCTGCTCACAAAGGCAACTAGAAGCATGTTTGAATACGAAAAAAGTGGATAACATTTCTAATGAACTAAGAGTCGATTTCTGATAAATAAGGATCGATTCTTTTCGCCTTTACCTGTGGGGTTGAATGTTATATAATGTGAGAACGAATGTTCTTATGAGGTGAAGTTAATGCAACAACATCCGACCGGAGATGAGCTTGAATTTATTAAACAGTATTTAGAGATACCATTCTTGCTGGATATATTGGAGGACAATATAACCAAGATGAAAGGTGCAGAGTTTAGATTGGGTGACATCTTTTTGTTTCACTTGGTTAAATTGCAGGATAAATTAACGTTGGAACTAGCAGAAATTAGAAAACAAATGAGAAATAAGGGAATGAAGGTAATTGATACGAAAAGAACGAAAGTAGAGATCAGAACTAAATATTTGTGCAGAGGATATACAGGAAGCATGGTGCTACTGCTGGATAGGGTGAAAGCAGATTTGAGTATGAAGCTATGCGAGTTGTTGAGTATAGATATTAATGAGATGAGAAGTCTATGAGGCAAAGATAATGATTGCTTTTATAAAGTAAATATAGTAATATAATAAGTGAAGAGAAGATGATTCGGCAGCAGGAAAATACATAGTAATTGTGGAATAGTTATGATAAAAAGAATAGATTCTATTGAAGAAATTGGAGGGGCAAAACAACCAATGAAACTAATTGAAAACTGGGAACAAATTAATAAAAATATCTATTCATTAGAGGTGTATAAAAGATTAGACACTCACAGAAAAGAATACAATGATTATATTGTACAGGGGATTTGTTTTGTAGTAACTCTCGATAATAATGGTGATCATATTTTTTCTCCAAGTCGATTTATTGGATATGAGAAAAATTCTTTTGTCAGACATAAAGACAATGAGAATAAACATGGACGCGAAACAAACGATATAATCAATAAGACATTAGGAAAAGAACCAGTGGAAAACGAACGACTATTACAGATATACAAAGAATTTTGCGAGCGAAATGAAATTGAATACAGAGAAAAAGGTGCATTTGGATCTACTCGTAAGTTTTGGGTTTATAACTGAATGAATTAAATAAAATAAAACAACAATTTTCATAGGGAAAGAAGTTGAATATATGACAGTTGTGATTGGTTACATTGGTAGGGACTTTTCTATTCTAGTTACCGACACCAGAATGTTTGTGAATGGACGGAAAGAAAATGGAGTAATGGATGATTATCAAAAATTAAGGAATCTACCGTACCCCTTGGGATGGTTAACTGGAGCAGGATTTACACGTATTCTGAATAACTTCGAAGTTATTATTAACAATAATCCTGCAATAATCGGAATCAGTAATTTTGAAGACATTGCCAAGGATCTATACTCTGAAACTTCAGTTCAAAATCCGGAATTCTTAGAGTTTATTAATTCAAGTAATATATATACGTCCTTTTTTTATAGAGATCTAGGCTCTGGAAAACTCAAACCTACTGTTTTGTACATAACAAAAGACAGAACTATTAACGTTAAAGAATTTATGTATTTCATAGATTATCCCTATGATTTCAGAGACGAAATGATCACAGAGTTAGTAGAAAAATACAAACTTAACGATATTCATACAGACACCGTAGAAACAGCATTGAATAATATATTTCATATTTTTGATGAGATATCAGGGAATTCAGATGGTGTGAGTAAAATTTGTGATGTGGGGATACACATTGATACATCTACAGAATTAGTAAAAAAACAAATTAGAAGCAATATAAATGAGCTGTTGAAATAATACTTTCATAAGGAGATGTTTGTGTGGAATGGAAGGATTTAAGCATTGAGGCAAAATCGGTTGTAGAACGTTGTTGGTCAATTCATCATAATCGTCCACTGACTTTTGATTTTGTTATTGGTACTGAGTTTAAAGCCGGTGGTGTTTCGATTATTCCAACTGAGGATACTTATAACGAGGTTCTTAAATACCAGAAAGAGAATCCCCAATTTGATGTCCATCGTATTGACGAAAGGGTAGTTGTAAAAGGAAATTGTGAGTATGGAAGCTGGCTAAAATAAAACAATTCTTTTATGAAAAGAGGAAAGATCGTGAGTAGTTCCTTTGACTGGTATGGAACAGGAATAAGTGCATTAATCAGTTTGGGATTGAGTTTAGTGACTTTTTCTCTAGGGGTTCGATCCGGGAAAGAAAGAACTGAGAGACTAAAGTTGAGAGAGAAATATAGAGAGTTATTTGCTCATTTCAATAAGTTCAAAGAAGGAATTGAAAATTATAAACCGATTAACTGGGATAAGTTCTATGATTCGAAGACTCGGGAGTCAAAGCCGTACTGTCGAGAACTCGTAAAGAACGGTGAAAGTTTAGAGTTATCAAGATCTCTATTTTCAAAAGTCGTAGACTTGGAAGAAAGAACATTAAGATTCGGATGGAAGTTTACTAAATTGTCAGAAAGCGCTGGCGATATTGTAATTGATGTATTGGAGAGGAGGGGAGTTGCTCTTAAAAAAGAACAATACAGAACCATAGTAGATTTTGAAGAGAACAATAATGAAAGAGCCTCATACTATGAATTAAATCCAGTATTGTTAATGTCGGAAGAAAAACGTAACGAATGGAACCAAACGCTAGAAACGAGTGAAGCGGGTATCAACTTTACGTATTTGTATGAATCTAAAATCAAGTATTCAATTTATTTAAAAAAGAGCGACTTAATTAGGATTGGCTTACCTGATCTAATAAATCAAATCGGAGAACGAATTTATAATGAAAATTTAGAACTAATTGAAGAGCAGAAGACACTAATTGCAGAATTGAAGTCCGTGCTTAAGAAAGTATCTAAATTAGCAAAGGAGCCGCACTCTTTTTGGGGAACGATAGGAAACACATTTAGAGATTTTTTTAGATGAAGTGAGTCTTTTACACAGAAAGGAGTGAAATTGTTTGCTGAGTGGATGGCTAGTTGTTGAAGAAAAACGTCCGAAAAATTCAGAAAGACAGTTACTTGTTGTAGCTAATAATGAAGATGAGGCGCGCGCTGTTTCGGAATTTGATCTGGATAAAATAGCCCATGTTATAAAATGGGATGGCAGAAGAAAGTTTTGGTATGGCGAAGGAGATTTTTCAATTGGGGAGTATCTTTCAAGATTCAATAATAAGCCACATATTATAGATTCTGATATGTATTGCGATGTTGATCACTTATTGAGATCAAAGAAGAACAAGAAAACAAGTATTACTCTTGATGAAGCAATCAAGGAAATAAAAGGAATCATATATGATACAGACGAAGGCGCCAAGGTTCCTAACGAAATTAAAGATGCAATTAGAAAAGCAGCAGAATATCGAGCAAAAGCCTCAGCATATGAGGTCATAATTGAAAGATGGTTTGATGCTATAGGCGTTAGTGAGAACGAAGGATTTAGAGATACTTACATAGATTGCATTCAACAAAGTTATAATCCGGAAGAAGCAATTAGACATTTCGAAAATATGATCGATTAAGGAGAGACAACGAACATTATGTTGGATACTAAACATCTGGAGTATCAAAATTGCACAATTAAAAGTGTAACGCAAGATAAATTCCCCGATGATATTATAATTATGGTTGGCCTTGAAGATGGTAACAAAGAAAAGGTTAAGATTATGAGCAAGGGCATGTATATCGATCAGTTGAAAGAAATGAAGGCCGGAGAAAGAGAAAGATGTGTTTGGGCCTATGGCAATTCTGATATAGATTTATATAAAAGAGACGATGGTTATCTATTATATCACAGTCCACACGAAGGACTGTATATTAAATATTGGCTTGCAGAAGGTGAATTTGAAAATATGTTCGTTTAATTCTAAGATGAAATTAGCCTTTCATAGGGTGGTGGAAAGATGGCTGGTAAACAAATTTATTTTACTGAGAAAGAGTTGGAAATGATTAGACACGCTTTTGCAAGTGAGAACTACAGTTTTGAGGGTGACTACTCGGACGAAGAAATAGAAGAAAACTATCTTTTAGCTGTGAGCATACGCAATAAGGCAAGGAGATATTAATAAAACCAATCTTTCACTTAGAAAGGATGACGAGAAATGAAAGTGATTTTAGAGATTCCAAAGTACGGAGATGGAGATTTGGTAGCGTTTGAGAATAAACCTTTTGTACACAAAGAACAAGCAATTGGTGTTGTGAAAGAGGTTAGAGAGGTTGGCGATAAATTAGAGCTGACAATACTGGTGTGGGATAAGTTCTTGAGTGTTATACCAAGTTTTATTGATAACAAGTTTGACTCGGTATCACTGGATTTTAAGTAAAAACGAATCTTTGATCAAAAAATCAGGAGGTGAAATTGATGGGCAAGATAACTTGGAAGAAGGGTATTGATCAGATAATCAATCAAGGTGCTACAAGGGTTTATAAAGAAGAATTGCTTAATTCTATTAGCAAAGAACTAAATAATAGGAAAGTAATTCACAAAGTCTTTAGAGCTTCTACAGAAGAATGGATAGTTACAATCGGATGAAATGTGAAGTTTATCAAAAAAATGGAGATGAATGGGAAATGGACAAAATTACTGGAGAGGTTATTTACATAGAAGAAACTGATGAGTGGGAGTTCCAAATTAACGATGGATCATATAGTCAAGAAATGTTTCTTGAAGAAGTAGACAGAATATTAACATCTAAGGGATTTGGACATTTGAAAGATGGGGATAAAATCACCTTGTCGGTTGAGAGAATGACTAAATAAAAGTGGCATTTCATAAGGGGAGAAAATTAGAGATGAGCATTGAAGAGAAGCTTAAAGAACTATTAAAAGAATCTGGGGATATTGAAATTACTGAAATCAACCTACAAGAAGAGTGTGTATATGTACTTTTGCCTTATGAAACGAGCGCAATACTAATTGATCTTGAAGGAGACACAGATGAAGTTATCATTGAATCATTCAAAGAAAATGTTAATCATCGGTTGGATGACATGGTGAATCATTTGAATGATTGCAAATTTTAATAAAAGATGAGGTGACAGAATGAACGAACAAGAGTTGACCGAATATTTAAAGAACAATCTCTCAATTGAAATAGAAGAAGATTACATATCTTATAGCGGGTCTGGTATTAGAGTGAATTTGCTCTTGAATGGCGAAAGGATTTCTACGGACTATGTCGTTACCAAACAAGATTAGATTAATCTTGGTAAAACAAATATTTCATAATGAAATGGAGAGAGAGTAGAAAATGAATATCGAAAAGCAACTAAAGGAACTGTGCAAGGAAGTTGGAGATTTACAAATTACTGAAGTGAGTTTAGAAGAAAAGGCCGTATCTATGCTTTTCCCATATGAAACCTCTGAAATTACAATCGATCTTGAGGGTGATACCGATGAAGAAATTATTGAATCGTTCAAAGAGAATGTAAATCATCGTTTAGACGATATGGTAAATCATTTGAATGATTGTAAGTTTTGATGAGTGTTTCAATGAAAGGAGAGTAGGTATATTGAACTTTAAAAATATGATAGCAGACATTGGCAATGATGAAATTGAAACGGCAGCGGAGCTTGATTTTATAATGTGGAATGATCAATTGCAGGAGTATCCACAGGCTCTGTACGATATGTTAATCCTAGATGCAGTAGACTTACCCAATGAAGAGAAACTGAAGAGAAAAGCAATTTTAGACGCAGCATATGTCGCTCTTCAATCAACCATGGAAGAGATTACAAGGGAATTGCAAAGCAAGTATCCGAATGAGTCAAAGCGACGATTGGGGCATGGTTAACAGTTATTAAAAATGATGAATCAATACATTTTATAGCGAATAGGAGATAGAAAACATGGATATCAAAAACACTTTTAAGGTTGCTCAAGAAATTGCCGCACTCTCTACTAAATACGAAAATGAAGACATCGGTAACAATGAACAGGCAGAGATTCAGAATAAGAAATTTATAGACGATTTAGATATGCTGCACAGTAAACTCTTGCAATTAAGTATGTATGCCACAGATAAACTACTCAATCAAACAGCGGTTAACACTAATGCCTATGAGCAACTGTCCTCATATTCTAACTTGAGTGTTTATTACATCTATGAAAACGAAGGACTTGCTCTTGTTGAAGATACGGGGATGGGCTTACATCTTGTTCCTTTGGACATTTTAAGGTTTGAAGAATAGTTTCTTGATCAATTTTTCCTTTTACGTAGAAATGGAGCGATGTGAAATGATTGACAAAGATTATTTTGCAGTTTACAAAAATAAAGTGAGAGACCGATATCGGTTTCTTAAATGCAATAGATCAATTTTAACAGCAGAACAGATTCGAAAAAGTATGGATAAGTTAGGTGAGTCTGTTTTATTGTCTGAAGAAATTATCAAAGAGAGAGAGGAGAGAAGATTTTAATTGAAGATACACAATAGAGAAGCAGTTTTTAAGGCTGTATCGGGCAGCAGAAATAGAAACTTAGATGATGAAAATTCAGACAGAGATGTAAAGTTCTTTGTGTTACCAACGTTTGATGATTTGTATTCAGGATCTCTTTATAAGAACTTTCAAACTTCAGATGCAGAAGATATTGAAATTCATGATGTGAGAAAATTAGAAAAATTGCTTACCAATTCAAATCTAACTTTTTTAGAATTGCTTTACTCAGTAGAGGTTGATACATTTGGCTATCTTGAGACTAAACAACTACTCGAAATCAGAGATAGAATTGCTACTATCAATCTCAGAAGCCTGTTCAATAGTTGTTATGGTATGTATAGAGGTCAAATGAAAGACCTTACGAATCCAAACTCTGAATTGCAGAGGAATTTGATTGCTAAATATGGATATAACACAAAGAAGGCTATGATGTCGCTTCACTTCTTATCATTCTTAATCAAATTTTATGTATCGGAATTTAAGGATTTTAAGGGTGCAATTACATATGAAGGGGCCAGCAGAGATCACATGTTTCGTATAAAACGTGGCGAGTGTTCTCTAGAGGAGTTTAGAGAAATTGCCGACTTTAATGAGAAGATCGCTTTAGACTTGGAGGGGAAGTATTATGAAGTTCCCTTTAATGAGGAAACAAACTATCAACTAAAAACAATCTTACATAAACTTGTTAAGAATCATTTGAAAACATTTTAGATCAAAGTTTACTTTCACAAAGAAATGGAAGTGTGAAATTTGAGAAAATCTAAAGCACCTATAACTCAATGTCCTCATTGCAATTCTAGCGAGGGATATTATATTAAAGAACAGGTGTCTGGAACAGTACACTACAGAACTAATTTTGATGGAAGCGAGGCTGATAACACCGAGGTGTATGATTATTTAAAGCATAGATCAGGGAAATTGGCATTTTGCATAAACTGCAACAAGAAGATATTTAAAGTTGAGGAATTAACATAGAGTTTTTATGTGAAAGGACAATGACTGATGAAAGCTTGATTTGATCAAGTGTAGTAAACACAAATTGAGAAAAGAAAGGTGGATAGGATATGCTTAATGGTAAAGTAACAGATTCAAAATATGCTTACCAAAGAATCGCATACGTAAAACCGGTTGAAAATCATTATGAAAACAAAGGTGAGCAACCATACATTAAATACGAATGTCCTGTATGCGAGCTGCTTAATAATAAACATCAGGTAGCTTTTGGGACTGATAATTGCCCTTTGTGTAATGTTAATTTGTTGTGGGAAGAGCCGATTAATGATACTGAGCAGTAGACGCATATAGCGCATTAGAAGGAAATGGCTGACACAAAAAAAACAGTACAACAACTATATAGCCCTACTTAAGCATCAGGTTCAATTGATGTTTATAAATTAATAATGCTTATAAAGGAGAAGTATAATTGTATTTTATGGAGCACGAATAATCCACATGATGAATAAAGGAAACAAAAAGTCTGCTAAACTGATTCCTATCCCCAAAAGAGCGACATATCTATTTTTTTTATTCATAAGACCCATTAATCCAAAAACAAATCCTATAGGACTAATATAAAAGAGAGAAACAATGCCGATACCTTCTCCAAACTGATCAGCTTTTATAGCATAGTAATCCAAAAGAAAAATTAAGGCTACAGAAACGCCAATTATAACAGAATAAATTGAATATGGTCGATTTACTCTTCTTTTTTTACTCATTTCATTATCGCCCTCCACACATTTATAAATAATACATATAATACATATAACACATTTATGTACTATATGTAAAATTGGACCAGATAAAGCGAATTTCCTTTTTGGCGTTCCATTAACGTCTACAATTTTTCCATCTAATGTTTTTTTCTTGATAGAAATGTTTCCGATAAGTAATGCACAGTGCGAAGATACTGAACAATAGACACAAATTACAAAGTAAGAGGAGGGTGTTAAATGAAAAGAGTAGCTATAAAAGTAACTTTAGAAAGAGAAATTTGGATTAGCAAAGAGGTTTGGGAAGAAAGTTTTGGAGAGCAATTGCCTTGTGATATTGAAGACTTGGAGATGTTAGAAGACGAATCTCTTAGGTCAAACACAGAATTGAAAGATGTGAAAGTTGTTGGCGAATTTGAATTAACCGATTGATGCACAGACCAAGATTCGATGAAAAATAAAGCACATGAAAGCCCGATTTCACGAAGAGAGGAGAATATTAACTGTGAAAAGAACCATACTTGTCCCAGTACAAAGTGACGGATCAATAGAACTTTTAGATATACTTCGCGCATTTACGTTTTATCAACTTGAAATATTTAATTACTCTATTAGAAAAAGATCCTCTGTTTGATAAGAAAGACGAAAATTCACAATTAATAGAGGATATTAGAGACATTATTGCTGATAAGAAGCTTGAAAGTCAAATTGATAAAGTGAAAACAATGACTCCAGAGTTTAAGGCTATGATTGTTGGAGTGTTGGAACAGATATTGGGGTACAGTTCTAACAGTAAAATGAAAAAGTAAGAGGTGAATAATGGGTGTCTGGGGAGAAATGTTATACCTTGTTAGCACAAAAACACTAAAGACAAAAGCGCTTGAACTCCGAGATGAGATTGCAATTAAGTCAAAACGGAAACTTGAAAAAGAACTAAAGGAAATTCTTGAAGAAATAGAATATCAAGAAGGAAGATTACAATATGCGAATAGGCCATATAGTTTTCCTTCAGCTAGATTGCCAGTACCAAACATGAAAAAGATTGAACATAATCTAAACTGTGATTGTGGATGCTGGTTAAAAATATTTATATAGTAAACATATATACTATAATTAAATAATGTGATATGATTGATTTGTAGGACAAATACATATTAGTGGAGGTTCATATTGAATATTAAAAGCATTAAAAGACGATTACAAGAAGCGCATCGAAACTTCATTGCATCCATTGATAATGAAGAAATATCTAAAATCATTAATACTAAAACATTTATTACTGGTGGAGCAATAGTATCATTGCTACAGGATGAAGAACCTAATGATTATGATTATTATTTTACAGATAAAGAATCGTGTTTGAAGGTAGCTGAATATTATGTTGGGCAATTTAACAAGGCAAACCGAAACGCTTTTGAAGTTGAAGTAAAAGAATCTGAAAACGGTAGGATTAGTATCTATGTCCCAAGCAGCGGTATGGCTAAGAATAAATACATAAAAGGGTTTAAGCCAGTGTTCTTATCTAGCAATGCAATCACATTATCAGATAATGTTCAATTAATTACAAGATTCTACGGTGAACCCGATAAGATTCATGAGAACTATGATTTTGTACATTGCACTTGTTATTACCAACCAAAAGAAAATGAGCTTGTTTTGCCACAGAAAGCGTTAGAGTCGCTAATCACAAAGGAATTGAAATATGTTGGTTCTAAATATCCTCTAGCTTCTATTATTCGTGCGAGAAAGTTTATCGAACGTGGATGGAAGATTAACGCTGGACAGTATCTCAAAATGATTCTACAGTGTGGAAAACTCGACCTGAGTGATGCTTCAGTATTAGAAGATCAGTTAACCGGAGTGGACTTAACTCTATTCAGAATGGTGATTGAAGCAATTAATCAGAAGAAAGAATCTGAGCCTAGCTTTGATTTTCCGATGGATTGGATTACCGATGTTATTGACAAAGTTTTTGATGAAGAAGATATGAGTGAATATATACATAGCGAAGAAGAAGAATGAAGTGAGTTTGTAAAAGTTCTGTTTTATCAAGAAAGGAGAAAATATGAAAAATATTGAAATTGAGCTAACAGATCCCCAAGAACAGTTTTTAAAACTGTTTGCTGAAAAGCAATATCCAGGGGCAAAGGATAATGTATGCACCAGTAATGCTATTCACGCAGTACAAACATATCGACCAGAATATATTCCATATCATCAAGATCAAGTTGAATATTATGATGGGTTACCTCTGAAATTTACAACGGATTATGACTATGAGCATTGGTATGATTCTGAAGAAGAATTGGTTCAAGAATGGTTTGAACGAAGAGAAGAGAATCCACCATTTGAAATCAAGCCCTATAGAGAGATGGAGTATGAGACATTTGAAGCAAATGATGATGAAATATTTGTTATGAACTATGATGATTATTTTAAAGTGTATGGTATTGAGTGGTATGCTGCTACATGGATTAAGGATGATTATGAACCAGTTGCATTCTTCTTTATTCTAGATGAAGCTAAGAGATACATAGAATATCAAAGACATAATCTAACTAAGCCAAGAACTTATACATATTCAAGTGGATATTCAAACTATGGAGATTTTAATCATTTTAGAGACTTGCTGTTGAGCATGGGGCAGAAATTGAATAAGGAGGAGAGTATCGTTGTACAAAGTAAAAGTGTCTAAGGAAATTGCAGATGCACTAGATAAAATGCCAATAGACAATTGGAATAAGCAATTCAACTTAATATCTCATTGCAAAGGATTTTCTGGTAATGGTATTTGCATGAGTACAAATTACAAAGACGAATTTAAGATCCTTAATGAATTGCAGCCATTGGACTTTGCTAGATGTCTGATTGTTGGTTATGAAGTTACGTAAAGGAGGGATTTAATGGACGTAGGTCATGGATGTTACATATCTGATAAGTGGATACCAATAGGATTACCAACAGGTATTTATGATGTTGAAGGGAATCACCTGGAGACATCTAATAAGGTGAGATTGAACGGTTGTGGATCTAAATACGCTTTTGTTGGCAAAAGTATGCAAGATAAATTTGGACTGTATTTTGGAAGTGAACACGGTTCAGTTCTATGGTATTTGGACGAAGAGACGATTCAGAAACATAAGGTAAGATTGTGTGAAGAATGAAACCGTTTAAAACCCTCATTTTATTTAGAAATATAAAATAAAAATACATATTATTGAAGGGGATTTATATGAAGATTGTTGGATTGAGAATTGAAAAGTATATTGGAGAGTCCGTATCGGGACATAATTGTGATTTTGAATATGTTGATACAGAATTTGAAAGACATGTATTATTTGGAATCCTAGAAGATAAAAGAAAAGTTAAAATCACTTTATGGGAAGAGCAAGGGGAATGTGGTTCTGGATGGTGCTCCGCTTCGTGGGGAAAGGTTGAAGTAGAAGAAATTGAAAAATTTGAAGGCTATACATACACAACTAAAGAGCAAATATACATCGATGACATTTTACCAGAGTCTTACAACAGTGAATATATCAATAATAAAGTTTTCGAGGTTTCGTATGATGGTGGAGATAGTTACTATCCGTGTGGCGACTATACCGTTAATATGGATTTATTTACTCAGACAATCAGACATAAAGAAAAGAGACCAGTTTGGGTGTTCAAGGGTAGTTCAAACAGAGGAAAAAGCTTCATTGCTTCGCATCTTGTGGGGTTGACAGTATATGAAACGGATAGCAACGCGAACATTCCTTTTATTACAGAAGATATTGTTGTCTTGGGAAATAAATACACTCACCAATTACAAGATATCGAGGCTAACATATTCGGAGATTATGAATTGCATGTTGTTGATTTTTATTAATACATAGGAATATAAAACGATACTAAAGGAGATGGGCGAAAATGGAAAAGATCGAAAAGGGATATCTCGGGTTTTCAGAAGGTATGTTTCAAGGTATGGGCAGAGACCATTCAAATATCGAGAAGTATAAAGAGGTTGACTGGGAAACAGTTAAAGATTATATCGAAAAAAATAAAGAAAATATTAAATCTGTCGTAGTTGGCCTTTGCAGAAGACTGGGCGTATACATCCGGTGAAGTATGGAACATGAAGAATGGATACATTAAACAGGATAATGTAGACGTTTGTTCTAGCAGCAGTTGGGCAACACCATCGATGGAAATTACATATTTAAATGATGAAGACGAGATGTTTGAATCTTGGAAATACGGAAGCAATTCTAGTAGTTATTTTGAGTTTTAACAATAGGTTCAATGTAAAAGTAAAAATACATAATAAGAGGAGAAATCAAATGAAAACATTCGAAGAAATTATCAATCAACAACCAATATTCCTACATGATTGGAGCAATATGGAAGAAGTGTTTGGTAGTTTTGAGTCATGGGAAACACAAGATCATGCACTAAGCAATCACAAAGAGGAAGCCGTACTATTTGCCTCGTATGGAAACGACAATTATTCTGGTGCTGCTTGGGTTCTATTCTTAAAAGATGGGAAACTATATGAAGTAAATGGGTCACATTGCTCTTGCTACGGATTAGAAGACCAATGGAGTCCAGAAGAGGTCATGTTGGAAGAACTGGAACATCGACTCGTAAATGGTGAATTTGGCGAAGATGATTATTCTGATAATAATTTTAAGAAGGAAGTATGCGAATTTCTAGGAGTTGAGTTCAAAAAGAACAAAGAAGAGTATTATTGAGGATTTTAAAAATACATAGTTAAAAACCCTTATAGAATAAGGCTTTTTTAGACCATATTTCCTCACGAAAGAGGTATTTCATCGTGTCGTCAAAATTGAAGTATAAATATAAAATTGGAGGAATTTTAATGGATTTAAATAGGATTTCAAAATTTATAAAAGAATTAGACAAACTGTCAGACGAACACGGTATCTATATTGATCTTAATTATGACAGCGTTGTTGGTCTCAGAGACGAGGATGGAAAAGTTGTTGCCGAACAATTTCAATATTTAAACGGCTTGGGTTATGAGTGCTTTGAAGTGTGATACATAATATCAAATCTTAAGGAGGTGAGAATTTGGCACTAGTAAAATGTCCTATTTGTAGTCAGCGTGAACACAAAGAAAATATGATCCAAGAAGACAAACGATATTACCATGTTGAATATTGTCACGAACGATGGAAACGTGACAAGGAAGCGACTCGAATCGAGAATCAACAATGGGATGATCTATACCAATACATAATCAAACTACACGATATCATAGTTTTACCAACGGGAAATATTACACGGTTGAAGGATTTAAGAGCTGGGTTCGAATTTAAGGATGGGCAGAGAGTTAGAAAGTGGAATACGGGGCCAACGTTTGAACTGATGTTGGAGGCTTATTTGCTGGCAGAAGATAGTATTCGATGGTGCATTGCCAACAAACTGGATGGTTCTAGAGATACGAGAGCAATCAATTATGGAGTTTCTATCATGATCGATAAGTTGAATGAGGCTTTTGCGAGAAAGAAGAGACGTGAGCAGCATACTGAACAGTTTGAGAGAACTAAAATTAGTAGTGAAGATAAGAATATATCCAATGAAATTTTAAAGAATAAACATAATAAGATAGATGAGATGGATATATCAAGTTTTCTATAGGGGGCATTAAATTATTAATTACATAGATGAATTTGTAGCACCATCAAAAATACACGAGTCTCTATTTATTGGCTATCTCTGGAGTACGCCGTCACTATATGAAAAATATAGGAATCATGAGATATCAGAGGATACATTCACTGAACCTATTTGGTGGTATTTCTACTTCATAGGGAATGAGATGTATGCGAATAGTATTAGAAAGTTTGATGATAAGACAGTATATTCGTTTTTAACTTCACGACCCAAAGAAGTAAATCGAAAGTCATATTTCGATTGTTACAATGAATATGGTGGTTATAATTTGATAGATGAGTTATTAGAAGAGTGCGAGAAAGACAAAGGTAATGATGATTACCATTTTTCAGAAATACAAAAGTATGAAAGTTTGAGAAAATTTCAAAGCGAAAGCTTAATTGATACAACAAACAAAGACTTAATTGGAAAATTAACAAGAATGACTCTGAAACAAATGCAATCATTTTTTCAGTTTAAGACTAGTTCAATATTTTCTCACATTAACTGCGGAGAAGTTGTTGAATATGACCTTGGAGATGACCTTGATATTGCAATAGACAAAATGAATCAAGGTGAAGCAATGGGGATTCCATTGCACGATTCGCCAAGACTGAGTAAGAAGATTAAGGGATGGCGCAAAGGCGAACTTATGTATCTTATTTTGAGTTCTGGAGTTGGAAAGTCATCTATAAGTATGGAAAAATTCGTGCTATCGCTCTACGAAAACGAACAAAAAGGAATGATGTTCGTAAATGAAGAGAATATCTGGAAAACAAGAAACCTTGTTTTGGCAACAGTTTCATCTAAAATTTTACATAAGCCGATTAATCGTGAGAAGTTGATTGAGGGAAGTTTTGAACAAAAAACACTTGATAAATTAGATGCAGCGAAAAAATGGATTCAAAAATTTCCGAAAAATCATATCAAGTTTTATGATTTAAAGAAGTATAGAGTCGAGGATGTTATTAGCCGCATTACAATGATGAAACCATTAAATTACAATTATGCCTTGCTTGATACTTTTAAACCTAGCGCCTCTGCTCAAGAATCCGCTAGGTGGGAATCATTTAGCAATGCGGCTCAAAATATTTTTGACTGCATTAAACCCGAAGCAAACAACGTGGGACTGCTTGCAACGGTTCAGTTGAAGATTGGTAAAGAGTATCGCTATCTTGATCTGAGTGCCATAGGGAAGTCCCTAGAGATTGCTGAGGTTGCATCCGTGATACTTATGGGAAGATTACTTTTTGCAGATGAGATGCCAGGGAAAAAAGAAGCTCTCGCTGCATATAACTGGGTCAAGAATGCTCTCAATGGGGTGTGGGAGAAAGAAAAATACGAATTAGATCCAGAAAAAACTTATATGATAATCTTCATCTCTAAGAATCGTTCTGGAGATCTATCAGAGCAAATTATTTATGAAGTGGACTACAGTATCAACAGTTTCAAAGAAGTCGCATACGCACAAATGGGCAAGAAATCTAATTCGATGTTTTAATACATAGCAGTAAATACTCCTATGGGGGAGCTTAAATGAGCAATAATGATTTAAAGTTGATCAAAGAGAAAATATTAACAGATGAAAAAGTTGGAGAATTACTTGAACTGATGGATTGTGAACATGTAGAGAAGAAAAATAATCGCTACGAGGCACAACTTCCCAATAAGTTTGAGTCTCCAAATAAAAGGTCTGTTCAGGTCTACCTAAATGAGAGCATGTCTAGCAGAATCAGAACGCTTGGAGAATCAGATATTGATATATATGGATTGGTCTCATACATAGTATTTGATAAATTTCTTGAAGAAGAAAGACGAAGCAATTTACCTAAGTCTAAGCGGTGGATATGTGAAAAACTGGGGTATACAGAGTTCTTAAATGAATCGTATACCCCATTGCCCACATCAGATCATCTTAAATGGCTTAGAGAGGTCAAAAAACAGAGAAAAAAGAAACGGAATCTTGACCACATAGAGAATCAAATATATGGCGATGATATTTTGAGTCAATTCATCATGGTTCCACATTTACTATACATTAACGAAGGTATTAATTATTTGACACAAATAGAATTCCAAGTTGGATACGATATTAAAAGTCAAAGAATCATTTATCCTATTCACAATAGTTACGGGGATATTGTGTCTATCAAAGGTAGAACAATTTTTGATGATTACGAGGAACGAGATATTTATAAGTTCCTCTATCTTATTAACTTTAACAAGATGGTTGAATTGTATAATTGGCATCGTGCTTTATTTTATATTATTGAGAATAAGGAGGTGCTGATATACGAAGGTGAAAAGAGTACATGGCTGAGTAGTCAATATGGTTTTCGGAATTGTGTAGCTATAAGTGGGGATGATTTAAGTGACTGGCAAGTTAGTATGATTAAAGGTCTTGGAATTGAGATCGATATAATTATAGCTTTAGATAAAGATAAATCAATTGAAGCTGTAAAAAAGCAGGGGGCTAAGTTTGGTAAGACCAGAAATGTATATGCTCTTTGGGATAGGGATGGAATGTTTAGCAATAAAGATAGTCCTACTGATTTAGGGGAAGTGGTGTTTAAGAGGCTATATAGCGAGTACAAATTCAAAATACATAATTAGTGAGGGTATGTAATGGAAAATAAGAGATATACCGAGGAGCAACTTGATGCATTTAACAATCTTTCATGGTGGGACTTATCACATCCCACTCTTAAGTTATTTTTTGACGACTGGAAATCCAGGAATGGACTCACAGATGAGATCTTGGACGAAATGATGGATGAATTATCAAAACGAGATCGAGAAAACGTTGATTTATAAGGGTTTTTTAGAACTAAAAACATTGTAAAATATAGGTTTTATCAAAACATTAAAAGGGAGTGAAATAATGATAATCATTAATGCTTATGGAGAACATGCATTTGGTGGCAGGACACAAGATACATATGTCATTTATCAAGTTGACAGCATTGAAGAATTACAAAAACACATTGATAATAAAGAAATTATTGTCTGTCATGAACCAACAAGATACCACAGATTCAATATTATCGAAGGGGAAAGTTTACAGAAGCGCCTTGTCAACTTAAGTGAATATATGAAGATAAAAGAAGTCGGACTAGATTTATTGAATCTGGCTGAAATAAAAATACTGGAATCTTTCGCCTGTAAGGGTTGCAGAAACAACAATGGAACATTGACTGCTACATTGCGTTGTAGATATGATCCAGGAAGCGATGACAGATGTCTAAATTATGATGAAGAGTTTTCTTTTAAGACGTTGTTCTCAAGAAAAAAGGAGGCATAGATTATGGAACCAGGAAAAGAGTTAGACGGAAAATTTGCCAATTTAATTAACTACATATCGCTCACAACTTGTCTTAATATAGATGGTTCATTTGGTCACATTCCACAATATTCATCAACTTGGGAAGGAATGAGACTTGTTGTGGATGAGATGATTAGTCGTGATTGGTGGCCTCGAATTGAGATGTCGGGTAGAGTCTGGTATTTGGCAAACTTCTGGAATTGTAAAAACAATAAGGAATCAAAAGTTGAAGTACAAGAGACAATGCCATTTGCTATAATTATGGCCGCAATTGATATTTTAGAGAAAGAAAAAACCTTGAATAAATAAGGGTTTTTTGACCAAGATATTATCATTAATAAATATCTCACAAACTAAATTTATAAAGTAAACATATAAATATTAGTTGCAAATTAATAACTAAGAGAATATAATAAGAACAGGACATGAGAAGGGAATGATCGTATTGTCTAAAGCATGTGCAATATCGAAAGAAGGAAAGAAACTTTCTGAAACGGAGGATATGGATGGTGCCACTCACATATTGATAGTGTCTAATCAATATAAGAAGCTAAGAGGATGTAATTTCAACGAAGGTGAACTATATGAGATTGGTCGAAGGTATGGAAACGATATTTTTTCGAACGGTGACATATACATTATGGATGAAGACGGTATTGAGTTTAGTGGATGGGGAGTTATCGACACAGCCTTTTACAAGTAAACATATAAATACATAAACAAAATTATAATAAGGACTGATAACGCGGAGTCAGTGAGAGTTGGCTCCGAAATACACATTAAGGGAGAATGGAAGAGGTGGCTGAATATGCAAATACCAATGGGAGACAATCGCAGAGTTGATTTTTATGGAAATGCAAAAGATGGTGTTTACGTTGAACTGGTAGACGATAATGGGATTACTTTTGTATCAAGAGAAATTGATGAAGACGAGCGTTTGCTTTTGATTGAAACTTTAACACGAGTAGACAATGGAAGGTCAGTTTAAATCTATAAGACTTAGTCAAATTAGAATTTCATAAGGAAGGGGGGGATTATTGTGAGTAAAGAAAAATTCATTGAAGAGCTTGATGAAGCGATTTGGAAAGAGATTATAAAACACACACAAACGAATGAAAAGTATAAGGTTCATACTGACTCAGATTACGAAAAAGGAACAATTAGAATTAAAGTCAGTTCAAAGTGAAATAAAAGTTTTATGGGGTTACAAGTAGACGTGTACTGCACATAGGAGTGAGGGTTGCTATTATGTTGAGACTTTACTACGAAAAACTAAAAACACAATGCTTGAAAATCAGACTTCTATATGAAAAAATCAAAACGTTTGTCAAAGAGTTTCAACTAAAAAGGCTTGTAAAAAAGTTAGAAAAATAAAAAAATGCGTAATGTAGAGATTCTAAATAACGTGAAAGGAGTTGATGAGCTTGATACATGAGAACATAACAAAAGAAATTCTGGATACTGTAAGTATCGGTAATCTCATTAGGGTTAACGATTGGAAGAAGCCGATGCGAGTAATGGGTGTATCGGATAACTACTTCGTGATGATCCGCAACAATTTTGGTAAACTGCGGTACTCAGTGTGTGAAAAGAAGCCTTGGGGTGGCATACGGTACAATCAAATGGTTGGAGGAAAGTTTCATTGCGGTGTAGACAACATGATTTTTGGATGGATTGGGTTTGACTACAAATTTGATGATCAAGAGCAGATTGATAAGTATCTCCAGGCATTTGAAACGGGAGAAATTGAGCTGTCTGTTAGGGGAACCATTCCTGTTTTAAGTTTGCAGATTAAATAGCAATTCGATCCATAACTAACTACTTGAGGAGGACAATATTTTGGAAAATCAATATTTGAAGATCGAATTTTCTTGGGAAAACACAATTGAGAGTGCTGTTCACAAATTATTAGAATATAAGGATAAAGGCATCTTAGCATGTGGTGAATTTAATGGAACCACCCTATATTCAGACACTGTTACGATGGACGGAGCATATAAAGAAATCATCGGTAAGACGAAAGATGAATTTGACGAATCGCAACGAAAATGGAGAGAGGATTCTGAGAAGAGAGAAGCTGAATTCAAAGAAAGTATCCCTTCTCTTATTGGAGAGTGGAAAGTAAGAGGTAGACAAGTGCTAGACCAAGATAAATGGGATTATTGGGATAAGATTGTCCCTGTTAGACTTAACGATCTATACCATGGCATGGAATTGGGATGCTGCTTGGACATTGTCAGAATTTTAAATGAAGATGGTAGCCTCGAAGATGCAAAAAAAGAAATTGAGCGCCAAGGTCACTCAGGTATGTCATTTGGATTGGTGAGGGTGATGGTTAAAGAGTTTTGCGATAGAGGCAATGAGTTTGCTAATTATGTTGGTTAGTAGAGAGTGTTGATGAAAGAATAGTTTCATGAGTTGAAAATACATATGAAAGAGTTGATGGAATGAATATTAATAATTTGGTGAGTGATGCTCATCAGAATGCTATTGATCATGGCTGGTGGGAAAATCCTAAGAGTTTTGGTGAACTAATTTCACTTATGCACAGTGAGCTTTCTGAAGCAATTGAGGATCATCGAAATGGTAAAGAATACGATAATGTATTTTATGTAGATGAAAAACCTTGTGGCATTCCCATCGAGTTTGCTGATGTAATTATTAGGATTTTTGATGCTTGTGGCTATTATAAGATTGATTTAGAATCAGCAATCGAGGAAAAAATGAAGTACAACCTAAGCAGACCGTATAAACATGGAAACAAAAAAATGTAAATATATATCCCAGAAGAAGGGTGAGTTCATTAATGAAAATTGAAGATAAGAACATTACAGGTTTTACAGTAAGATCAACAAATGAAAAAGTAATTATTGAGATGCCTATCAGCAATCTTGTAAGAGGTTTTAATGCAAGCCCAAATAATTGGAACGAAGCAAAAATTCGACGTGGTAAACGGAAAGAGTTTGCTAAGTGGTTAATTGAAAATCTGCTCGATGAGGCAGACACTGAATCAGGTGACAATTTTATCGTGACAATGCTTGACAGTGTATACGAGAGAGCATTTGAAGGTGCTGAAGATGAATTTGTTAAATACAATGACGAATACTAAAGCTCTAAACAAATGATGAGGTGAAATAATGAAGAAAGAAATTTTCTCAAGCTGCTGTGCAATTGGTGGTGGAACTGAAGAGGTTCATGTATTGAAATCAGAGTGTCCAGTTCAAAGAGAATATGGTAGCAGAGAAGTGGAATCGTTGTTTGGTAAAAACAAAGGAGAAAAGAGAGAGGAATGTACTTGTATCTATTCTAGTGAATTCCCTGGAGGAGTAAGAGCTTGCCAAAATTACAAGGGGATCAAAAAGGTTCAAAGAAATAAGAAGACAGAATGGAAAGTGTTCTGCGATGCCATCCAAGAATAGGCGATGAAAACATACTTTGATCAAATTTTAAGGGGGAAAAATGAAATGGCAAAAATCAATACAGATCAGAATTTCTTCAACAGGTTTAGAGCGTTTCAAATTGATATCCAACATCTATCATCCACCTTTCAGAATAGCGATATTGAAATTACTCCAGAAGGTATTCGTTCATGGAATCAGCAAGCCAAAAATCTTCAGAGCATTTTTGACGAAATAATCGATGAAGCCAATGAAAGAATGGGAAGCTAATGGATGAGTTAATGAAAAACTTCATCGACAATGATCTAAGTGGTAGTGCTAGAGAAGCACTAAATGCTGCAATAAGCGCAATTTATTTTGCTGATAATTCAGATTACAAAACCGCACTATATGAAGTCGTAGTAAGTTTGATGGAAGGATTGACACCGGAATACATAAACGATAAATATGTGAGTGAACTGGCTCATTATTTAAATCCTGATTGGACGTAGAGAGGAGATAAACATAAGATGTTTGAAAAATTATATTGTGCTAAGTGCGGAGATGATTTCCTTGTTAGACCGGGAGATGAAGAATGGTTTAAACACGCTTGTTCTCAATGTCTGGACGAAGAATCGCTTAGTCAATGCGAAGAGTGCGGAAGATGTGGAAGGTCGTCCAATATAGATAATTAAGTAAAACTTATCTTTGATCAAATCATGGAGGTGGTAAACAATGAGTGAAATTGATATTTGGTCTTCTGAGTCATTATTACAAAAGAGGATTAGAAAATATAAATTAATCTATTTTTTTAGTAGATCAAAAAAGATAAAAGAAAAAATTACTGACGCCATTAGTCAGATTGAGCGAATGAAAAACGCTGAATTTACAATAAGAGTGAAGTATAGGTACTAAGTAATTAAATATTTGATCTGGAGAGTGATAGATATGAACAGAAAGGTAAATATCAGAATCATCGACAAATTCACTGGACGCGAAAGCAAGAAGCTTACGTATAAATTCATGGCTGCAATGAACAACTACCACAATATTACAATGCCTGAAAAATTCAAAATAACAATTAGATAAAATTTGTATTAAGGAGTGATCGAACCATTGAAATGGAAGCAACGCAAACCTGTTACACCGTTTGATTCATATGATAATACATATTCTAAACTTGCAAAACTAAATGGAATCACTAATATTGATCAATTTCTGAATCCACTCTCTAATGTGATTTGTGATTCATATTTACTTAAAAATATTGATGCATTGGCAAGCCGAATCATTCTGGCTATTCGCAACCGTGAGCCTATTACGATTACTGGCGACCCCGATTAGTTAGGATTACGATGGAGTAACTTCGTTAGTGACTATGTATAAGTATTTATTGAATTTCACTGACGAAGTATATTATGTCTGTAATGAAAGATCTGAAGGTCATTCAATTGAGGGATTGATTGAGCAGATACCCAAACAAACTAAACTTTTGATTGCAGTAGACAGCTCATCAAATGATGTAGAGACTATGAAATTGCTAACATCTAAAGGGATTGACTGTTTAATTATTGATCACCACAGTGTCACTGTTGAAAATCCATATGCGATTTTGGTGAATCCGCAGCAAAATGGTTGCGAGTATCCCAATAAAAATGCTTGTGGTGGACTCTTGGTTTTTAAAGTTTGCCAAGTAATAGACGATTACATGGATACATACTATGCAAATAAACTCGATGACTTGCCAGGATTCTCACTAATGGCTGATATGATGTCGATGATGGAACTAGAAAACAGATATTATGCCAAGCTGTCTCTTAAAAGCCTACGTCATGCAGGACTTAGAACGTTATTTGAGGCTATGAATTTTGACCTCAATAATCTATCTGCAACTGATTTTCTGTACGGTGTAAGCCCTGCTGTAACGGCTGCTACAAGATTTGATAATATTAAGTTAGCAATTGACTTTTTGATGTGCGATACGGATAGTCCTGAGATTAAAGGACTAGCAAAAGAACTTGTCAAGGCAAATGAAAGACGCAAGGAAGTCCAGACAGAAGCGTTAAGAGCGTTGAAGCCATTTGTCGACGAGAATGATAAAGTCGTAATTGTATTTGATCCAACGCTTGGTAAAGGGATGAATGGATTAGTGGGACAGAAATTGTCCAAATCATTTAATAGGCCAGCAATCGTACTTGGCGAAGGTGACAATGAAGATACATACGCAGGAAGTTTTCGGGGACTAGAAGATTTCTCAATGTTAGATTTACTTGATAGCTGTGACAATGTATTTTACACTGGAGGCCATCCCGCAGCAGGAGGACTACAGATCTACAAAACAAATCTCGAATTATTGCGTCAAGAGCTGAATGAGAAGTTAGATAATTTTGAAGCAGACAATTCCATGTATTATGATTTAGAATTTGATGTTGACCAGATTGATGAAAAACTAATTAATTACCTGTCTGAGTTCTATCGTGTCACAGGAAATCATTTTAAAGAGGGCAAATTTCTCATTAAGGGATTATTCATCTCAGACAAGAAACTAATGGGCAAGTCCCTCAACACCGTTAAAATTGACTGTGATACTCTGCAACTTATGAAGTTTAAGACTGATTCAGAGTACTTCGACAGCGTTCCAGTATTCACTGAGATTGAAGCGATTGGAACACTGAATATGAATTATTGGAAGCAATATAAGCCAAAGTTTAAAATCACAAAGACAATGCAGTTATTTATTGAGGATTACAGAGAAAAGATTTAATATTTATAAAATAAACATATATACAAAATAAATAATATAAACTATAATAAAGAGACCAAGGGAGATCAAATACATATGACTAAATTCTACGGAATCGCAACAACTCAAAGTGGAACTAGTAAGGTAATCAAGGACTTTGTATCTACAGATCGACTCGGAGCCGAGAATGAAGCCAAAGTACATTGTAAAAAAGAAGGATTGATTTTCGGTTATATTCTACCTGACAAATCTATGGCAAAGGGAGGCAGCCCTCTCACCAAAAATAAAAAGCAACGAGATTTGAAAGCTGCTAAGAAACGGTGAAACTTATGAATACCTCACAAATTAAGTTTAGTAAGCACTCTTTACAACGCTGCATCGAAAGTGGAGTTAATTGGAGATCTCTCGCAAGAGAGGTTTCCGGTTTAAACTTTACGGGCAAGATTCGTTGGATGACAAAGTATGGAACATTGGTTTTAGAAAAGATTGCCAACGGAACAGTACTCGTAAAAACTTTTATTGCTAAATATAAGTACAAAGGAAAACAGTATCGCAAGGGCTGTTATACATATTAGGTTGAGTGGGTGGAAATATGAAAGACAAAACAATTTACGTTGGTCCAGAAGTTGGATCAGACAGAGATGTAGAATACATTAAAAGGTTGAGTGGTAAGGTTAATCACAAAAAGCCGAGTTTTGCTTCAAGTGATGAGATTGCCGATACTTTGAGGGAATTTGATTTGAGAAAGCATTGATTCTATTGGGCTTTAAGAGGTACATTCCATCGTAAAAGAACTGTTTCATCAGTAACTAAAAATACATATAAAAAAGGATGATTTATTTGAAAGATGGAAAGTATGGTGCTTGGCCTACAACGGAAGAAGAATTAATTAGTTATTTACATGAGCAAGAAAATCAAAGTCATGACTACAATACAATTGCTGAATCACTTGCCAATGTAACGGTTGCAATGTTCAATTATTTTGCTTCAAAGCAAGGTATGACTGGATTTCAATGCGGTTGGTCTGGGATGGAATTTATAAGAAAAACAAAAGGAATTGAAGGACCTTTTGGAATCGTTGATGGCAGCAAACTTCTTTATCCCCAGTATGATTTAATTAATCAGGTGCGTGAATGGATAGAAGATTGGAAACCTGAGGTGGGGAAAGTAGCGAAAGAGAAACTAGAAAATGATGATGGAATGACTAGTCCAAATGTGAGAAAACGATGGGAAGAACTTGCTGCATTAGCAAAATAAAAACCTGATAGAATACAAGTTTGATTTAGAAAGGAGGAATTGAATATTTACGATACAGTGGATTGCCCCTATTGTGGATACGAAAATGACATGTCTCATGCCTTAACTGATGGTTTATCAGACGACAATAAGTTGGATTGGGAATGTCAGAAATGTGACGAAGAGTTTGAAGTGACTGTTGAATTTGAACCTAGTTACAGTGCAGATAAGATTGTTTATCATGAATGCGATAAATGTGGAACAAAAACAAGAAATATATATAAAAGAGGCATGGTGTTTCCTTTTCCAGAATCACTAGAAGGAAAATCATTCTGTAAAAGTTGTTGGGCTGAAGCATATCTTAAAGAATGTGAGAAAGGGTCAAATATAAAGTTATAATCAGATTAATAATGTATAAGAAAGGAAAATATAAAATGAAAAATATTAGAGTGATTAAAAGAGAAGATTACAATTGGTACGAAGTTGGGGAACAATTCCTCGTAAGAGATGAAAATATATACTCATTTATAGGTATCCAAGTTTGGGCTGATGGTCCTGATGTCGTCCAGCATGGGCATTATGAATTTATAGATTAGTCGTGTGACTAATGAAATAATGCTTTTATCTCAAATAAAAGGAGGAATGAACAGTGATCAAAACCAAGAACATTAACAAGGAGCAAAAAGATATTTTGTATCGAGCTTATAATCAGATTGAAGGTGTGTATCAACAACTAAGCGTTGAATATAAAGAGGATGGATATATTGCTGAAGCGCTTGATTGTTTGCTAGAAGCAATCAAACAATAATATATAAAGGGTGTATGAAATGATCAACCTAAATCCAACATTGGAACAGATATATGAACAACTAGATAAGCTATATAAACAACGCAGAGACATTTCAGAAAAAATTGACATGCTTGAAGCCCAGAAAAATCTTAAGTTGTCTGACAAGTATAGAGGTAAATATGTTCTTGATAGGAAAAGAGATTGGAAAGATAGACCTGTGATAAGGTATTAATACTGATGAAAGATATATTTGATACTGAAAGGAATGGGCGGCATGAATGATTATGACTTATTGATTGATGAATTAGGCTCCAAAATCGAAACGAGAACAAGGTTACAACTTCAAATAAATCTATTGATGGCAAATGTTGCGGAATTAGATGATGACATTGAATTGTTGAGAACAAAAATTGATGAAATCGAAGAGTCGGGAGATGATGAGTATTAATGGCTGAAAGAATTGAAGGATACAATGATACAAAAGATTACACTGGATTTGTTTGTAGGCTTGCCTCAACGGAAAATGAGGTATTTCAGAAACTCAATAGGTGGGAGCACCCTTTCCTAACGGCTGGAAATTGCACCCTGAAGGCTTTGTCGTTAAAGAAGATCATCGGAATGAAATGTTGATTCAATTTTATGATGTTGAGACTGATACGGAGATGAATGAAACATTCTGGATTGATTTTGAAGATGCAGTTGAATATTGGGCTTAGGAGAATGATTGATGGGTATAGTTGATCAGATGAAAGAAATACTAAATCTGCTTGAAAAAGCAAGGTTTGATTTGAGCGAATGGATTGCTGTAGATTATCTTAAAAATGAGTATCCAGAATATATCGAAGAAACAACGAAACTGATTTCAGATATTGAGTCGATTCAACATGAGGTTGGTGCTTAGATGAACATAGATGTTATTGAGGCAATAAATTATTTAGAGTTTGCGTAAAAGAGAGATTTCATAGAGAAGGAAAGGAGTGGGGTAGTGTGCTATCAGGACAAAGAGGGACGACGATTCTTAAAGTAAATAATGGATCGGTAAGAATTTGTACAGATACAGTAACAGACTCGTTTAGCATTGGCATTAGAACAGATAAAGACATGGAATGGAAGAGTATTAGTAGAGAGTTGCATGATTTGCTAATTAAAGAGCTTGTAGATCAACGAGGAAGTCGGTAAAAGGCGTATTTTATAATAAGGAGGATCAAAGTTATGTACTCAAAACTAAGATTGAACTATATTGACACCGCACAAGAGTTATATGATCAATGGACTAAGCTGTCGCATAAAGAGAAAAACATTGAATATGCAAAATGGGTGGAGGGGGAGATAACAAATGGACATTATATTATTGAACTTGGTCAATATGGGGTACAAGATACGTACAAAATTCCAGACTATCTATTATTAAAGGGATCAGATGAATGTTGGAATGCCATTTTAAAAGATTGGGACAAGAGGAACAGAAAGCAAGACATAAATGGAGGTACTAAGTGTCTAACTATAAATATAAATGTCCAACCGAATATGGGTACATAAAATTCCAATTAACAAAGGAGCAGCATAATTCATTATTCAAATATCGTCAAATCAAGTGGAATGATAAATATGAATATTATTATAGTGATCAAGGGGTTATTCTTCACAGCTTCACAAATAATATTGCCATTGCTCTAACAACTATTCTTTTCCCAGTTCTAGTGTTGTTTGCAGGGCTTTCAAACTTTAAAAAGTGTACTAAAGAACTTAAGGAATTATATAACCAAAAAGAATATGGCTCATTTATTAGGAACAGTATTCATTTTGATAGCAATAAATATAATGAAATAATTAAGATCGTTAATATGAAGGAAGGGCGTATTAAAAATGAATCTATATAAAATTATGTTTGAGCATTTTGCTCCAAAAGACAGTAAAGCCGGAATAGTAACCTATCTGCAAGCTAAATCAGATGAAGAAGTGTATGAATGGCTAAAATCTGATCCAGTAGCTGGAAATGAAGGTAAGATAATTACATCATATAAATACAAAGAAGAAGACGATGAAATATATGATGTTTACGATAAAGAATACAATTGCATTGGACAAGAAAATTTTAAAGAAAGAATGATTCGACTTCGAGGAGATATGTTTGATGAAGATGCTGAAGTAGAAGGTGCATATTATGGTGTTACTCTGTATGGATGGGAATGTGTAAGAGAAAACATACCAAATATGTTGTTGGATATTATGAGGCTAAGTGGTGTGGCTATTGAAGAAATCAATAGAAGTTAGGAATAAATAATTGGGAGGGCTTATAATTGAATCACACTGAGTATAACAAAGTAGTCAAGATTGGAGAAGAAGTCTGGATATGCGATTATCGATTTAACGATATTGATAATCAACCAATCCGTCATGTTAAGCCCACCAAAGTTATGGTCGTAAGCAATGAAGAATTGCCAAGTAATAAAACTGTATATTATTCGGAATTTCACTTTAGGCCATTTGGGAAGAATGGCAAACCGTTAGCACAAGTGATTGCTCCATATGATAACACTGGATATCGATCACTAACTGGAACATCACTCAATATCTTCTACGATGAAAAAGAATGTGTAAAGCATTATAAGAAACAATGTAAAACAATAATTATAGATTTTGAATCTGCCAAAGAATCCAAAATGAAATATTATGACAAGAAGATTGCTGAGATTCAAAATGAAATGGAATCCTTAAAAGGAGTGCTAAATTGAAAACAAATATATTCATTCCAACTAAAATTAAAGTTGGATTTCAGAATCGCGATAATACATATACCAAGAAATTGGCTTACGTAATTTATGAAGATCACAAAGGAGTATTGAGAAAGAAAGCTTCCTGGGAAAGCTGGAGAGACAATAATATCGATCCGGTAGACTATGAGAATGAACCAACATCAGGCTTTGTGTTGAATAAGAAGGTTGGAGACTATGTGTCTGACTGGAATCATCGACAGGCATACGTGAGAGTATATGACCCAAGAGGATTTGAGTTTGAAATTACTATTGAGAATTTACTTTACATCCTAGAAAATGCTAACTCAATCAAAGGGAAGGGACTAGAAGGAGAATTTGTATATGCTTGGGAAGGGAAGGAGTTAGTGCTGATACCTGTAGAATCTCCAGACTATCAAGAAATAAGTTCATTCAATAAGATTCTGCACAACAAAGAGTATATTAAGTCAAAAGAATTGATTATTGGAGCTACATATAAAACAAAAGATAATCAAGAACTGGTGTACATGGGGAGGTTTGATTATTGGGATAGAAAGTGGATTCGAGGGGAACAGGGAGAAGAAAGTAGATACAAAGTGGTTAACAAAGGCAAACATTATATCTTTGCTAGTGAGACCACAAATTATCGTAAAAAACCGGACTTGTATGCTATTCAACTTAAATCATTAGGCGATAGAGTTATAGGCTGTTTGTCTGAGGAATGTACTGAACGATATGCTTATATGTTCGACTTACTTGAGCACAAATCATATTATTCTCCACAAGATGAGTCAAAAGATGAATTCGTCTATTACACGAAAGATAGATTCTGTGAAAAGATCAGGACTAAAATTGGAAATTATGCATGGCATTACAGCACAAGTATTTATATCGGAAATGATATAGATAGTGCTGCTGAAGTGATTGGTGATGCAAAAGATAATAATTCTTTTAACTTAAGAATTAGAAAAAAAGTAACTTCAAAATGGAATTACGGTGGATATTCTATGGAAAATGTGACTATATTCAGCGGATCGCTTGAAGATTTGTGGGAGCAATACAAACCTAGATACAGAGATCAATATCTTGTAAATGGAAAACTATTTCAGAGTGGAGATGAAGAATAATGGCAAACCCAAATGATCAAAAGATTCTTGAACTGAAGAAACAAATTGAAGTTAAGAAAGAGAAACTAAGTAAGTCTCAAAAGTTTACACCAATTACTAACTGCTCAATTGAAATTGATGGAGTACGACATAATATTCAAGTACTACAGAAAGAACAAATTCTTAACCTTCTTATTAAGTTAAACGCTTATGTACTGTCTGCTAAAGATTTAGGAGTGCTGGAATCATATAATGTTAGCGGCTATCATGTCCAGGATTGGATTACAGACTTGAAATTGAAATTTGAAATTCTGAATAGAAAAGACGAAGAACAGAAGCTAAAGGCAATGGAATCAAAACTTGATAAGTTACTCTCCGATGATAAAAAAGTTGAACTTGAACTCGATGAGATTGCGAACCTATTGAAATAAAAAACCTTGTTTTATAAGGGATTTCTAACACTGAAAAGCACACGAAAGTCAAATTTTATTAAGAGTATGAAGGAGACAATAATGAAAAAAAGCGAATTACGAACAAAGGCTGGCAAGATTTTTAAGGGAGTAGAATTAGAATTCTTTAATGACCTAATTGATACTATGTCGACAAATGAAGAAGTGAAGAAAACACTAGAAGATAGTGATGGAATCAAAAAAATGATGGAAAGACGTTTTAGAACTGGGAAAATGTGAAGTAAATAAAATGTATCTTTGATCAGAACATAAATAAAATAAAAAGGATGATTAATAATGGAAAATAAAAACCTGTCAGTTGATAGTATTGAAGATGCAAAAAAGAAAGTTTCAGATATCAAAGTTGTTGGAGATGGAGATACTTTCGCTCTACTTTGTAAGGCAAGTTCTGAATCTCAAGGCTGGATGAAATCAACAAAAGTGTGCAATTTGCCCAATGGTTGCTTGGTTCAAGTATCAACACAACAAGCAAACAGAGATGGTAGTTATTCTGTAGCTGAAGCATTAACTTTCGTTCCTGATGTGAATATGACCTCGGATAAAATTATGATGAATATTAAAGAAATTGTAACTGAAGAAAACGATTTTTTATTTCAGAATTAATGAGAACATTCCAGAAACTAGTTAATGATGAGTGGGTTCCAACTATGCTCTACAAGCTTCAGTACAATGATTACTTCAGAATGTTTGACAACATTACTCCGGTCTCAGACAATGGTAAATACATATTCCGTGCTACGAGTTGCCCATATTTTACTGATGATTATGAGCAGCAAAGAATCGATTGTGAAACTTGTTGACAGACTTATAAAGTAAACATATAATTAAAATATGAGTATAAAAGGTGGTGATTAATTGGAAATCCTGAAACATAAGAAAGATGGAAGATTTGGAACACTAGAATATTCAATGTTTGGTGGATCAGTACATTGGTATGACGAGAATAATGTTTTCTGTAAAAGTTTAGGGGATAGGAAAGAGAATATATTAAGTCGATGGGATATTATCGATGAGCTTCCCGAAGGATATGAAATTGGAGAATGGGGAGGTGTTAAAAAGATTAAACAATGACAAATAAAACATACATAAGTTTGGGAGATGCGCTGTATGATTGTTTCAAGAATGATATGGGAAGCGAGAATGAGGTGAATTTGCATGAGGATGCTTATGTGAAGAAGAAGTTAAAGGAATTCATCGGAGTGAAGGAATTTAAGAAAATGGATACTCTGGATGAGAAGTTTTGGAAGGAAGCTTGGAGAGAGTTTGATCAGAGAGTTTGGTATGATCGGCTTAAGTAAGAAATAAGTTTTATAAAGTGAAAATACATATTAAAAGGAGAAATAAAATGAATTATGGAACACGCGAAGTAATTGAACTGCTGGTATTTGACGAAAATGGAAATAAAGTTGCTCACTTAGATAGTCTTAAACAAAGTTATCTCAAGACATCTCAAGGATACTCTCCATATCTGTACATTAAAGATGCCTTATTGAATTATGATCTTCTCGAATTTTCTCATGCTGAAGTTAAAAATAATAGAAGCGACTATGAAAAAGAATTAAATAATGAGAAGGATTTTAAAGAAATATCCTATAATCCAAAACTAGTAAAGAAATGCAAACTCATTGCTAAAACACTTTATCGTACTGATGATACAAAGGAAGATAAGGAAGTGTACTTTAATATTCCAAATGCCAAAACAAACGGAGCGATTGACTTTACATCTTGTAATGAAGGCGAACCAAGTACATTTGATTCAGTATTCAGTATTCATTCCTATAATGAGAATGGCGATATTTTTAAGATTCGGATTGAGCAATAATATCGTAAAAATAATAATTTATCAACTAAAGGGAGAGATCAAATGATTAGGTGTGTTGAATTATATACAGGAAAGTATATCGGAGAAGTAGAAAAGTCTGAAATTAGCGGGAATATGGAATACATTTATGATGATTATACCTATATTTTTAAGCACATGATCATCGACGAGGTAGCATTTTTTGTGAAGAATCGTTTCAGACCGACAATTGAAAATAACTTTTCTTACCACTCTCCAAAAGAGGGTCAGCCAGAAAAATATCAGTCTATTAGAGATATGGCAAAAGAACTCGCCTATCTAATCGAAGAAATGGTTCCAAATGGTCGTGAAAAATCATTGGCTATGACGAACCTTGAGCAGAGCGTGTTCTGGGCTAATGCAGGAATTAGTAGAAGCGAATAGAGATTGAATAATAGACAGGGGATGGCAGATACGCAGGTTACTAAAAGAGATGGAATCCTTAGTGAATATAATCCAAATAAAATCACAGAAGCAATTGTTAAGGCAATGAGAATGACTGAGGTAGGAATTGATAAAGAACTAGCAGAGAAAATCACTTTGAAAGTTACCCAACAAGTAGAAAAGAGTAAAAATACATATTCAGTGGAACAGATTCAAGACCTAATCGAGAAAGACTTAATGATGAGTAGCAGAAAAGATGTTGCAAAAGAATACATAACATACCGCCAAAAAAGAACAGAAGAGCGCTTAAAACAAAGTGAATTGTTTAAGATCGGGGAAGGGATTATTTCTGGAGATAATGAGGAAGTCACTAAAGAAAACGCTAATCTAAATGGCGAATCATACAGTGGAAAAATGAATCGTTTTGGATCAGAGTATAGTAAGATGTATGCGAGAAACGTAATGCTTCCAAAACGATTAGTTAAGGCTATAGATGAAGGATATATTCATGTTCATGACCTAGATCATTATGCAGTTGGAACACATAACTGCATCTTCATTCCATTTGATAAATTATTGGCAGATGGATTCCAGGTTAGTGATAAAGGTTCTGTACGCACTCCAAACTCTATCATGACAGCTATGGCTCAGGTAGCTATTATCTTCCAGTGCCAACAAAACAGTCAGTATGGAGGCTGTGGAGCATCTAAATTCGATTGGGATTTGGCCCCATATGTAACAAAGTCATTCGTGAAGCACTTCAAGAAAGGTCAAATGTATTTCGGTGAAACATTTGTAACAGTGGACATTGAAGAGTTGAACGTTGATAATACTGATCTTCTGAAAGTTTTTCCTAAGTCTTATACATATGCATTAGAAGAAACAAGACTGGAAACGAAACAAGCAGCAGAGAGTATGATTCATAATCTAAATACAATGGCCTCACGTGCTGGCGGTCAAGTTCCTTTCACAAGTATTACATTTGGATTGTGTACTAGTACAGAAGGAAGAATGATATCTGAAGCTATTCTAAATGCATCTATGAATGGACTTGGGCATTCAGAAACAGCAATCTTCCCTCAGCTAATCTTTCAATGTAAACAAGGAGTAAATCAAAATTTAGGCGAACCAAACTATGATATTTTTATAAAGGCAATTGAATGCTCCAGTAAAAGACTTTTTCCAAACTTCGTAAATGTCGATGCGGACTTTAACCTTCAATATTATGATCCTACTAAACCAGATACTTCAATAGCAACGATGGGGTGCAGAACCCGAGTTATTTCAAATCGATTCGGTGAAGTATATCAATCTGGTCGTGGAAATATTTCGTTTAATTCAATTAATCTAACTAAACTTGGCATTGAAAACGGAGTAGTAAATGGAAGAACTGAAGTTGACGTTAATGGTTTCTGGAGCAAACTAGATGAGATTCTTGATATTACACTTGATGGATTACTTCATCGTTTTGATATTCAAGGTAATCAACCAGCAAAAGCAAGTGATTTTATGATGCAAAATGGATCATGGATTGACGGAGAAAAACTCCATCCAAATCAGAAAATTAAAGATTTGCTTCGCATGGGTTCGGTCAGCATTGGATTCGTTGGATTAGCAGAATGCTTGAAAGCGTTGTTTGGAAAACATCACGGAGAAGATCAAAATGTTTGGTATTTTGGTCAAGAACTAATCGGATATATTCGTGATTATTGTGATAAGAAGTCAGATGAATATGATATGAATGTAACTTGTTTTGCATCTCCAGCGGAATCATTAGCAGGAAAGTTTGTTAGAATGCTTCAGAAACAGTATGGAAAAATTGAAGGGGTAACAGATAGAGAATATCTTACCAACTCTTTTCATATTCCTGTATACTATGAAATTGCTGCTCATAAGAAGATTGATCTAGAGGCACCATTTCATAAACTAACAAATGCTGGTCACATTTCCTATGTAGAACTTGATGGTAATGCTAGAAATAATCTAGAAGCATTTAAAAATATTGTGCAATATGCTCTGAGTAAAAATATTGGATATTTTAGCATTAATCATCCAGTTGACAAGTGTATGTCTTGTTATTATGACGGAGTGATTAATAAAGAATGTCCTGCCTGTGGTGAAAACAGTGAAGAAAAAATATCTAAAATTCGTAGGGTGACAGGGTATTTGACAGGAAATGTAAATAATTTCAACTCAGCAAAACGGGCTGAGGAACGTGATAGGGTTCGTCACACTTGAATATCTCTGGATACATAAAGGAAAGTATTGTTGATGGTCAGGGGTTGAGAGCAGTCGTGTTTTTTAGCGGCTGCTATCACAACTGTTTTGGATGCCATTCACCTCAAACGCATGATAAGAATTATGGAGAAGAATTTACAGAAAGTAAGCAACAAGAAATTATCGAGGACATTAAGTCAAATCCACTACTATCTGGATTAACTCTTTCTGGAGGTGATTGTTTTTTCTCAGCAAAAGAAGTGATTAAATTTGTAATAAAGTTAAAAAATGAAATACCAGATATTAATATATGGGTATATACGGGGTTCACGATTGAACAATTGATGGGCAAGAAAGATAACAAATATAAATTATTGGAAATGTGCGATGTTTTGGTTGATGGGAAGTTTGAAATTGGACTGAGGGACACTACAATTAAATTTGCTGGAAGTCGGAATCAGAGAATATTGGACGTTAAAGAAAGTTTAGAATGTGGAAAGGCAATTCTTCTATCTTTAGATAAATAGAGGAGGTGGTTAAATTACTCACTGTTTATGATTCGTTGACAGGAAATGTCCAAAGGTTTGTTGACAAGTTAGACATGAAAAGTATCAAAATTACTCCTGATTTAATAGTCCACGAACCATTTGTATTAATTACATACACAACTGGATTTGGAGAAGTTCCAAAATCTGTTGATCGTTTTCTATCTCTAAATAACAAAAACATTAAAGGTGTAATCGGAAGTGGCAACATGAATTGGGGAAAATTCTTCTGCGGTGCAGCAGAAACAATTTCAAAACAATACGAAGTACCTCTGTTACATAAGTTTGAACTATCGGGAAATAAAAAAGACGTAGAAAAGATAAAACAGGAGGCATTAAATATTGTCTAACACAAATAAATATATCAATCTTAACAATGAGATTATGATTCAGCAAAATGGTCAGTATCAATTTAATAAAGACAAAGAAGCAGTAAAGAGTTATTTTATTGATTACATTAATCAAAACACAGTTTTCTTCCATAACCTCAAGGAGAAACTTAATTATCTGATTGAAAGCGAATATTACGAAGAAGAATTTTTGAGCAAGTATACATATGAACAGATTAAAAATATCTTTGAGATCGCATATTCTAAGAAATTTAGATTCTCATCTTTCATGAGTGCATTTAAATTCTACAATGACTATGCATTAAAGACTAATGACAAGAAGAAAATTCTTGAACGATATGAAGATAGGGTTTCAATTGTTGCACTTTATTTAGCAGATGGAGACTACATTAAAGCACAGAAATTAGTCAAAGCACTGATCAATCAAGAGATACAGCCGAGCACACCTTCATTTCTTAATGCTGGTCGTAAGCGTAGAGGAGAGTTGGTTAGTTGCTTCTTGATGGAGGTAAATGATTCACTCAATGACATCTCAAAAGCAGTTGATATGTCGATGCAACTTAGTAAGGTGGGTGGTGGTGTTTCGATCAATCTTTCTAAAATTAGAGCAAAAGGAGAGGCCATTAAAGGGATTGAGAATGCCACTAAGGGTGTAGTAGGGGTAATGAAACTACTGGATAACGCATTTCGCTATGCAGATCAGATGGGACAGAGACAAGGAAGTGGAGCGACATATTTAAATGTATTTCATGCTGATATTAACGACTTTCTTGACACCAAAAAAATAAGCGCCGATGAAGATGTTCGTGTGAAAACTTTATCCATTGGAGTAGTCATTCCAGACAAATTTATCGAACTAGCCAGAGAAGATAAGGATGCGTATATATTCTATCCATATACAGTTTATAAAGAATATGGTCAACATCTTGATGATATGGATCTGAACAAAATGTATGATAAATTAGCCGAAAATCCCAATGTAAGAAAAGATAAAGTTAATCCACGTAAACTGTTGGAGAAGATGGCTGCATTGAGATTTGAATCTGGATATCCATACATCATGTTTGAGGATAATGTAAATGCTGTTCATGCACTTAAAGAGATCGGCAAAGTTAAGTTTTCTAATTTATGCGTGGAAATTCTCCAACTGACAGATGTGTCTAGTTATCATGACTACAAAGAAGAGGATGAGCTTGGTCTTGATGTGTCTTGTAATCTGAGTTCAATCAATATTGTTAATGTAATGGAAAATAAGTCAATAGCAGAGACAGTTGGAATTGGTGTTGATGCATTAACTGTTGTTTCTGAGAAGACAGATATTAAGAATGCTCCAGCAGTTAGTAAAGCCAACAAATTAATGACTTCAATTGGTCTAGGCGCGATGAATCTTCATGGTTATTTGGCAAAAAATAAAGTCTCTTATGAAAGTGAACAGGGAAGAGATTTTGCAAATACATTCTTTATGATGGTCAATTACTACTCCATTAAGCGTTCGATGGAGATTGCTAAGGGGACGGGTAAGAAGTTTTATAGATTCGAAGACAGTGAGTATGCTTCGGGAAATTATTTTAATAAGTATTTGGAAAATGATTATTCTCCGAAGTTTGATAAGATCAAATCTCTATTTGAAGGCATGACTATTCCATCAGTTACAGACTGGGAACAACTTAAGATCCAAGTAATGAAGCACGGCCTACGTCATTCTTATCGTCTAGCTATTGCACCCACAGGAAGCATCTCATATGTTCAATCATCTACAGCCTCCGTAATGCCTATTATGGAACGTATTGAGGAACGTACTTATGGAAACTCCAAGACATACTATCCAATGCCTTATCTGTCTCCTGAGACTTGGTTTTTCTATAAAGAAGCTTATGATATGGATATGTTTAAAGTTGTAGATATGATTGCTACGATTCAGCAGCACGTTGACCAGGGCATTAGTTTCACACTATTTCTAAAAGATACTCATACAACTAGAGATTTAAATCGAATCGACCTATACGCCCACCACAAAGGAATTAAAACACTTTATTACATGCGAACAAAAGATACTACTAGAGATGATTGTTTATCTTGCTCAGTCTAATATAAAGGAGATTAATCTATTGAATAAGAAAATATATGATGCTGCTGATTGGTCTTCAGAAGAAGACTCATTTACACAGATGTTTTACAATCAAAATGTAAGACAGTTTTGGCTACCGGAAGAAATCAGCCTCAACTCTGACTTGTTGATTTGGAAGTCTTTGAACCTACAAGAAAAAGAAACATATAAAAAAGCCTTAGCAGGGCTAACATTACTTGATACTGAACAAGGGAACACTGGTATGCCATTAATCGCAGGACAAGTAGAAGGACATCAACGAAAAGCAGTTCTAAACTTTATGGCAATGATGGAGAATGCTGTTCATGCTAAATCATATTCAAATATCTTTATGACTCTTTCCCCAAGTGAAGAAATTAAAGATTTGTTCCAGTGGGTTAAGGATAACAAATACCTTCAGAGGAAGGCCAACATCATTGTAGATATTTATAACGATGTTAAATCTGAAGATGAAATTTCTCTCTACAAGGCAATGGTGGCATCTGTTTATCTCGAAAGTTTTTTATTTTACAGCGGGTTCTACTATCCATTACTCTGTTATGGTCAAGGAAGAATGATGCAAAGTGGAGAAATTATTAATCTGATAATTCGAGACGAGGCAATCCACGGAGTGTACATCGGATTACTCGCACAGGAAATCTACAATAAACAATCAGATGTAGTTAAGATTGAGTTGAATGATTTTTCTATCGAATTGCTAAAACAACTTTATAATAATGAGTTGGGATATACCGAGGATTTATATGATGGACTTGGATTGACCCACGATGTTAAAAAGTTCTTGAGATACAATGCGAATAAGGCATTACAAAACCTTGGCTTCGATAATTACTTTGATGAAGAAGAAGTTAATCAGATTGTAATTAATGGACTAGATACAAAAACAAAGTCTATGGACTTCTTCTCGTTAAAAGGAAATTCATATCAAAAAGCGGTTACAGAAGCACTGAAGGATGAGGATTTTTACTTCTCGAATTAATTAAAATAAACATAAAAAAGGGAGAAAAATAACAAATATGACAGACATGATAAAACAACCATTTCAAGCAGAAAAAACTCAATTCGAACAAGTCCGTGAGTTTCACCAAGCATTCAATTGTCCTGCCCCAGAAGTCCCAACTGAACTTTCTGATAAGCTTTCAATGAATCGAGCTTCATTTATTCTTGAGGAAGTAATCGAGCTGCTATACGCAACAGCGGGAGACAAGGAGCGTTTCGATAGATTCTTTGCAGAACTAATCCTCAATGCAGAGAAAACATATGATAAGCAACTCAAGAAACCATTCCCTGACAACAAACTAATTGGTCAAATTGATGCATTTACTGATATTTTATATTTCGCAAATGGCGGTTTTGTTGAGACAGGCATCATCCCGGATAAGATTTTTAATCTGGTGCATAAGGCCAATATGGGAAAAATATTTCCCGATGGGGAGCCACATTATAATGAAGTTGGTAAAGTTGTTAAGCCCGATAACTGGGAAAATGATCATGCTCCAGAACCAAAGATTCTAATTGAGGCAAACAATCAAATTGAGCTTGGAGCAAAGAGATTCGAGTAAGCATTATATCTGGCGGTGGATAATCCATCGCCTTTTTATCTAAACTAAATTTAAGGGAGTTAATAAATGATTATTAAACTTATCGCACATACTCAACTTTCAGAGTCATTTAAAGAGGAAATTAAATATAATATTGACTTTGAATATAATGAACGAGCGGCAATTGCTCTTAGCGCTATTCGATGTTGCTATAGCCCTAATAAACCGTCTGAAATTATTTCTCTAGAAGGTAAAAAATACTTTGGGAACAAAGCTACTGACGGTCAAGGTGGAACTGAAGCAGACCGTCTATTTCGCCATATAACTGGTTCAGGGCACACCAGTACGCTTGAGCATTTAACATATACATTTGCGTTAGAAGGAGTTAGCCGTGCTCTACTTGCTCAATTGACTCGTCATAGACATTTATCGTTTAGTGTCCAAAGTCAACGTTATGTTAGATTGGGCAGTAATGATAAAAGTGGAGGTTTTGAACACGTAGTACCACGATCTATTGATGACAATGCGGATGCATACAGAATCTACGAAGTGGCTCTGAATGATTTGCAGGGTGTTTACGATGAGTTGCGTGAATGTGGAGTGCCAGCAGAAGATGCTCGAATGGTTCTCCCTAACGCAGCCACAACAAACATCGTAATGACGGGTAATCTACGCACTCTTCTAGACTTTTATTCTAAACGTAAGCCGGGAAAAGGTGCTCAATATGAAATTACTCAACTAGCAGAAGGAATCAAATCAGCAATCCTTGAAGTTGATCCTTGGATAGAAAAATATTTCTCATAATTAATAAAGTAAACATATATACAAATAACATAATAAGTGTTACACTAAGTACAGGTTAAAGAAACAAAAAGCCTGTACTTTTATTTTATAGGAGGAGATAAATATTAAAAGTAAAAATAGTAAAGAAGAATCAATTGTTTCGACAAACAGCACCAATTCAGAACTAAGCCATGAAGCCAGAACAATACTATCTCAATGTTGGGTTGAAGATGAGCGAAGAGCAATCAGTTTCATAATTGATAGCAAACATGATTATATCACCAAGAATGGCGATAAATTTAAACCAACCGAAGATACATATGAAGAGCTGCTGAAGTATGAAGCAACAACGGACAGACCTTTTAAAATGTCTAGAGTGAATAATGATGTTTGTATAACAGGAGGGAAAATTAAATGAAGAAGAACAGAACCAGACTCAGAAGAGTGGAGTTAGGTAAAACAGGATTGTTTGAAGCGATTAGACACGTTATTGATAAAGATATTTATAATGAAGACATCGTGTTTGTCTGCATTGGAACGGACAGATCAACAGGAGATTCACTTGGACCAATGGTTGGAACAATGCTGGAGCAGTTAGGATTCGACAACGTGCTTGGTACAATACATAATCCAGTTCATGCAGTTAATCTGAAAGAAAAAGTTGATTCTATCCCTTTAGATAAAACCATAATCGCAATTGATGCTTGCCTGGGAAACTCATCCTCTGTTGGAGTAATCGAAGTATTTAAGGGCGGTATATCTCCTGGTGCTGGAGTCGGAAAGGATCTAGGCAGGGTGGGTGATTATAGTATTAGCGGAATTGTAAATGTTGGAGGATATATGGAATACTTTGTTCTACAAAATACAAGACTTAGTTTGGTCATGGATATGGCAAATCAAATTGCAAATGCGTTAGCTCAAATGTTTGGAGAAACAAATCTGATGGAGGTGGCTATTGCGCAATGAAAAAGATTATCGATAATTTAGTTGTTCGTATATTTGGTCCAGTCGATTTGATGTAATCAGAAGACACCATTATCAAATGGCATATAATCAAGGGAAGTTTGACCAAAATATAGAGTCTACCTTCAGTGAATACGACAAAGAAAAATTCATTCGAATGGAGGAATTGATCAATGAAGATTAAACAATTGGTTCGAGAACAATATCAGGAACTTTGTCCATATAGTGCTCATAAATGTGATACATATGATCAAATTGATTTCAAAATTAAACGTGCAGTTGAAACTGGAAGAGTAACTAATACATATCCTTACAGAATCGTTCAATATCATAATTTACAGTTTGTTGTTTCAGGAGATACGGTTGTCAATATGAGTAAAAATAGTGATTACGCTTATGTTTCTGAGGATCGCAAACAGTCATATGAACGGAAGTTTTATAAAATTGTAGTCTGAAAATACATAAAAACATAATTTGATGAACAAAAAGGAGAAAACTAAATGATACCGGAAGAATTCAAAAAGTACAAAGAATACACATTGGAAAGAAAATGGGATTTTAGCGACGTTGAACACTATGAATTAACAGTAAAACTGCTGGCTGCTTTAGAAGAGGCGGAGCAACAACTAACGAAACGCGAATGGATGCTTAAAGAGTCTCTAGACATTGGAACAAGGCTTGAAGGTAGATTGACAGAGGCAAAACAAGCCCTTGACCAGCCTAAACGCAGATTGCTTGATGCCTACCACAATGAGCGTGCCCATAATCAACATCTCCGTGAGATAAACGCACGGCTGAAACGAGAGGTGGAAGAGGCACAACAACAGCGAAACATTGCTGCGATCAATTATAAAAACTACTACAACGAGACGTTAGAACTAGCTCAACGATTGGCAGAGGCACAGCAGACCATAGCCCATTTACAGGACGAGGGATGTGAGTTTGAAAAAATGCACTTCGATCAGTACGAAAGGGCTATGAGGTTAGAAGAGTCTTTAATGTGGTATGCGAATTCTCTCAACTGGGAACAGGGCGAATATGAAGGTGGAATATTCTTCTCTCTGATGGATCGTGATATAGGAAAACGAGCTAGAGTAGCATTAGGAAATAAGGAAGGGAGCGACATGAGTCAGGTGGAAAACTTCGATATCACAGATATTGATGGATGTGAGTTTGTTTATAGTCGTATTGTTGGTAAGATGCTGATTTCGTGGGATCGTGATTTCGATGGATATGAGACAGGAAAGGTTCGTTGTATCTATGCGGATGGATCGGGTAGACCAGTAGCAGAAGAAGAAGCACAACAGAAGATTGATTGTGGCGAATGGATTGTGTATCGAAAGTAGAGTTAATCAAAGACAAGTTTTATTAAAACACTAAAGGAGAAAATGATGAGCAGATTTAAAGAAACTTTTGAGTATGAGACCATCGCAAACAATGGTAGTACTTATAAATATGTTGATGATGGAAATTGGGTAACGCTATTGGTGAATGGCAAGGAATGGGGAGCATCTGACGGAGATAGATTTATCAGAGTGTTACTTAGGGACATTAAGAAGCTGAAGGAGGAGAAAGAATCTTGAATTGTTCAACTTGCATTTACGCTAACAAAAGTGGTAATGACGATTATGTATTTTGCACATATTGGCAAAATAAGTGTAATGAGTCTAAACAAGACGCAGACGTGTTTGTGAAAAAAGAAATTTTCAAAAAGACGCTGGTATGTGATGTAGGTATTGGATGGGGCTATCCAAGCAAACATTATTCAGCAGAATCACATTGGAGTCATAAAGGAACTGCATCAGAAGGATTAATGTGGAACAATCAGATATGCATACATAAAGATGAGTCCTGTCAGTATCATCGAGAATTGGGAAGTAATGTAGCAGAGAGAAAGGTTAGTGATTATACGAAAATAAACGTTAATTACAATGCTTTTTCAGAAGAAGAGGAATGGTATTAATATTCTAATGAAAGTCTAGATTTATCAAAAGATGGGGGAGCGCATAATGACTAAGCGAAATAATAAAACGAGTGCAGATATCACTGATTGGAGCAATGCAATCAATAAAATTGCGGAAGAGCAACAAATAGAAAATGTTATGTTGTCACCATCAAAATCAGAGATGAAGTACCTTACTGGCTGTGCAAAGAACATTTATGACTATGCTCACCTAATGAACAACGTTTCAGAAATGGCTCATCAAAAATTAATCAGTTTTGAATTGGCACAGCAGATCATGAATGTTCAGAGTAAGAATATTAAAAAGGATGTAAAGTATCTACTAACTTATATTGAAGAAGAGTAAAATTCTTGATCAAATACCTGATTCATAAGGAGGAGAACATATGTCAAAAGTATGCAAGACACATCAAGATAACCCAGCATACATTTATGGACAATGTATTGGATGTGAAATTGAGTATTATCAGAAGAAACTAAAGGAGAAGGATGAAGAGATTGTTCGGTTAAATAATAACTTAAAGGAGATAAAACAAAACTATGAGAATAGCAAAATGAAAATGACTCGTTGGTAGAGGATGTTGATCTTCATGAAATAAGAATGAATGAGATCATTCTTAAAAAAAGCAATGAAGATTTAATAAGTATGTTGTCATATATGAGTGGATATGCAGGAAACAATGAGTTTTTTGATGAGATTTTCCGGTCGGCGGTAGATTATATAGACTAAAAATATTAATAAGAGGAGAACTAAATGACAAATCCAGTAGAAGTTAAGGTAAATGTAATCAATCAGTTAAAACTCTTGCGCCAAAGTACGTTCAAAGACAAACTTTCATTTCTAGATGAAGATATTCAAAATGCTCAACGTGCAAAAGCCACCGAGGTAAAGGTTAGTGTCGATTATTACAACGACAAAGTTACCATTGAAAATAACGGCAAGATTCTTCTTAATCCACAAGCACTATTCTCAATCGCTGAATCGGAATGGGATGAAGACATTCAAAAATCAGAATCACCTTTCGGAATGGGATTCTTTAGCAATATTACGGTGAGCGACTATATTGAAGTGTTTACAGGTAACAAGCATATCATCTTTAACGTTTCCGATATGATCCAGAATAATAAGACTGAGATTGAAGTAAATGATATTGGTGATACATACGATGGTTTTAAACTAATCTTAAATAACTTTGATTTTAGTCAAGTAAGTTCATCAAGCATTCGAGAACGAGTGGAGATGCTTGGTAAATATATTCATGAGTTGGATATTTATTGCGATGGTAAACTCCAAGAAAAGAAGGATTTAACCGAAGGTGATGGAAGTGTGTTTAATAGTAAAATAAACGATGAAACGCTTAAAGGTTGGATTGCTCTACATACCGGATTTTGTCAAGATTTGAATGTATTTTATAAGGGGCGTTTCGTAACTAAACTTGAAAATCTCTACTATGTAAAAGGCGACTTACACATCACAGATAAAACGCTTAATCTAACCTCTCCTGATCGCAAAGATATTATCAGAGATAATAAATATTATGATTTCTTGAAAAGTGTTAAAACATATATTCAAGAACTAGCAAATAACAGTTTCCTAACCGGAGAACAAAAATACATAGATAATCATATTGACTCAATTTCTTACTATGCAGACAAAGAAAAATTGAAGAATGAAATGACATTCTTGATTTTTAACACCGAAGATGAAAAGGACTCAAAATACCTGAGTGGTATTGCACTGGCTAAACGCGACAATGTAGAAATGAAAACAATCAACCAGTATGAAGTATTTCTTAACTCTAAGGCAGCAAAACAATCAGAGTCTAATTACGACGAAATTGAGATAGAATCAGATGTAAAAAGTAAAGCCCCACAAGCAGAAGGCGTTCGGTCTTGGAGAGGGGACGAAGGTAGCTCTGGTGGACGAAGCGAACCTGAAATTGATGGAGATAAACTAGAAGAGAAGAAGGGTAAACAAATTGATTTTGACTCCGAGCCAGTGTTTTGGTTAGGGTTTGATCAAGTAATTGAACAAGAGGACAAATTTAAGATTGCTGAATATTATAAACTAAAAATCATCGTATCGAGAAATAAGTTTGAAAGCAGTGTTCTTGAACTTTTAGGAAAAGAACAAAGCATTGTCCATATCTCACAACTTACTGAAAAAACTAAAATTAGAGCATCTTTATCAAACACAGAATTACAAAGCACCGAAGGAAGAGCCATGATGCTACTTGATATGATTAGTCGTATGGTTGGATTCAATAGAAATGTTTTTGCCATTGGTGATTTGATGGTTCTCAAAGAAACATCTGTAGAGGTATTAAACCATACTATTGAAGCAATTGAAGATAAATTCACTGCCATTCATGATGCTAAAAATAATAAGATTTATATCGATAGAACGGTTATTGACAAGACTAACTTGAGAAATGACTTGGATGATAATTTAGATATCGAGGATTACAAGTTCATTTTGTTTAATTTGAAAGAAATTGTTCGAGAACTGCACTTGATTAACTTTGAGAACAATAAAAAACCAGATGATCTATACGAACGGATTATTAATACACTGGCTATTGCTTGACCTCACCAAATCTATGTTTCGTAAACCAGTAGGGAAAGGAGATAAAAAAGAGTGTGAGAAGAACTAAATTTGATAAATTTTTTGATATTGGAGACTTGGTATTAATTTTATTGGTTACTGTAATAAGTGTTTCATGTTTTGTTCTGAGTGTAGTGAAACCCAATACCACAACTCCTTGGTTTTGGGGCGTTATGAGTGTAATCATGATAATTATCAGTGTTAAAAATATAAATAAGTACAAAAGAATGTAATATGTATGAGTGATGAAAGATGATTTCATACGAAAGAAGAGGAGAAGAGTAAAATGGAATATTGGAACACAATTAAGATTGTAGATATAGCGTCAGTAAGGGGAGTGGGAGGAAGGTTTAGCGATCAAGGCGATCACACCTATTTTACCGTTGCGATGAAAGATGGACAGCTACACACTTTTCACTATGCTAATAGAGACGCTTATGCATTTAGAAGAGAGCTTAAAGGCTTATATAATGAAGTTAATAAAATTGGTGAGTATTACTTGCTGGAGAATAATACATATATAGAAGTCAATGGAGAGTCAATTTTATATGGTTGTCGTGTTGAAAACAACTTGAATGATTACGAATACAAAACTTTACTGGAAATAGAGACGCTAAGAAGAGAAGGAAAGATAGTAGATGAAGGATGGAGACATCTATGTTACATCAGTCTGATTAAAATACAACACGGAAAAGTTGTAAGAGGGGTAATTGATGATGCTGCAATAGCACAGATAAAGTCTCTTGGATTAGATCTGAAGATTGAAAAAGGCAAATATATTAATGGAGAATTAAAGGTATAACTTTCGTTTTAAAAGGCTGCTTTTATAAAGAAAAATAGGAGGATTAATGATTGGATTTGAATTTCGATGTACCTAAATTCACTATGCTGAATAATTCAGCGATTTTCAGACATACTCTCCCTAAGAAAAGAGGGCTTTATTTCTTCTTTGATGACGAAATTAATTTAATATATATAGGCAAAACAAAAAACCTTTTCAAAAGAATTAATGATCACATTAATGGAAAGACACATACACATTTATTTAGTGGAGAGATAAAATACTACAGAACCTGCAATGTTGAATCTGATTTCTCGCTTGATTTATATGAATCACATTACATTAATAGTATGAAACCTAAATACAACAAACTAAAAGTGGATAAGATTTATCAAGAAAAATTAAATTATATCGAGTCTTTTGATATTAGCACTAAGGAGCAAAAACTTATAGAATATCAAAAGGATATTATCATTAAAACCGAATCATTTTGCGAAAAAGTTTTACGGTTATTGAATAATGAGAGAGAGCGGTTAATTACATTTACCTTTATTTTCACTGCTTTTACAGAAGCGAAATTAGATTGGTTCAATCCTAGTGAGGCATATATAAAATATGAATTAAACAAAAGAGGTATTGCTGTTACTAAAATCGGTTTGAAATTAAAGTAAATATAAAATTAAGAGAGGTGTGCTAGTGGATGTAGCTCATTCATTTATCGAATACGAAATATCCGAAGAATATTTAAGCCATGTCTTAAAAATAATTAACAAAAAAAGGAGTTTAGCAAATGAGACTTATTGACCAAATCGAAGATGTTGTTAGATTGTTGAATAATGCAAAAAATGACTTGGAGGAGTGGATTGATGTAATGGAAGAAGATGGATGGACTAGGTATGATAATTCAATGAAAGAAACCAGAGATTTGATTGGCGAAATTGAATCTGTGCTACACAATATTGGAGCATAAAGTAATAAATAAGAGGAGAATGCAGATTATGTTTAAAGAAGGACAGTGGATGTATAACAAATGTGAAGATGGTGCTTGGGGGACATCTGATTATTTAGATACTAAAGAAAAGGCAATCAAACTCGGCGTTGATTATTATGAAGGAGAATCATTTTGGGTAGGACAGATTGAACCTAATAATTGCGGAGTCGGAGTCAATGTTGATAATATCTTAGAGGACATCCATGAAAATGTAAGTTCTGAAATTGGTTCTGAAATTGCTGAAGATTATTTATGCGATGTGAAATCCGAACATTCAGAAATCTTGGAAGAGAGATTGAATGAGGTTTTAGTAAAATGGATGGAAGAATTCAGTTACACTCCTTCATTTTTCAAAATGACTAATGTTGAGAAGATAGAAACCATTGATTTATAAGGGTTTTATGACCACTAAAATGTCGTAAAATACAGATTTTATCAAGAGTGAATAATCAATAAAGTAAACATATACATATTAAATAATGCGTGGTATAATTCTCTTATGGGCTTAAGGCTACATGTATACCCATCTATACAAGATGAGCCAAATCTATACACATGGGAGGATTATACCTTGATCGATAATTGTGAAATTGATTTAGGATTTAGTTGGACTAAGGGTAGAAACGGTAAGAGATCGTATTTGCAGCCATCAATTATTGGAGAATCAAAACCGATGTTCGACATGAACATTAAAGCAGATGATTATGTCTTTGATGATGAGATGTTCGTAGGGAAATTGGCATTACGTCATAGCGACATCAAGTATTTTTCAATGAACAATAATAAGGCTGAAGCTAAAACAAGCGATATCATTCTTAAGACAGCAATTGGAGCTATCAGCAGATCGAATCCTATTAATTTATTAACCGGATTACCATTAAATTTTTATTTTAAACAGAAGAGCGAATTTGAAAATAAGATAATTAGTTTGAATGAAGTCGGTACATATAATATTCGTAAAGGTAAAAATAGTAACAATCAAATCAAACTTATCATAAACAGATGTAAAGTTGTTCCTCAAGGATATGGTATTGCTATGGATTATATATTAAATCAAGATGGAAGCATAGAAAAACATAGGGTAGCCAAATCAAAAATATTGGCTGTGGATTTGGGGTTTTATACTCTTGGATTACTTGGCTTAGACAAGATGGAGATTATGAAAGAATCGGCTGGCTTGCTATTGGGTGTAGAAAATGCATACAAGTTATTGCAGAGTTATTTACATGCTTCTATAGGAAAGTCTCCGGCAAAGTATGAAATGGATCAACACGTTGTATCCGGTGTATATGAAGGAATGGATATTAAACCACTGATAAACAAAGCATTCAAAGCGTTGGCACAGCAAATACAAAATGAAATTGAGAGTTTGAATATTCGATTTGATCATTATTTAATTGGCGGAGGTGCTGCACGGTTCATATACAACTATTTAAACCTACCCAATAAAATCCTTTTTGATCAATTGTCCCAGATTAGAGGATACGGAAAGATAGGTGCTCGTATATGGAAATAGTAGCGAGAGCAAGGTTGAGACCGGATAAAGATGAAGATTTAATAAAGGCGTTTGAACAATTACCCAAGCACAAGGATAGAAGTGATGTAGTTAGAGAGGCATTGAGATTGATGTTTTCTGGTGGAGACAGGATTAGGAGTAAAGGTGTAGTTGTTGATAGTGAAGTGTTTGAATTAAATACAGCCACTGAATCAATACCAGATGAAGTTTTAGACAACAGTATAGATGAGTTTTTATTGGGAATATGAGAACGGGGTAACGCCTGTTCTATACATAGATTAATAAATATAATGATGAATAGAGAGGGTGAATTTAATCAAAAATTTATACTTCTGGATTGTTGCTTCATTTTCAATTTTATTAGTTCTTCTCAGTCGTTCCGATTTGAGTATTGTGTTGATTTTATTAGCTATTTTGCAAATGCAATTAGCAAAGATCAATAACTAAAGATTTGATCAAATCAATATTTCGTAAAGATATATAAGAAAGGAGTCGTTAACTAACTTGTGCATCTACTGTAATTATCATAATCATCGAGACTACTCAAACATCTTCGTACCAGACAGTTCAGTTAAAATTGATGATTATGTAAAACGATCTAAAGAACTTGATCATAAGATATTATGTAGCATGGAACATGGATTTCAAGGTAGATATTTTGATACATATGATGTAGCCAAGAGAGAAAATCTTAAATTCATATTTGGAACTGAGGCATATTGGGTTAAGGATAGACTTGAGAAAGATAAAACGAACGGCCATATCTGTATATTTGCAAAATCGGAAAAGGGAAGACGTGACATTAACCGTATTCTCTCAGAGGCAAATGAGACAGGATACTATTACAGACCACGGATTGATTTAAACTTATTATCTACCGTTGACCCAAATGAAGTTTTCGTAACGTCTGCATGCATCGCTTTTTGGCAATATGAGGACATTGATAAAATTGTAAGTGACCTTCATTCATATTTTGGCAAAAACTTTATGATGGAAGTTCAAGCCCATCATACAGAACCTCAGAAGGAACTACATGGACGGATATTAGACTTGGCTGCTAAACACAATATTGAATTGATTGCTGGATGCGATAGTCATTTTATCTATCCAGAACAGGCAATAGATAGAGATAATGTGCTTGAGTCAAAGGGTATTATTTATGAAAATGAAGAAGGATGGTTCATGGACTATCCAGATGGAGAAACATTAAAAAGAAGATTTATGGAACAAGGTATCTTATCTGAAGAACAGATTGATAGGGCTATTAATAACACTTTATTGTTTATGGATTTTGATGATTATGACTCAAACATAATTAAAGTTTTTAGTAAAGATATTAAACTTCCCACACTTTATCCTGAACTAACTCAAGATGAGCGAGATTATAAGTACAAGATGCTTATTAATGACAGTTGGAGAGAGGCAAAGAAGCTAATCCTGCCAGAGAAACATGCATATTATGTAGACGAGATTAGAAAAGAAGGAACGGTAGTTGTTAACACTGGAATGTCCGATTATTTTCTAATTGATCATGAGATCATAAAGGAAGCAGTTAATATGGGTGGGATCATTACATCTACTGGTCGTGGATCTGGAGTATCCTTCTATACTAATACGCTTCTGGGCTTCTCTAAGGTGGATAGAATATCTGCTCCAGTACACTTATACCCTGAAAGATTTATGAGTGAGAGTCGTATTTTAGAGACGAAATCGCTACCCGATTGACGCGAATCAATTATGATCTTTGATAACCTAATATTCTTCGCCAAAAGATAGGAGTATCGATAAGCGTAATTGATAGTTGAAAATAATTATTTTGTTTATGAGTATTATATAGAAAATACTCAAGAAGTGTTTTATGTTGGTAAAGGAAAGGGAAATCGGGCAGTCACAGGTAAAAGGAATCAATTTTGTGAAGATATGAAGACTACCCATGATTGGAGTCATCGAATAATTTATGATAGTCTTTCTGAAAAAGATGCCTTCAGCAAAGAAAAAGAACTTATAAAATTTTATCGAGATAATTCGGATTTTAGAATTACGAATCAAACAGATGGAGGAGACGGTGTATCTGGATTACATCATTCCGAAGCAAGTAAAAATAATATAAGCGAAAAGTCAATAAATAGATGGAACGATGAATCATATCGTAGTCGTCAAACACAATACAGAAATGATCCTAATGGTGCTTATCAAAGCAAAGAGTTTCGGTTGAAATTATCAGAGAAGACCAGCGGTAAGAATAACGGAAATTTTAATAATAGATGGACAAAAGAACAAAAAAATCATCTGAGCATGTTAAGAAAACAAAATGAACTATCAAAGGGTAAGAACAATCCTAAAGCAAAAAAAGTCATGTGCATTGAAACTGGAGAAATATTTGATTACATAGGATTAGCCAAAGAAAAATATAGCGTAAAGCATGAGGCCAGTTTTACCGTAGCCATCGACTGCAAAACTAGAACATGTGCAGGTCTTCATTGGGTATCAATAAAATACGAAAATCTTGAATTTTTTAGTAATGAATCGAATAGAGAAAAATATTATATAGAATGCTTGATAGAAACACCAAATATGATTCCAATTATTAGATTAGAAGATGGCATTATTTATGAAACTAAAAAACAATTAAGAGATATCCTTTCTATTGGACAAAAAATGTTAAATAAGATACTAAAAACTGGCGAAGAATATATGGGTTATCATTATTCTATAATTGATAAAAATAGTCGCACATAGCAGTGATGTTATGTGAAAATCCTGAATATGCGGGAAGTTCCTGAGAGCCTTAATTACTAAATCATAAGAGAAATTTTATGATGGCAAGGGGTAATGCCCAAGGTATAGTAATAAGATTAAGGATTGGATAATCCGCAGACATAGCCCTTAAAAGGGAAGGTCTCAACGACTACCAAGGGACATCTCATATTTAAAGAGATGATGGTATAGTCTACTCCGTGAACATTTTTATATGTTCAAATAAAAATATCCCGAAAGGGACGGTATAAAGGTTGGATTTGAATCTAGGAAACCCAGAAGTATTCATTGCAGCTCAAGATAAAGTATTGGGTGAAGGTCATGCATTTCCCATGATTGCGTACGGAACATTTAAAATTAAGTCTGGATTTAAAATGTATGCAAAGTCTCAAAATCTACCGTTTGAAATTGCCAATGAAATATCAAAGCAACTCGATAAGTATGAGGGCGAATTGAAGTATGCAGAAGATGATGAAAAAGATTTAATTGATGTTTATGATTTTGTTGAAGAAAAATATCATCCACTCATCAAGGAGAGTGAAAAATACACTGGTATTATATCCGACAAAAAGCCTCATCCTTGTGCGCATTTATTATATCAAGGAAATATCAGAGAAGAGATAGGTCTTATTCGTATAAAGAGTGAATCAACTAAGAAAGAAGTCATTGCTGTTCTCATTGATGGAGAAATTGCAGAAAGAAATAAATTCCTAAAAAACGACTTGCTTAAAGTGGACGTTGTAAAGACGACTCATGATACATATAAAAGAATCGGGATTCCAATCCATACAGAAACAGAATTGCTTAATGTTATCAGAGACAATAATAAAGTATGGGATATTTATGCAAATGGCTTAACCGTAGGAGTTAATCAGGTTGAGAAATATTCTACTACTCAAAAAGTAAAGAAGTATCATCCTGTTAACATATCAGAATTAACAGCATTTATTGCGGCGATTCGTCCTTCATTTAAATCAATGTATCACACTTTTGAATCTAGAAAACCATTCTCATATGGAATCAGTAGTTTTGATGATCTTATACAAACAGAAGAAATGAAAAACTCTTTTGTACTATACCAAGAACAAACGATGGCTACTCTTGCCTATGCAGGATTCCCGTCAGATGAAACATATGGAATTATAAAAGCGATTAGTAAAAAGAAGCCAGCAGTTGTTAGACCTCTCAAGGATAGATTCATTAAAGGGTTTAGTGACAAAATTATGGAAAGAGAATCTGTGACGATAGAAGAAGCCTTAGAGATGAGTAGTAAAGTATGGAAAATTATAGAAGATTCGTCAGGATATGGATTTAATGCGTCGCATGCCTATAGCTATGCATTAGATTCAGTCTATTGTGCATATCTCAAAAGTCATTATCCGGTTTATTTTTATGAATCTTCTCTACGTCATTTTGCTGAAAAGAAGAATAAAGAAAAAGTTGGATTATTGAAAGATGAGATGCAAAAAGGATTTGGCATTATTGATGGTGGTGTAAAATTTGGAACCGATAATAGAAGTTTTGTTGCCGATGAGAAGAAGAATACAATTTATGCTGATTTATCAGGAATAAAATTCATGAGTACAAAAATAGCAAATGAACTATTTGAATCTAGTGAAAATACATATGACACATTTATCGAACTACTAATTCATCTTACAAAAAATACGTCTGTAAACACAAGACAAATAAAGATATTAATAAAATTAAATTATTTTGATATGTTCGGACATAGTGGACTACTGTTGAAGATTTATGATGAATTTATAAATGGCGAGTTTAAATATAAAACAACTTATGTAGAAAAAACACTAGCCATAAGAATTGAGAAGTTATTGGAAATTGAGCTTAAGTTAAGAAAGAATGATATTCCCGAACTCCTTCCACACGATGTCGTTATGACCCAAATAGAGCATATGGGATATGCAGATGTAAAATATCCAAAAATCGAATCTTCATGGTGTGTTGTTACAGATATTGATATCAAGTATAGTCCAAAACTTTCACTGTATAATGTTCAAAAAGGTAATACATATATTTTCAAAATGGATAAGAAAACGTTTAATTGCAAAGATAAGAAACTGAAAATAGAAAAGGGTAATTTAATAGAAATCACTGAACATAAGAAGAAGTTAAAATCTGTTCCTGATGGAAATGGACAGTTTATTGAAACAGATCAGATGGAGGTATGGATTACTGGTTACACAAAATATATTGATAGTAATAAAAATATAAAAGAAGAGGAGACCAACAACAATGACTCAAAATCAATCACTCAATAACATCAACAAAATGTCTAAGCCCAACATTGAAAAACTGCTAAAACGTCCGCTCACAGACGATTACTACGCCCAAGTGGTCACTGAAGTTTTATCTGATCTCTTAGAAACGAACAAATATGAATAAATATAATGATAATTCAAACAACTTAGACAGGTTTGAGTCAGATTTACACAAACACGCGTTCCCTGATCCACAAGAAAAGGAGGTGACTAATTATTCAACTTGTGCGGGATGTGGTGTGGACATAACACCCAATGAAGTGTCCGAAGGAGAAATCTTAGACATCTATGGAATGTGCGTACACGATGAAATATTTTGCATTAAAAAAGCTGTTCAAGCGAGAACAGTTACTTTGGATGACATTGTTAATGAGGAATAGGAGAGTGATTTAATGAATTTAGTGGGACACAATATGGCCCTAGTTGAAGAATTGAAAATATATATGATTAAAAAATTGAACGAATATAATAGTGGTGGATTTATTGTTGAGGGTAGATTTGATGAATTGCTACGGTTGAAGGTAATGTCTGAATGGTTGTGAAGAAAAAGGAAGGAAAGGTATTTGAAGATAACTTGCAAGAGTCAGTGAAGCAATGTGAGGAAAAGATATTTTTTAGTAGAATCAAGGACACCTTTATACCACCCGATTTAAGGCAACGCGTGAAGGTTACGAAGAACGATTACGACTGTATGATGTTTGCTAGATCTCACTTGTTTACGTTAGAACTTAAATCAACTAAAGAGAATAGATTTAGTTTCGATGAAAGTATCATTAAACAACATCAGATTGATAAATTGCTAGAAGCAAGTACATATGAAAATGTTATATCTGGATTTCTAATGAATTTTAGAGAGCCGATTAATCGAGTGTTTTTTATACATATTAATGATTTCGTTGATTATCAAAAGGTTGCTCAAAATCAAATTAAAGAACATAAATACAAAAGCAAAATCAACAGGAGTAGTATTCCCATCAGAATTTGTGAAGAGGTTGGAATTGAAATCAAAGGAATTATAAAGAAAGTTAATTACCACTATCATATGAAAGAATTTATAACGGAGGCTATTAATACATATACTAACAGAGGTGTAAGATGA